AGAAATACAAGAGTAGAAAATATCCAGCCAATAATCTGGAAAATACGAGATGCTTGACAGAACATTGATTTATCTTCTGACGAGCATGTATTCACCGCAACTGCGCCAACACCTGCACCAAGACCAAGACCTGGTGAATTACTGGTACGTCTTGCCATATCTAATAGCGCTTAATAATTAAATTAGAGCCGTTCCATCTTTGAAGCCTGAATCTTGACTAGCTGTTTCTCAAGTTTATTTGTCTCAGTCCCCCTGTAATCAAATGTACACGAGTGAGTTTCAGAATGTCTATGCTGTGAGCAATAGAATCCAGTGCACTTACAGACCTGGTCAGACAACATTAGTTTCGTCTTACATCCCACCATCTCACAGCGCTTTGGCTTATCTTTGACCTTAATATCTGCTTGAACTGAGGGAGATTCTGGAGTAACGGTCATTGACTGAATAAGCGCAGACAAATCAAACTTGGACATTCCTACTTTAGCCGGGTTTGCGTATCATTGTCGGCGATAAAAATCAATTTTACTTTTAAATATGTTTTGGAAGGGAAAGATTGGCGCTATATCTAATGTTTCTGCTTTTTTAATGCAAAAAGATTTGGCCCTATCTGATTTACCGGGTCCAGAACTTAGTACATCTGATAAGCCCAGTGCATGTATAATTAGCGTAGCATCTTTAGAGGATACCGAAGGAATTGCTAAGCTTCTCAATAAATACTTTGAATATCCGAATTCTAGAGCTAAGACACAAGTTACGGCCGCTTGGATTAGGTCAACCTTCTTAGATAATCATGCAATTTGGATAGTCGCCAAGGACCCGATGGGAACGATTCGTGGATGCATCAGTAGTTTCAAATGCGAAAGACCTTATCCGAATTCGTTTGACTCGGGGTGTGGTAAAATGCCGCCTTGGGGTCTAGTTGATTGGTACTGTGTTGAACCACTTTGGAGAGGAAAGGGTGTTGGTACTGAACTCTTGGATACTCTCGACTTTATAACTTATAGAGTTGGACGGAAGGCACATTTATTCTTAAAAGAGGGTTTGCCTCTGCCTTTGCCACATATACCCTTTTATTGTACATTTCTGCAGTGTAGACGTGCTGGGAATCCTCAAATTAAACAAATGACACATTCGATTAATTTAGGAATTTATCCTTATCAGGCGATTGAACAGGAAACCGGCTTACCTCTTATAAGAATTGAAGGAATAAGGGACGGGAAGTCGGTTGAAGCCTGGGAGAATTTACTTGATAAAGAGTTACCCGAGTGCTGGGTCTTTGTGAGTGGTGCAGATAGTGTTGATGAGAAAAGGGACTGGCAAATTGATACTATGGTTTCACTCTACGCTTTCAGATGGATTCCTGGAAAGTGGTTTGGGTCTGTGCCGAATCCTGAGATTATTTAGGAACAGGTGCTGCAGGAGCAACAGGAGCAACAGGAGCAACAGGAGCAACAGGAGCAACAGGAGCTACCGGCTCTACAGGGGCTGCAGGAGCTGCAGGCACTGTCGCCTTTTTATTTTCATCCTTCCAAACATTAACACCCTTCTGATAAACGGTCTCACATCCAACATAGTAGTCTAGTAAGAGTTCACGAGCCTGATTTGTAATAGTATCAAGTGCAGGAAATCCAGCAAAGAGAATACTGTTATTTATTCCCTTTGGCGTCCAAACACCATTCTTAAATTCAATAGTAAAAATCTTCTTCAAAAAATCAGTAATCTTTACCGTATTATTTACATGGTATGCTAAAAGCTCCTGAGAGACCGACTGCAGCTTACCAGTCATTGCTTGATTAACTTTCACAGGCCCATCAAGAGTACCACACTCACTAGGCTTTTTCATGCTAATATCAGCAAACCCTGTAGGGTCAGATTTAGATTCAGAATCAAAGGCCGCCTTCAATCTAGCCAATCCTGATTTCAGTGCCTCAGCTTCCTCCTTCTGATTGTCTTTTATTAGCGTATCAGTTTTAAAGGTGGTCATAGTAGGTTCACTGCTATCTGATGGCTTAACGAATGCCTCAATTATTTGAATCGCTTCATTAAAATCAGTCTTGCTTATCCTCTTGACATCAAGTTTACCATAGAGCTGAGCAATACTCTTCGTTGGTTTATACTCGTCTAATGATATTGACTGTTTTGTTTCATCTGGAGCACTGAATCTGCAGATATTTGTGTGCGAGTCTGTCGTATAACCCTTCTCAATACTTAGAGCATCTAGAAGTTCAGTTGCTCGTTTAATACAGTGAGGACCATATTCTATTCTCTTACCATCTGATGTACGAGGCATTAAATCAGAGTATCCATCTCTGATAGTCTTGATACTGATTTTCTCAGGCTTGAATGGCTGCTTAACAGTTAGACTAGTGTGTTCCTCACTCGTATCTCTTGCGACAACCTCCTTCAATTCCAAGATACCTGATGGATTTCTAGTGGCAGCCTTTGCAAGTGTGTAATCCTGTATAATTAGTGGTAAATCCCTTACGAGAGTATAACCTTTTGATATAATTGTATTAACACTATCACTAGGTACTACTTCATACGATATCCTTTCAGATTCATTATCCTGTTTATAGCGGATTGTAACTGATTCTCGTAGGATTTCTCTTTCAGTCATAACTCGGTCAGTCGTTTTAATATAGAATATAGTTTCCTGTGGTATAGAAAAGGTTTCAGATTTCTTAGGGACCTTATTGTCCAATGTAGTTGGACTTATTGAATACACTACAAGTTCAAACTCATAGGGTTTTATTACTGTTGTACCTCTGACTTTTGTTAAAATTATAAAGGTTGGCTTCATTAATTTTACAGATTCCTTTGTTACTTTATCACCAGTCAAGTCCTTAAATTTAAAAAATAAATTAGGGGTGATTTTATATGTCTTTGTATCAGAAGTTTCTGTAATGTAACTTTTATCATTTGTATTTAGAGGGTTCATATACTTTCTCAAGAAATCAAATGGACCGATAAGGTCTGCATCTGCATAACCGCCACCTCTAAAAGTTCTAGGTAGTGGTTTTCCTAGAATAGGTCTTCCATAGTCGTCATCACTGGGCCTGTCAATATTAAGAGTGGCATTTTTCACGACAAGTAACATGGCGCCTAAAATCTGGAAAATTCGCACAAAGAAAAAGGCGATAATCTTTGCATTTTTTTCATTCATCTTTCTATCAGCCTGAGTCTGTGTCGATTTATCAAAATGCTTTAATAAATCTTTTGTTCTAGTGAAATATATTTCACCAGTCGTCGTCGTTTCACTTGTATAGCCGATTATATGAAAATGATTATCAATTAAATGGGAAAGTTCAACAATATATTCCTCAGGTTTAGAAGCTATATCCCAGACTTCATTCACATCATATTGTGTATACATGAATGTAAAAAGATTATTAGCAAGTTCTGTAACATCCTTTGTTTTTAATTTAAGATCTTCTTGAGAACTTATTTTAGAAGGTAATAATTTTGGTAATGAAATACCCGACCCCATAATCTAATATTATCCAACATATTATTCTGTTTTGACACCGCATCCTTCAGCCCATTGCTTTTTAGTTTCCTCAAGTCGTTTCCAGCATTTCATCAATGTCCCAGCCGATACATCACACAGCGCTGCAATTGATTCGATTGTGATTTCCTTGTTTCCCTTCAAATAAATTGCTTCGAATATCGCTGCAGCTGCCAGAGATGGAGGCATATGTTCAGCGCATAAGGAGAGGTCCTCAACTGCATTTGCAATGGCTGTACTGAGTGATAGGATAACAGGAAATTCGGCTCGTTTCAATGGCAATTTACTCAAAGGGTGTGCAATATAATGCGAGGCCCGTGTGGTTTTTATAGCCGATGGCGACCCGGAGAAGCCCTTTAGATTTCCCTTTTGATGTGCGAGTGCTAAGACTTCCTGCACATATTTGAAGGCCTTCGTGAAATCACTCGTCTTAATGTGAAACATGTCAGCGATATCTTTCGGCTTTCTTGGCTGACCGGCCTGTTTTAGAGCTGAGAAGACACATGATGCTAGGACTGCTGACCGTGAGAGGCCACGTTTCTGACAATTCGCCGTAAGAGCGACGTAATACTCCTTACTGAGGTCTAGAATACCTGAGTCAAGACCTTGATTGACTGCCGTGATTTGTAGGGTCTCAAATACATGGAGAAGACTGCGTTCCTTATATGGAAGCATGTTCCAAGTGTGATAGCGGCGAATTTTATTCATTGACCAGCGGCAATTTGCTGAGCCGCCTTGCTGCGTAGATAAGATAACTGTGCCGAGACTTGATGCAGGGAAACGGTTGTCCTGTGGTGCACCGACTCTTGATGGATCACCACCACCCCGGTCATCTTGACTGAAATATCGGTACTCGGCCGTCAAATCGAGGCAACGAGAGACGACCGTGCCGCATTTCAGGCAAGTGCTGACGTCGAGATGTTCCAATTCGTCAAATGATGTGTCGCAGGTGGGACAGGCTATCTCATTGCTTAGTGGGGGTTCATGGTTTTCTAGCCATGCGGTTTCTAAAAAGCTTTGAACAGACATGTACTTTTTTTATTTTAGTATGATGGTTCAATTTTTATAGGATGAATCACTTAATTAAATTCTTTCATATAAATAGATATGTCAACTGCCTTGTCAGCGCCCCCGCCATCAATGCTTAATTATTATAGAGGACCAGTTAAAAAACTAACTAAAAAACAAAATAATGTATTGCCAGCTAATAATTCAGTTCTTCAGAATGTAACTAATCCACAACATGCGCCTGTTAATACCAATAATTCTAATACTAGGCGTAAGAAGATGCTTGCATCATTATCTGGATTTAAGAGTTCAGCAATCCCGAAAAAGGTAACTATGGCAAAGCGAGGTGGTAAAAAGAGTAAAACTAGAAAGGCCAGAAAATAAGTATTAAGCGGTTCACGATAAATTACATAAATTCTTTTGTAGTCATTAACAAATGACAGCAAAAGCATCAGCGCAAGGGTTCGCCTTCGAACGACGTATTGGCTTTCTCTTGGACCAACTGAAAGACGGCCTCGAAGAAGGCTGGGTCATGATTGTCCATGATGAACAAGGTATCCGGGATTTTTTCAAAGAACAGAGTCTGAATGGAGTCGACCATCTCATACAAATCCAAGACCCGGCAGGCCAACAGCATGTCTTTTTCATTCAAGAGAAGTGGAAGCTAGTTACAAGTCAGAGAGAAGTCTCACAGTTCCTAGATTGTTGTGCAAGAATCTTGGCACGGATGCCAGACTACAAAGGTCTAATTCACCGAATCTGGTCGTCTAGAACAATTCCATCTCAGAATGGTGAGAAGTCGCTCCAGGAGGGACAATGTATAATTGTACAAACCTGCACATCTCAAAGTCTATTGGCTTTCAATACAGTCCTCGTAATCTCAGAAATTATCAATAAACGGAACGCAGCCATAAAAATATTAGAAGGACTCGGCTCTCTTCTGCCAAATGCCGAGGAAGCAATTGTCGACCCTAAGACATTAGAAGAGGTGCCAAAGACAACCTTTGAACCAGTGAGCGATTTCGGTGAAAAAAGAGTTCTGCCAATTACCAATAAGACGGTTGTATTAGTTAAAAAGGTTGACTAATAGTAAATGGATAGTGAAGCTGCTTCAGGCGCTTCGCATGCCTATACCGTTATGGGGCATGGTAATGAAGAGCCAACACAAATATATAAAGTTCCTAAGGGTTGCACACTGATTGTTGCAGCTCATTCTTCAGAACCAACCATTCTTCGTCGAGTCCTCAATAACACTATAAAACTACTTTATCCAGAAAATCGCAGCATAATCCTTGATCCACTTAAATTTAAAAAGGACATTTTTGAACTATTTGGGTCTGTCGCTATTTATACTGAGGGTGAAGAATATCCAAACTATACATATCAATTATTAAACTACTTTCAAGGGAATGAAGAAAAAGGGATTAATAATATGCTTATTAAATCCGGATTTATTGATGTTACCCTAGCTGATAAAAAGTTTATATTTGAAATAAATGAAGATTTAAATAATATAAAAAAGCATTTTACCAAAAATTATACAACTGTAGATTATAATACTCCCCTATTTATAAATGGTAAATTTAACCCTGTAGCTGAACAAATGATTCGTAGCTTTAATATACCGCAATTATTTAATAATAGCATAATTATGCGTCAAAATGATATTAGTAAGATACTTGAAAAACTAATAAATTATATCAGACCTAAGAGGATTAAGTATAAACAAAATACAGTAAAAGATTTTATCATATTATTAACATTCAAAACATTTATAACTCAGAAAAAATTATTTGATATGGTTGAAAATGGTAAACTGAGACCAGGTATCTTTTATAATTTTGTATGCAGAGTGACTGGAAAAAAGTTAGAGGATTCTAATCTCCTTCAACCTGTCTCTAAGCTGGCTCCTGAAGTGAGAGGGCGCATATCAGAAGCCGTTATTCAAAGAAGACGACTTCTATCAAATGTCTTCACACAGTCTAAAAATCCATTCAAGACGCTGCGGAAAAGAAGGAGGAAGTTTGATAGGAGAATGACTAAAAAAGTATTACTTCGTAAAAGTATACATGCGTTTTTTAGAGATTCCTGATTTACCGTGTAGTGCTTAAATTAAGCACTACCTGCGGATAGCAACAAGTGGTGAAATCATTACACATAACAGTCGCAGTCGCAAAGCGACTGCAGACAATTAAGAGTACTTGGTCACCTAGAAGCTTCGCTTCTAGGACTTCAGCACTTGGCGTTACTCATCATCCTCATCACTCTCTTCCTGCTCCTCAATAAACTGCGTAGGACGCTGTACGAAGACGTTCTCATAGCCAATTCGCCATCGGGTCGAATTCCAGTTTCGGGATGCAGGCATATTGTGATGGAGAACCGCAAGTGTGTCCGTGCCGTTACGCACAGACACAATATAATCCTTCCACATCTTAGGCAAATCAGGAGTATAGCCGTGAATCAACGACGCCAAGATGTAGCCCGTCAGCTTACCGACATCCCACTGACCCCGCTTATCATTCGGCGTAATCGCATAATCCCTATCAGCGTCTTCATAGATAGTCAGAACCGTGTTAAGAAGAGCATCGGCCTTCGCCACATCGAACTCCTTATCTAAGAGCGGTCCCAGAATGTCATAGGACGTAGTGATGCACTCAACACCGTGTGCCACGCCACCAGCGATAGCCATGACATTCATCAGATTCTTCTTGGTCTTCGTGTCCTTATTTGACGGATGGGCGCCCCAGATGGCCGATGCACGTGCATAGAAACACTTGTCGGGCGTCATGAGTCGCTCCCTAGCATACTTGACTAGGGGTGAATCAAGACGGGCATGGAATCGGTGTCCAGGACTCAGAGGTACACCGTACTGCAGATTGTCAAAGATTTGAATAATCTCTGCTCGAGTGGCATTCTCGTACGTTAGTACAGGGACTTTATAGGTGAGAAACTGGACCCGTTGCATTTCACTGAAGTCCTTGTAGTAGGTATTCTCGTAGGGCAGCTTGTTCTCGTAAAACTTCTTCATGGAAATGTATCGCTGCTGTCCGTCCTCCAGCCAACGGACACGCTCACCTGCTACAATGGTATCATTCAGAGTGAGATTTGGCATGGGCAGACCACGGATAATGCTGTCAATGAGGCGGATTTGGCGGTCTGGTTTCCACATTTCTGGCCGTTGGTGGTCAGGAATCTGGATACTTGTGTCGGTAAGAATGCTGGAGACGCTGCGGCTGCTGAAATCATAACGGATAGATGACATGGTAAGTTTATGTAACTGAAAAATACGGGAACACATAATTCAATTTTGCACTCGAATATTTTGCCAAGGTAGCTAGCTACAGCTAAAAATTGACAGCTTAAAGTCGTAGCTATAGCTACAAGTATATGGAAGCCATCCTCACGACCGTAGCTACAGCTGTAGAAGCCGTCTCAAAATTTATTCTCCTTGTTCTTCTCACGCAGCTAGGAAAAACTTTCACAACAATCGGTCGTATCTCAACTGAAATCGGTGACGATGAAGAAAAAGGGCGTAGCATACATATGGTATTTACAATGAATACACTTCTTTCTAGTCGCCAATTTGCAGTCCGTTTAGCAACACTTGAAAAGGAGTATGGTCAAGGCTCAATCGTTATATTCTCATCAAAGTACGAGGGACCCTATACACATGTAAAGACTCTTGGAGATCTGAAGGGCCTTTGCTTCGAACTTGAGACTTGTCCCCGTGTTATAATTATGTGTAGTAATGACTTCCGTTTCGATGACAGTATAAACTTCATTAAGGCACTTGACAGAAATCGCACAAATATTGACCGTGTTTTCATGTATTATGATGAGCTTCACAAGTATCTGACGGCAAAGTTGAGAAATCAGATTGAAGAGATTCATGAATTAGATATCGTAAAAGGTATTATTGCAATGACTGCTACGCCGATGCCTATTTGGCAGAAGACTGGATTCTGGTCTAATATTCGCATGATCCACTTGGATGATATTAATAAATCCGACTATATTGGCTACCGTAATATGCTGTTTAATTGTGATGACACATTCTTTCCAGTACCATATGTCCGTCCTGCAGCCTTCGATTTCAACAAGCTCGATTTAGATATTCTTGGATTTATTAAGCATATTCTCGATAAGTATCCAGAAATTCTTGCAAGCGGAACACGCACGTTCATCCCAGCCCATATTAGACGTTTCGGACATAAGGAAGTTAGAATTCTTGTATTTAACAAGAATCCAGAGGCTGTTATCGTAGTCTTGAATGGTGAAGAGAAGACTTTGCAGTTCAAGGACCATTTAGGCAATATTAAGACTGTCCCGCTGGTTGACCCTACTGGAAGTGAGGAGGTATGTAAAACGATTGCTGATGCGGTTTTACGATGTGGCCTGGAATCAAGACCACTCGTTATCACAGGATTTCTGTGTGTTGGAATGGGACAGACGCTAACGCATAAAACCTTGGGTTCATTCACTTCGGCTATCTTTGGTCACATGGATCTGACAAATGATGAAATGTATCAACTATTTGGGCGCATTACAGGTCGAATGCTTCTATGGGGAGATAAGTATGTACAGACTCAGGTGTATTGTCCAACAAAGATTATGCAACGTTGCTATGTTATGGAGGAATGTGCTCGAAGGATTTCAACGGACTATAATGGTGGATTAGTGACTGAGGAAATGTATACTAAGACCATGCATGATCTCGGTGATATAGGGCGAGCAGCTCTAGAGAATATCAGACCAAAGAAAGAGGTTAAGACTAAGAGACCAAAGCCACCTGTACCTGCGACGAATGATGACCGACCCTTTACGACTATTGTTGAGGTGAATAAATTCTTAACTGATGCATTCAAGAAGCCCCATAATATTAAGGGATTTCATGCAATTGAAGGATATCAGCTGTCAACCCGTTTGACTGCATATTACAAGAAAAAGATGGGGGAACTTGTTGCAGATGATAGATTAACTATGGAATTCTTCAAAAAAATTCCCCTCAATATGAACATTTCATCCACAATTGGCAAGGGACAGCAGTATATGGTTTACCCAGTCTATCCAACTAAGGAGTCTCCACCATCAGATGTCAGGTATTATGTTAGATATCTAAAACCACAGGCACCTGATAATACTGCATCTTAACTATGACCAATCAATAATAAGATATGTCTTCAATGGGTCAACAATAATATCACATCCGATGAAGACACCTTTTAGTTTTTCAATGAACAACTTATCGAGTTCCAGTGGCTTAGTAGAAGAACTATAAGTACCATATTGGTATTGTATCATATGAGGGCTGCTAAGAAGATGAAGATTTCGCCATACAAACCTCTTTTCTTTTGAGTTTAATTGCATCGTTCGTTGAAACTCATTACAGATACCATCTAAAATCTGAGTAAACCTTTTTTGAATCTCCTCCTCTAGTTTCTCCTGCTGTTCTTTTACGAAATCAAATGCTTGAAGGCTTTCACGAGTAATAGGGAACTTCATTGTATGATTTAGATTGCATAATAAAAATACATCAATTTTTAAGCTTAGCAGCCTAATTCAGAGGGATGTAATTCCTCTTTCGGTATTCAAGCATTCGCTGCTTTGCAGCGACCCAATAAGACTGGCTGTAAACATGATAACGATAATTCAAATCACGTGCATATCTTTCTTTATCTAAATCGTCATAGGTAACATGTAACTCTACAGTGAGACACTTTTCTTGGCTATAGAAGGGTTTAGACTTTTGCAGCTGACCTCTCCAAAGCGTATGCTCATTAAAGGGTATAGTAGGCATTATATGATTTCGGTTGGTTTCACTTTAGATTCATTTTTAGCTGTGGAATTTGGAATTGGTCTTATTATCGTTATGTATGGTTTTGGTGGATAGAGTTCATAGATATTTGGCTGCACCTGCACCTGTGGTTCATTTTGGATAACTCTAGGATGGATTCTAGTATGCACTGGTAAGTCTTCGATCCGATTAAATCGTTTTATCATGATAACTAGACTAATAATACTTAGACATATGAGGCCAGTGCCAACCATTGCCAGAAGAAACCCTTTTGAATTGATAATTAACTCATTGTACTCGCGCACAGTTCTATCTGATGCTTCTTGATATGTTTCTCCATTTTTACGAATTATAGGCGACATTTCACTTGGTATATTTATAACTCCGACAATCAGGATAACTATTCCAGATAAAACTAAACCACAGCCACAGATATTATAAAGTTTCATATACATTTTGTTAGTTGCCCTACAGCTTTTATAAACATTCATTTTTATTCCACGGGTCTAATAGAATGTCTGCACCAGGTGTATTAGATACAACTATTAGACCTATCTGTTTTGGAATTCCAAATATGGTGACAAAGGAGGCTGCAGCTGGAGTTGGCCCAGAAAAATTCAAGAAGTATGAACACACCCTCTACGTTATGGCCCAGCTTTCTCGTCTTGTATATTGTGATACCGGTATTATGTGGAAATGCATTCAAGACTCTCTCGGTTTATCAAATGACGTAGTAAACAAGGTTATTACTGCGTATGACAAGAAGTTTTCTGATAAAAGAAGAATTCCAATTACATCGCAGCCAGGTGATGGTGCGAATAGGCCAATGGAATCCTATTCCCTTTTTCCATCCAAGGCAACTGATAATACTACTAAGTTTGGAACCTATGTATCTACGGCTGATGATATGACTTGTGTTTTTCTCAAGGGTTCTAAGATTAAGAATAATTCCAACAGTATCTTTCAACCTTCCGACATAATTGTCTCATTCAAGGGTTCCAGTACGATGGATAATTTCAAGCATGACCTCATGTCACAATTTACATCAGCAGACTTAGGTACACTTGTTAAGTCTATCGGTGTTACTGTTGACAATGGTCAGGGTGGAAATAATGTGACCGGCGCCTTTGTTGACCCTCTTGTTCATGCATGGACAGCACTCATGCAGGCATTAAATGAACATGTCGCTGCGTCAGGGTCTGAAACAGGTCGCCTTTTTCTTACCGGTCACTCACTCGGTGGAGCATATGCCTCTCTCTTTGCATTCATACTCGCTGAAGGAAAGGTCAGTGGAACCATTCCTGGTATGGCCAAGATTTCATCAATTCATCTTATAACCTTCGGCGCACCCTGTATCTTAACAGACCGTGCACGTAATACATTCAATAAGCACTTGGATAGCGGCTTGATAACTTTGGACAGGGTAGTCTCACAGAAGGTGTCGGCTAGGTCAGCGGCTACGCAGATATTAACGGGTGGTGTAGCTGGGCCAAATGATGTTATTCCAACAATTCCTGCAGGGTTTTCGCATCCTGGTTATAGACCACTAAACAATCCCTTGAAGAATTCTTATCCTGAATCTAGGGGACGGCCATATTCGATTGATTATGTTCGTAATTTCTATGGAGCTCCTACGAAGACTCGATACAGAGAGCCTACTACATGGCCCTTCAACGAGTCGGTAGAATTAGGTGACAGAGCGAAGGCTGGCGAATTAAATGGAATTGTCACTAAAATTACAAATGTGACAGATATTCCCGCTGAGCCGGAAGCTAAAGCACCTGAAGGAGCGCCAGCAGGAGACCCAACGGCAGTACAGGATGGTGGGTTTATGTCTTCTAAAGATAAACAGATATATGAAGAGGCCACCTTGAAACGCATTCCCAATTTTGTTTCAGTTCAAGGCAGCGCCTATGCATATGGGTTTGCTCACGCTGAGTATTTGGGTATGTTCTTTATGGGCGGATTTAGATTATATGGAATGAAGAATCCAGCAAAGGATAAGCAGGCTGTATTCGGATTCTATGATGATGGTGTTAAGACGACGTATATTGATAATAGTCCTGCTTTGAAAGATGTTGTGGCAAAGGGCCAGGCGTCAAGTGAGCCTGAAGACCCTTCTGCACCTGCTCCTGCAGCTGCTGCTGCAGCTCCTGCTCCTGCTGCAGCTCCTGCTAAATCAGTTATGGGAACATTAGGTTCCCTATTCGGAACTAAGAAAGGTGGAAGACGCACTAAGAAGCGGTCAGTTAGACGCAAGCAGACTAAAAGGAGACGCTAAACCTTCCAATTCATGAGACCAAGAAGTCTATTGGATGCCCGCTCATTCTGAGTCCAATGAGATCCATCATGAACCGTGTGAATATAGTGAAGTGACGGTTCAACAGATAGAGTATAGCCAGCCTGGATAGCGTATCGCATGGCCAAGATACTGTCAGTGCCGACGACCCGCTCCTCAGGAAGGTCAGGCATCTTACTTACGTAAGACTTGGGCCAGACTGCATTTCCGTCATTCAAAAGAAAATTCCAACCAGGTGTTTCTAGCACCTGATTCCAATTATCTCGATTTATACGCATTCCACTAAAGTGTTTTGTACGATTCTCAGTGACACCCGTATCAATAAAGAGTCGCTCATTAACACCTGCACAGTAAACTGTTTTATTAGTAGTGTCCTTCTTAATACACTCTAAGACATGGTCTATATAGGCCGAATCAAAGTAATTATCGCTGTCTAGGACGGCCACATAGTCTGTAGGGGCTTTTAAGAGGCATTGGCGTTTATTTCCATAGACACCGAGAACAGTCTCATTCTGATAGAGGCGTAGTTTGGCCCTTGTATCATATCCCTCATTGCATATGGATTCAATGTCGTTGCCGTTCTCATCTGAGATTAAGACACAATCAACGCCTGGATGGTCCAAATAGATGGGGAGTTGCTTTTTGAGGAATTTGTCCCAGCGGTCCATCGTGGGAATTGCAATTGTGAGAGACATTCTGTTTATTAAATGGTTGTAACGGTTTTAGGCAAGATTAATCCTTATACTAAATTAAGAGATGAGTACCGCCTCAGGAACACAGATTGGAAATGACGCTAGAAAAAATGTTCTGCCGGTCAAACCTGCTTCCGGTCCAGGCTTTCTTGGTCCGAATTACAATCCTGCAGACGAAATGTTGCCACCTTCATCAATAGGTGTTAGTCGTGGCGATACTCTACCACATGTAACCGATGCTGTGAAAGGCGTGATATACTACGGTGATATGATTGGATTTGGCGGACCTTCTTCTGGATTTACGCAGGGTAAACCCGGTCTCAGACCTCTCGGTGTCAATTATTTTATTAACAGTGGTCTCACGTGTAGCAATGGTGCAACCATGTGGGAGTATGTAGAAACAATTCCAAATGGTTCAGCCTTAGGTGAAAAGGTGCGAAATGCTCTTGCAAAGATTGGTCTTCCACAGCTTCGTGGTATGGCGCCAGGAATGGTGGAAGATGTCAAATTCGCATTAGACCCTGCACCAGTTATAAATGCAGTTGTTGGAAGTGGATATCCTCAGTGTAGACTTGTGAAACGAATGGTTGGTGATTTTGATGGACAGATTCAGAATGTCGATGGACAACTCCTTGTAGACCCGATGGGAATTATTAAAGGGAGAGATAATAAATTCTATCAGGAACGCTGGATTCAAGATAGAGAACCTGCAGTAGGTAATAAACCGGGTGAAACTCCAGAACAGGCTTTTGCACGGGGAGACCCCATTCAGCTGGCCTACGAGGACTGGCAGGCAGCTCCCAAAATATATAAGGAAGATGGCTGCCTAGTTGATGAAACTGATAAAGACACAAAACAGCCTGGATTTTGTAAACCGGCCACAAGGTCACAGGTTATAACGTTAGGTAATAAGACAACCGTAACTGCATATGATGAAGGATATGACGATTACAGCGGTTCACACAAGAAAAGGCGACCAAATACTAGCAGACTAGTTTCACTTAGTGTGGCTGTTATTTCAGTTATGTGTCTCATGGCATTCTGGGCTGCAAAGAAGAAATAAATTCATTAAACTAAAAAATAAGAAATATTGATTTCTTAATTTTTACTTATTATTCAAATAATTAATTCCGTCTTGACTTTCTAGTCTTATTCTTTCTACTTTTTCCTCCAACAGACTTAGTATTATTAATCTTTTTTTGAATAGCCATTGCACGATTTCTAACAAAGCCTGAACTTCTTGGAGTGGGTTGAGCGGGTTGAGCGGGTGGAGTTGATTTCTTGATATCACTTATAATATTCTTAATAGCCGTTATGTTAGTCTTAAGATTCCTTATGCCATTATTAATAGGTATTGTTGAAATCGATTCCTCTATAGCCCTTATGCGATTCTTAACAGAAACCGACTTTATTGAATTTGATGGAGAAGAACTATTGTATTGCGCATTAGCACGAGGCCCCATCTCTATAGTATCGTAATAAAATTTTTACCGTCTACCGTGGAGTACTTAATTCTCAGAAGCGAAGCTTCTGGGTGACCAAGTACTCCCTGCGGATAGCAACAAGTGGTGAAATCATTACACATAATAGTCGCAGTCGCTTTGCGACTGTAGACAATTAAGAGTACTTAACTTCAGCACTTGGCATTACGCAAGCGTATTGTATGCATAGTATGCTGCAACGGCACCAGCTATCTGGACAACCGTGTATGACACAAACTCCGTCATTGATATTGCACCCTTGACCAACATAGCGGCCGAGACTGCCGGGTTCACGTGGGAGCCAGAGATACCGCCAAGGAGCCAGACGTTAAGTGCAAGTGTTAGACCAATGACAAGAGCATTACCCGTAACAAAGATTGACATGAGCAGCAAAAAAGTTCCGAAGAATTCGGCGATTAAAGGTAACACTAGCATTTCTATTGATTACTCGACTATTTTTTCCAGGACAGTTGGAAGTCCTGCGTCCTGAATAGCCCCCTGTGTGAATATGCGACTGCTGATATTCATAGTCTCCAACTCCTGAACAAGCAACTTGTATGCATATGGAATCTGAATGGATGCGAATTCAGTCGTATTCTCGCAGCCCTTACAGAGCCAGATATTCGTCTCGGGATTCGCAATTGCAAGTAATCCACACTTTCGGCACGTGTAGCACTTGAATCCGTCACTACACTCCATGAAACGCTCCTTCGTGAATTCCATAACACCGTGCGCAGCCACACAATCACGCTCCATCTCACCAAACCGGAGACCACCTTCCCTTGCCCGCCCCTCAGCCGGTTGCCGTGTAAGCATAACAAGCGGCCCACACGCTCGGCTGTGTAGCTTATCGGCAGCACAGTGACGGAGACGCTGATAGAAGCACGGACCCATGAAGATATTCGTCTCCATCTGGCGACCCGTGAGACCATTGTACATGACCTCATTGCCGTAGGGTTCTAGTCCCATGTCGTCCCGTAGGACTTTCGCCAAGCCGTCGAGAGTCATCTTCTTGTTGAAAGGTGTCCCATCACCCAAGCAGCCCGTGTGACAGCCAATTTTGCCGAGAAGAGTCTCCATGAGCTGCGCAATCGTCATACGGGATGGAATTGCATGCGGATTGATGATGATATCAGGGATAATTCCTGACGCCGTCTGAGGCATATCCTCCGGCTCAAGAATCATTCCCACGGTTCCTTTCTGGCCGTGGCGACTTGAGAATTTGTCTCCAATCTCGGGAGTTCTCAATTCCCGCATCCGGATTTTCACAAATGAATAACCCTCGCCATTTCGATTCTTGAAGATTTTATCCACAAAGCCACTTTCATTATTTCTCGGAGTTCTAGAAACATCCCGAAACTTCTTTGCACCCGCCGGCAAAACCATTCCAGTCGGAACTCTCAGAGGAACAACCTTTCCAACTAGAATATCATCGCTCGAAACGAACGTATTCTCTGGAACAAATCCATCCGCCCCGAGTTTGCCGTAGTTTCCATTTCGGAGCTGCCGGGTCATCTCGGGGTCTGGACGACAGAATCGCTCCTCCTCACCCGAACTCTGATTCTTCTTCTCCTCGTCCTTGTATGTGCGGAAGAAGACTGACTGAAAGAGACCCCTATCAAGTGAACCCTTGTTAATCATGATTGAGTCTTCCTGATTGTAGCCGCCATAGGTCATGATTGCGACGACAATATTGCGGCCTGAGGGCATTGAATATGCTCCGTAGTACTTGCCCATCTTCGGTGATACGAGAGGGAGATTCGGATACATGAGCATGTGTGCTAGAGCATCGAAACGCTCCTTGTAATTCTGGGCAAAGACACCCATAGCCTGTTTCCCCATGGCACATTGATAGGCATTACGGGGTGACTGATTGTGGTCAGGAAAGGGAATCGTGGAAGCGAGTGACCCGAGAATGACGCAGGGGTGGATTTCCACGTGCGAATAATTGGCAGAATCGTCGGCTGCTTTGCTCAGCAAATCCTCAGTGTCCATTGCAATCATCGCCTGCTCAGTTTCACCTGCATCCAAGTACTCTAGAAGATGATGGCCAGCTGGAGTCTCCCACCGCAACAAATCATCCCACGTTGCGCACGCCGCAATTTCGGCGAGCATCCGCTGCTTCTCTGCAGGAGGACTGTTCGAAATGTCGAGAATGGCGGGTGCATAATACAGGGGTCGCACGAGACGTCCTGCTTCGGTAGATAGCCAGAGTTCTTTTACGGTTGGCTTCCAGACAATCGCCGTATTCCTCTGAATGAATCCAGACCGCTTCGCCTTTCTGAGGCGCTTAATGCAGTCTATGGCAGTCTCAGGAGGAAACATGCCAATCCACTTTCCGTTCACAAAGATACGTGCGCCGATAAAGAGTCGCTCAATTGCGAGTCCACGAATAGGCAGGAATTCCTTCATTGCGGCGATAAAGTCGAGAACAACGCCCCGATTCGACGACTGTGTAATACAGGTCGTGCTTGCCAGATTTTTGACGACACCAACCGAGTGACCTTCTGGCGTCTCATTGGGACAGATGAATCCCCACTGAGTATTATGGAGTTTACGAGGTGCAATGAGCTTTCCTGCAGTCTTCTCAATGGGCGTGGAAATGCGGCGCAAGTGACTCAAAGACGAAACGTAGTTAAGACGGCCGAGGACCTGTGACACGCCAATCTTGGGTGGGCCACCGACCTTGGCTGACCCGAAATTGCCCGTTGATAAGGCCGACTTGAGACCGACTTCAATGATGGTGGATTTGATGACCTTGTAGAGATTGTTCATGTTCAAAATCTCCTGGAAAGACCCTGATGCACGCCATGTACCGCTGTGAATCTCTTTGGCGATTGAGGCCTTCATGTCCTTCAGCATCTTCACTTGGAAGAAGGTGCGAAAGAGGTTGCCGAGAAGGAATCCAGGCGAATCCACACGCTTATTCGGATACGCATCACGGTCATCATTGCTTATACGTTTATAGGCCACCCACAGGAGCTTTCGGGTCATATGGGCCAAGAAACACGCTTTTTCATAGAGGTCATTGATTCCACCGATGTGGGGATAGAGTTCATCGTGTAGGAGGTCCTCGACGGTAATGCTGCGAGACGGCTTTCCAGTCCACACATTGATATGTCTCTTTATCCACATGAGTGCATCATCTTGAGTTAAGACACCAGATGCCTCAGTAATCGACTCGGTAATAAGAGATTCAAATACCTGGTCTTGGTCATCACCGAGAATCATGCGTACAATCACCTCGTCCTCTAGAATGCCGAGTGCACGAAAGAGAATGAAGAGAGGAATCTCAGATTTCATTCTCGGAATTGTGGCTCTGAGATACATGATTTGTTGATTCTTGGGGTGATACTGGATACGGACTGAATTGGATTTCGGAACCTGCTCATTCATGGGGCCGATTGACTTCACCTCAATGACCTCCCACTCCTTCGCCTGATTCCGATTGTTTCGGAATACGACTGGTCTATTCTCTGACATGCGCTCTTGGGAAATAATTGCACGTTCGCCACCACCGACGATGAAATAGCCGCCAACATCCTCTGGACACTCACCGAGGTCCATGGGGTGGACGTGCTTCTGGTCTTTGAGGAGACAGAGGCGACTGCCGACCATGACTGGAATCTTTCCGAGATGGACATTCGGAAAGACACGTTGGTGCGTGGCCTTTTGGCCTGTTTGGTTGTCTGTGCGAATAATGGTGACTTTCACGTCAACCGTGAGAGGTGATGCATAGGTCAAATTGCGGAGCCTGGCGTCATTTGGAAACATGGGGAGAACTGCACCGTTGTTCTCGAATATCGTTGGCTTTCTGAGCTGAGGTTTCTCAAACTCGATTTGAACTTCGTACTCGTAGCGGACAGTGGCACGTGCGGCGGCGGCAGCAGCGGCGGCTGCTGTGGCTGCGGCGACAGCAGCGGCATCGTCTGTTCCGTGTCCCATCAGAGCATTTGCAGCAGATGTTGAAAGGCCTGTTGCAGAGGCTAGTACTGAACGGGGACCGGAAAGAGGAATTTCTGGACTACCACGAATGATGACGGGATTCGTTGCCTGAAGAATCTCGGGAACATCATGGAGAATAAAGTGGTTGAATGATTCGATTTGATGTGCAATGATTTGCTTTTTATCCATTTGCTGGAAATAGATATCGAGAATTTTCATATTGTCAAGAGTTTCAGCAGGCATTCTGAAAGGAGTATGCAATTGGGCTATAAATGGGCAATGTCAATTTTTATACCGCCAAGTACTGAATTTAAGTACTCCACGGTAGTTTAATCAATTAAACTCGTTAATTATTCAATAATAAAACACTGCTCGTATTTTAAGATGGATTCAACGATAAAAAATTTGACAATAACTGGATCTGCAGCCTCTATGAATCCTGAAACACCCAAGTCCCGGCGTGGAGTATCAAGACGTAAAGTGCCGAAAAATACTGATGCAGAATCTTATGATTTTTCTCAAGATACTGAACCCAGTAATGAATATGAAATACCAAATACCGATATACCGTCTATGAAGAAACCAATCATCACCAAAGTGAATCTACAGCCTATAGTGCCGCAGAAACCTGTCATTCAGCAGAAGCCTGTGCAGCCTCTGCAGCAGCCTGTGCAGCAGCCTCTACAGCTGCCACAGTCATCATTCGTATCAAATCCAGTAGAAAAACCTAAAGAAATCACATCTGTAACTCTGAATCCACCGAAGCAGCCCCGTGTGAAACTCATACCCAAAGTATCCGGTGTAAAGGTTCCAATTCAAAATCAGACAAGAAAAGTCCGCAAAATCCAATTACCAAATCTGACGAATCGTATAACCCGAGCTAAAAGGGTGACCGATGAGACAAAGAAGGTTCCGATAGATAAGATTAAAGCATATTTAATTAACAAGGGGGTTATACAGGCAAAGAGTAAAGCACCCGATTCCATGTTGCGGTCAATGTATGGTGACTTCAATATATTGAAGGACGGACATGCATTATAGAGACTTGGCTGTACGCTTATAATCAGATTTATTAGGGTCTGATTATAATAGTATGGCTGACGCACTGCTTCAATCATTTTCTCTTTTACAGGCCCGATTGGATGAAACGTTTTCATTAATCTCGGGTAATATAATCGTTGTAAATTCTGGTCCAATCGGCCCAACAGGTGCACTTGGTCCGACGGGTGGGCAGTTTCTTGGACCGACAGGTGCGACAGGTTTAGGAGCAACTGGAGCAACTGGACCAACTGGTGTCACTGGAGCAACCGGTCAAGGACTCACAGGACCAACTGGTCCAGGCATCACTGGAGCAACTGGAGCAACTGGTGTAACAGGGTCAACAGGGTCAACTGGACCAACTGGACCAACTGGGTCAACTGGTCAAACAGGACCAACAGGAGTCACAGGGCCAACTGGACCAGGCATCACAGGACCAACTGGGCCGGGTGGAGGTGGAGGTCCAGTAGGAGCCACAGGTCAATTCACCTTCAATAGCGGCTCAACTTCTACTGGATCTGCAGCATTGTCGTATAGTCCAACAGGCCCACCAAATACATCAGCAACTGGTGCAACAATCACAGTCGGTGCGCATCTTGTCCCGAATGCACATCAAACCTATGATATCGGCGCAACTGGTCTAGCCTTCCGTGACCTATACTTGAAGGGCAGCACAATTCATCTTGGTAATCAAAAAATCAGTACAGACGGCACAGGGATTTTTTTCAATAATTCACCACTACAAAATTTTAAGATGTACGTATATGATGATTATGGCCCTACCGGTATAGCAATAACACCACCGTCTAACTGTCTTGCTGCACGTGTAACTCTCTCTGGAGGTGGAGGTGGTGGTGGAGGTAGTACTGGACCTACAGGTATAGATGGAGGTGGTGGTGCTGCCGGTGCATGTTCGATTCATATGGTTCCATTTATTGGAGCCAGTGGAAATACACTAACACTTGGTGCTGGAGGTGCATATGCGTCTTATAATACAAATCCTAGTGGTGATGCAGGTGGAGGTGGAGGTGGAGCAACGACTTATGAAACTACATTAATTGGTATAAACTACACCATTACATGTGGCGGTGGTGGTGGAGGTATTGGTAGCACAGATGGTGAAGCAGGAGCTGGCGGAGATAATATTGGTGGTGCTGGTGGAGGAGACGGTGGACCTGCTACACACGGCTCAACAGATACTCCATTCGGTGGTTATCTTGATTATAATCCAAGAGCTGCAGGTAATGGCGGTACTAATGAATCAGGAACTCCAGGTATTATTAACCCACTTGGCGGTTATGGAGGTGCAGGTGGACGTGAAGGCGAAGGAGGAGTTGGAGTTGGAGAAACGGGCACAGCGGGCGCTGGTGGATTCGCCATTTTTGAATGGATATACCGTTAAATTTATGCTGGTTTATTAATTTATCTAAAATGATTGGGTTCCAATAATTTTAGATAGCAAGCGTCAGAAACACTAAATATTTATATCATATAATACAGATGAGCAGAACCGACCTCTCGAATGCGCTTGGGGACCTTGATACACAATTATCAAGAGTCTTCAATGCTATGTCTGGAAAGGTGCCGGTCCTATACGGTCCGCAGGGTCCTGTTGGTGCAACAGGTCAAACTGGGGCAACGGGCGTAACAGGGTCTACGGGCATAACGGGTGCGACGGGTCAAACAGGAGCAACAGGTGCCACAGGTGCAACAGGTGTTACTGGTGCAACAGGTGTCACAGGTTCAACAGGTCAAACAGGTGCAACAGGTGCCACAGGTCTAGGTGCTACTGGAGCGACTGGTGCAACAGGTACAACTGGTCGAACTGGAGCGACTGGTGCAACAGGTACAGGATTACAGGTCAACTGGCAAGGAGGCTGGACAGGAGCGACGGGCTACAATAGCGGCGACGGAGTTACGTATAACGGCCTATTATACGTCAGTAGTAGCACTGGAAACACTGGAACACCTGGAGACACTGGTGCGACTTGGGGTATTATAAGTCAAGGAGGTGGAGGAGGCACTGTTGGCCCAGTAGGAACAACTGGTCAATTCACTTTCAATAGTGGTGATGGGTCTACTGGATCAGATGCCTTGTCTTACAGCCCCACAGGCCCAACAGGTGTAACTGGTCCAACAATCACGATAGGCGCTCACCTAGTTCCTAATACCCATGAAACCTACGATATCGGTGCAACGGGCTTAGCTTTCCGTGACATTTATTTGAAAGGAAGTACGATTTATCTTGGTGATCAGACAATCAGCACAGACGGCACAGGTTTGTCCTTTAATGGGAATCTAATTGCTGGACCCAATGTGACATCTGAGAAATTTACGGTCGCTGTAGGTGATGCTGGTCTGGCATACAGTTATGACGGATTGACATGGACTAAATCTATTTCTGGAAGTGACCTCTTTTTTAATGGTACATGTAATGCAGTCGCATGGAACGGATCCATGTGGGTCGCTGTTGGAGATAACGCTGTAGGTGGTATAATGGCTTATTCTTATGATGGAATCAATTGGACTTCGTCAACTATTGATGTCTCTGGATTAACATTAAGTGCTTCAATACAGGGGTCAATTACTACCCCCGATGAGGTCAGTGTGCTAACAATTACGAGTGTAAATTCTGGGAGAATTCTTATTGGTATGACTCTTAATAGTACTGGTAATCCTCAAATAATAAAGAAAAATAGTGAGATGTCATATAATGTCTCACCTTCAGCGAATGCTGGACCTGGAACTCTTACATGTAGTAGTAATAATATAGTCTTTTCTGGATGCACTGCAATAGCATGGAGCGGGACACGATGGGTTGCTGCTGGAGTAATAAATATAACTGGATATACAACTGCAGATGACAAAGTTAGTTATTTGATATATTCTGATGACGGTATTAATTGGACTGCATCTACAGATGAGTATCAATTATTTACTGGCCTATGTAATACAATTGTATGGTATGGGACTAAATTCTATGCTGGGGGGTCAGGAGGAAATCAAGTAATAAGCTCGACTAACGGTAATATATGGTCAGCAGAAGTTGATGCTAATGAACTAATTACAGTTTCATGTACAAAACTAGCATGGAATGGGTCTATTTTAGTTTTTTCAGGAACTTTAGCTAATTCAATAGTTATAGTAGGATATTTCGATGGAACTTGGACTAAATCAACTAGTGGTAGTGAGGTTTTTACTTCAGGAATCACTGCAATAGGATGGAATCGGCAAATATGGGTAGCTGGAGGAGGTCTTTTTGTAGGATATTCATATGATGGTATACTATGGACTATCTCTAATTTTGCGTTTTCGGTATATTCACTCGCATGGAATGGTTCTGTATGGATTGCTGGTGGAAAAACAGATACTGAACCTTCAGTCCCTGCAATCTCTTACTCGTATGACGGTTACACGTGGACCCCTACTATAACTGATATAACTACATTTTTTACAAGCCAATGTCTAGGAGTAGCGGCAAGAAGTTTACTATATACGGGAACTCAGCGGCAATTAATCATCCCTTCAGGAGGTGACACGGGCCAGGTTCTAGCAAAGAAGTCTGATTCATCATATGATTTAGAATGGATTACTGGAGGTGGAGGAGGTGGTGGCGAAACTGGTCCAACTGGTGCAGGATTAGAGGTGGCCTGGCAAGGAGGATGGACAGGAGCGACTGGTTACAATAGCGGCGACGGTGTTTCATATAGTGGCCGACTATATGTCAGCAGTGCTACTGGAAATACTGGAACGCCTGGTGATACTGGTGCCAATTGGGGTATTATAGATGGTGAAATCGGCGCAACGGGTGCAACTGGTGCAACTGGTCTGGGTGAAACTGGTGCGACAGGTGAAACCGGTGCAACAGGTCGAGGAGTGCCAGCAGGCGGTGCAACTGGTCAGATTCTAGCAAAAATCTCAGGTGAGTCATATGATACAGAGTGGATTAATAATACTGGAGGCGGTGGAGCTGGAGCAACAGGAGTAACAGGGGCGACTGGTCAAACTGGAGCAACAGGTCTAGGTATCACAGGTGCCACAGGAGCAACTGGAGCAACTGGTCAAACAGGAGTAACAGGAGCAACAGGTCAAACTGGAGCAACTGGTCTAGGTCAAACGGGTCAAACGGGTGCAACTGGTCAAACTGGTGCAACGGGTCTAGGTCAAACGGGTCCAACGGGTCCAGCTGGAGAAAGTAGCAATACAGGCGCAACTGGAGCGACAGGTCGAGGAGTACCAGCAGGCGGTGCAACTGGACAGATTCTAGCAAAAATCTCTGGTTTAGATTATGATACACAGTGGATTACTAATAGTGGAGGAGGCGGTGGAGCTGGTGAAACTGGAGCAACTGGTCAAACTGGAGCAACAGGTGCAACAGGAGCAACTGGGCAAACTGGAGCAACAGGAGCAACTGGGCAAACTGGAGCGACAGGTAGAGGAGTACCAGCAGGCGGTGCAACTGGACAAATTCTAGCAAAAATCTCTGGTTTAGATTACGATACACAATGGATTGCTAATAGTGGAGGAGGCGGTGGAGCTGGTGAAACGGGTGCAACTGGTGCAACTGGTGTAAGTGGAGCAACAGGAGCAACTGGTCAAACTGGAGCAACAGGTGCAGGAGTAGCAGCAGGTGGTTCAACAGGTCAGATTCTAGTTAAGAAATCAGGTGCGGAATATGATACAGAGTGGGTTACTGCAGGCGGTGCTGTAGTAGGAGCCACAGGAGAATTCATCTTAAATAGTGGTTCAGGGTATACTGGGTCTGCTGCTCTATCATACAGTCCAACAGGGCCACCAAATACATCAGCAACCGGCCAGACAATCAGACTAGGCGCTCATCTCGTTCCTACTGCCAATGAAACATATGATCTCGGTGCAACTGGCCTCGCATTCCGTGACATCTATTTAGCTGGAAGTACGATTTTTCTCGGTAATCAGACAATCAGCACAGACGGCACAGGCTTGTCCTTCAATGGAAATTCAATCGCTGGACCCAATACAGTATCTGAGAAATTCACGGTCGCTGGTGGCGATACCGGTATGGCATACAGTTATGACGGATTGACGTGGATTGAGTCAGCCTCTGGAGCTGCCTTATTTGACCCTGATGGAACATCTAATGCAGTCGCATGGAATGGGTCAATATGGGTAGCTGTAGGCAAGAAAGTTGTAGCTACTGTAGACACAGGTGTAATCGCTTATTCTAGAGATGGAATTAACTGGACTGCATCTAGTGGTATCTCCGCTATTTTTTCAGAGTGTTTAGCAGTTGCATGGAATGGGTCTGAATGGGTGGCTGGAGGGTTGAAACTGGTTGATGATGAACCAACTGGCGCAATTGCATATTCACCAGATGGTATAACATGGACTGCATCGACTGCATCAACTGAAACCATTCCTGATATTTTTACAAAATGTCTTGGATTCGCATGGAACGGCTCTTCATGGTTCGCTGTTGGTTATTTAGATTCAGATGGCGCTTTAGCAACATCTCCAGATGGTGTAACCTGGACTGCATCGCTAGCAATTGATACGCTTTTTTCAGAATGCAGAGCAATCGCATGGAATGGGTCTTTATTTGTCGCTGTGGGTAAGTTAGATACGGATGGTGTTATTGCATCATCATCAAATGGTGTAACCTGGACTGCATCGGTTGTTAATATACTTTCTTTGGAGTATAATGCTGTGGCATGGAATGGGTCGTTATGGGTTGTTGGAGGTACTATTAATACTGGTAATGGTGCTGTAATTGCGTATTCATACAATGGTACATCGTGGTTTCAATCACAACTTCTTGGTCTCATTCTTCCACCCTGTAAATCAGTTGCATGGAATGGTTCTGTCTGGCTCGCCGGCACTAGCAGTAGTCAAAATAATCCTACTAAAATTGGATATTCGTATGACGGATATAGCTGGACTGGGATAGATGTATCTACTATTTTTCCCAGTGAATGTCTAGGACTCGCTTCAAGAAGTCTATTGTATACAGGAATTCGACCTCCACCAATTCCTCCAGCAGGCACTGAAGGTCAGATTCTAGCAAAAGTATCAGGTGAATCATATGATTTAGCTTGGGTTACTCCAGTATCCAATACACCAACAGAGAATTTCATGGTGGCTGGAGGTGGAGGTGAAGGGATAGTTAATGTACTCATCTACACGTACAACGGTATTAACTGGTTAGCGTCAGCAAATGGCAATGATGTACTAACTTCATGTAGTGCTATAGCATGGAGTGGAGCTGTCTGGGTCGCTGGTGGAGCTAATATTACTGGTGAGGATGAACAGGGTGATCCAATCTATGCTAATCCACTTGTCTATTCTCCAGACGGTATACACTGGATAGCATCAGTAGATGGTGAGACCGTTCTTTCAAATTGTACCGCTATAGCTTGGGGCGGTAATATGTGGGTCGCTGGTGGAAATACAATTACTGGTTATACTGAAGGCCCAAATCCAGACCCAACCTATGGTAACTCACTCGCCTATTCTTATGACGGTATACACTGGTTACAATCAACAAATGGTGGTGACATCTTTGACAACTGTTATACTATTGCATATAATGGCTCAATATGGGTCGCTGGAGGGAATAAAGATAATGAAGGCACTATAACCTCTTTAGCCTACTCTACAAATGGTATAACGTGGACAAGGGCTGAAACTGCTAGCTCATTATTATCAACGTGTAATGCAGTTGCATGGAACGGGCTTCTATGGATAGCTGCTGGAATTGAAGAAGAGGCTGGATTAGTAAAATCTACAGATGGTATTAGTTGGTATCAAGCAGACCCCTCTAAAGGTCAAGAAAAGTATACAATTATTTGGAATGGATCTATGTGGATTAGTACAGGTACTGGTAATTTTAAATATTTTTCATTAGATGGTAATGAATGGCCTTCTCTAAGTTTTGATCAAACTTTTACAGCAAATTTTATCACTTGGAATGGGTCTTTATATGTTGCTGGTGATGGAAATACCAACTACTATTCTTATAATATACAGCCATCGATAGAAGTAACATCAGTCTGGTTTGAATCTGATATATACAATCTCATGGTAGGTACATGCAAAGTAGTGACATCTCGGCGACCTCTGCCATATATTGCCAGTGAATCTAATCAAAGAGGATTAGAGGTGAGTTGGCAAGGAGGATGGACTGGTGCGACAGGCTATAATGGCGGTGACGGAGTTTCGTATAACGGTCTATTATATGTAAGTACCAATACTGGGAATACTGGAACACCTGGAGACACTGGTGCCACTTGGGGTATTATAAGTGGTGAAACCGGTCCTATTGGTGAGACTGGGCCGATTGGCGCAGGATTACAGGTGGACTGGAAAGGTGGATGGACTGGTGCGACAGGTTATCAGGCAAACGAGGGTGTTTTATACAACGGTCTATTATACGTAAGTACTGATACTGGGAATACTGGAACACCTGGTGCCGCCGGTTCATCTTGGGGTATTATAAGTGGTGAAACTGGACCGACTGGTAGTATTGGTGCAGGATTAGAGGTGGACTGGAAAGGGGTATGGGTTGGTTCTACAGGTTATGCGGCAAATGCAGGTGTTTTATACAACGGTAAATTATACGTAAGCACTAATACTGGAAATACAGGAACACCTGGTGCCGCCGGTTCATCTTGGGGTAGTATAACTGGTGAAACTGGACCGACAGGTAGAATTGGTAGAACTGGTGTAACTGGACCAATAGGTGCAGGATTAGAGGTGGACTGGAAAGGTGGATGGACTGGTGCGACAGGTTATGCGGCAAACGAGGGTGTTGTGTATAACGGTCTATTATATGTAAGTACTAGTACTGGGAATACTGGAACACCTGGAGACACTGGTGCCACTTGGGGTATTATAAGCGGTGAAACTGGGCCGACTGGTGTACGAGGTCCAACAGGTTCCACAGGCCTTAAAGGTGATACAGGCGTAACAGGTAGGACAGGTTCTACAGGTTCTACAGGTGCAGGATTACAGGTGAACTGGCAAGGAGAATGGCAAGGAGATACGGGTTACAATAGGGGTGACGGTGTTACGTATAACGGCCTATTATATGTCAGCAGTAGCACTGGAAATACAGGAACACCAGCTACTGAGGGTGCGACTTGGGGTGTTATATCTGGTGCAACTGGTGCAACTGGTGAAACTGGTGCAACTGGTGAAACTGGTGCAACTGGTGAAACTGGTGCAACTGGTGAAACTGGTGCGACAGGTGAAACCGGCCCAACAGGTCCAGGAGTACCAGCAGGCGGTGAACCTGGACAGATTCTAGCAAAAATATCAGGTGAGTCATACGATACACATTGGATTAATAATACTGGAGGAGGTGGAGCTGGTGAAACGGGCGCAACAGGTGAAACTGGTGCAACTGGTGAAACGGGTGCAACAGGTGATACAGGTGAAACTGGTGCAACTGGCGCAACAGGTGAAACTGGACCAACAGGTCCAGGAGTACCAGCAGGCGGTGCAACTGGACAGATTCTAGCAAAAATCTCAGGTGAGTCATATGATACACAATGGATTAATAATACTGGAGGAGGTGGAGCTGGCCCAACAGGCCCAACGGGTCCAGCTGGTGCAGGTGCAGCAGGCCCAGTAGGAACAACAGGCCAATTCACTTTCAATAGTGGTTCAGGGTCTACAGGGTCTGATGCTTTATCCTACAGTCCAACAGGACCGCCAGATACATCAGCAACTGGTGCGACAATCACAATCGGTGCGCATCTCGTGCCTAACGCCAATCAAACATATGATCTCGGTGCAACTGGCCTCGCATTCCGTGACATCTATATGAGTGGAACGACACTTTATATTGGTAATCAGACAATCAGTACAGACGGCACTGGATTGTCATTCAATGGAACCAATATTGCTAGAACCGCATCAAATCTATTTACAGTTGGAGGCACATATAATGGTGGAGATATAGTTGCTGGAACAGCAATAGAAGTAATTTTACCAACAGATTCAAAAAGAGCCAGATTAACTCTATGTGGTGGTGGTGGTGGCGGTGGTGATGGTGGTGGTAGTGCTGGTCAGGGAGGTGCTGGAGCGATTGCAATTCATAATATTCCTATTATATCCTATGATTCTTTTACATTAACATTAGGAGCTGGTGGACTAGCTGGTACTACTGATACTGGTGGTGCTGGAGGTTTAGGATATAATTATGGCGAAACAGGTACGACTGATAGAACAGGTGGTGGCGGTGGTTCATCTGGATTTACATATCCTGGTTATATAATTGAAGCTGGCGGTGGAGGAGGTGGTGGTAACACTGAGACAGATATTGGTGGTATGGGAGGAGGACCTAACGGCGGCGCCGGCGGCTATGGTGTGACGGGAGGAATAAGAGGAACCACAAAGTCAGATTATATATATATAAATATAGCAGCAGGATTTGAAGATAATCTAGGTGACCCATGTGGCGGTTCAGGTGGTGCCCCTGGTATCGCTAGTGTGGAGGACCCGATGTCATACAAAGGCGGTGACGGATACGCACTCATTGAATGGTTCTACTAATCTAAACAAGAAGCTCCTACTATAATATAGATGTACGAGGAGTATTTAACACAGTATCAAACATATAAGGGCAAGTTCGGCCCAAAGGTAGCCATATTTCTCATGGTCGGTATTTTCTATGAGATGTATGACGAACGCAGCCCAGAAGGGCAAACCAAGACGAGTTTCAGCGAACTCGTCGACTTACTCGGCCTCAAAGTGACTGTTAAGAAAGGTGAAGGGCCAAGCGGTCCGACATATGACGGTCTCGTCGCAGGTATTCCAGACTATTCCGTCCATAAATGGGCTGGAAAACTCACCCAACTCGGCTGGACCGTTGTTCTCGTTGAACAAGTGAAAAATGCCGCAGGAAAGGTCACAAAGCGACAGGTGGAGCGCATTTTAACACCAGGAACCCACATTGAAGCCGCAGACGCCAACTCCATGTTTCTCACCTTTATCCATGTCGCAATGAAAATCAATACAGCTCCATCCATTGCAGCCGCCGCAATTGACCTCACAACAGGCAAACTCTACGTCTTTGAAACGACAGCATCAGGCACAGAAGACGCATGGACTTCCAATGACATGGTGCAGTTCATGGAACTCTATATGCCAAAGGAAGTTATCTGGTCCTGTGAAGGTCCATCCTATCTAGTCAATGAATTGACAGAATCCAAGATTCGCAGCATCCTAGCATGCACATCCAAGACGAATTTCCATCAACGTGCGCCCCTGAATTCTGGTGCCTGGCTCATTCCAGCGTTCCGAGAGGAATATCTGAGAAATAGATGCGGTCTCAAATCACTTCTCCCCACGCATGCCTCTCTCAGCCTTACACCTGGTTCACCATCTGAATCTGCAACTATATCACTTCTCAATGCTCTCCAGGAACTCTGGCCGTCGCTCAATGACCAGCCAATCAATCTCGGGTCGCTCGTCATTTATCCTTGGATACCCTCATCCATGATGCGACTCGGTGAGAATGCCCTAGTCCAGCTACACATGATAGTGCAGGATTCCACAAGACAGGATGTTCTCGGCCTCTTTGACAAATGCGCCACGCAGATGGGTCACAGAGGTCTCAGAGAACGGCTTTTGAAGCCGTCGGCTGAGTCCGCAAAAATACGGGAACTTCTTGCTGCAGTCGAACACTGGACTCTCAAACCTGCCGAGTATCAAACGAGTATTCAACGCCGTCTTCGCACTATAACAGATCTCGATAGGCTATTCAGACGGATTCAGCAAGGTACCGTGACTGGAACGGACCTCATGAATCTCGATACGAGTTTCAAGGCGGCCGAGTGGATTGCACGAGCCGAAGGCGTAAATGAGATTGTTGCGCAAATAGATTCAATTCGCACAGAAGTCTTCAATGTGTTTGATTTACAGAAAGTCTATGAGGCCGACGATGATAAGAGTCTATTTACCAAAGGTCTAGTCCCTGAACTTGATGTCATAGAGGGCCAAATCAGCACACAAATGGACCGCATCTCAGCATGGATTGCGCAAATCGCAAAAGGCGCTGGAAATGGTCTATCAACCGATACATTTAAGATTGAGTTTCGTGAGCGGTCTCTCGTCATAAAGGGACCGAGGGCGGCCATACAGCTCATCAAAATCTCCGGGAAACTACCTCCTAATACGACTGCAGTCACGAATAAGACCACATCATATCTGGAGAGTGCAGAACTTGACCAAATCTACGCCATTATATGTCGCTTGAGAGAGGTCCTAAAAAGGTCGCAATCGGTCGCTCTCGTTCAGATGGGGACTGTGCTGACCAATAGTATATTCGATAGTTGGAATCAGGTCTCAGAATGGATTATGTCTGCAGATGTGAATCTTACACTTGCCAAAGTCGCACAGGATAATGGATATGTCAAACCTGAAATAGTCGATGCAGCTATGAGTTCAGTAGCGATTGAAGGGCTTCGTCATCCGCTTCTGGAAGCTCAAGACAGGAAAATCCCCTACGTGCAGCACAATGTGAATCTGGGCCTTGAAGGGCAGCAAGGCTGGCTCCTATACGGTCTGAATGCCAGTGGTAAATCGTCGCTTATGAGAGCCACAGGTCTCGCAGTTCTTTTGGCACAAGCTGGAAGTTTCGTTCCGGCGACCAAGATGGTCTTGGCACCTTTTCAGAGTATTCATACAAGAATTATCAATACGGATAATCTTTGGATGGGACTTTCATCGTTTGCGGTTGAGATGGCTGAGATGAGAGATATCTTCAGAGTTGCTGGTCCCCGTTCATTAGTTTTGGGAGATGAACTTTGTTCTGGAACTGAGACAACTTCGGCGACAGCGTTGGTTGCCGCCGGATTGAAAGGACTCTTGAAACGGGGAGCGAGATTCTTATTTGCAACTCATTTGCATGGACTTTCAAAGATTCCCGAAGTTGCTAAAGATTCTGAACTTAAGATTTGGCATCTCCATGTCGAGTACGACCACCAGAAAGATAGGCTGGTTTATCACCGAATTCTGAAAGAAGGTTCCGGATCTTCCCTCTATGGATTGGAAGTGGCGAAGGCGATGCGAATTCCTGCAGACATTTTGGAAGATGCAATTCGTTTTCGGAAAAGTTTATCGGGAGAATCTGAGCTTTCGGAATCCATTGGGTCATCTTGGAATTCTGCAGTCGTTCGCCGGAAGTGTGAAGAATGCGGATTGACGGAAGTGGACAACCTCGAGGTTCACCATATAAGACAGAGGGCTTCAGTGAATAAGCAGACCGGAAGACTTACAGACGGTTCCAGTGTTCATGCTGCTGCTAATCTGCGTGTCCTCTGTGACCTTTGTCACGATAAGCACCATGCGGGTGAGCTAGAAGTTGTACCCATGATTCAGACATCGGACGGATTTGAGACGGCGACGACAGTTACGACGGTAACAGGGACAACAGCTAAGAAGTCTAAATGGTCGGCTGAAGAACAGACGACCATTGAAACTGTGTGTAGACAATTTGCTAAGCTGACAAATGCAGCCTTATCCAAGTATTTATTGAATCACCACAATATTGAAATCAGTAGTGGTACTCTTAAGAACTTTAGGAAGTAGCCAGTTTTTAGTGGTATTTCACAGTAATAAAACATTTTATTTTAATAGAATAATGAATAATTCTTCATATCGTAATCATCCTATTGAACAAAAAAGCATTGATGATTTTAATGAATATGATAAGCATATAAAGGACCAATTAGATAAAAAATTAACAAATAACAATATTGAAGGTTTACGATGCAATATGAAGAATGGTAAAGCCAATTATACTTTATCTGAATTTAATTCATTATCATATAATGTAAAAGGTGAATATTTGCATATTAAACCTGCATCAAGTTATTCACATATTATTCAATCTGAGTCAAATGTTTCAGCGGCAAACTCTGAAGAAAAACAATCTTCACTATTAAGAATATTTAAGAATAATAATGATAATGGATTCTTTTTAAAAAATTCATACATTATTCCATATGATTGGTTTTTTTTATATTCAAAATTGTTAGAAATAAAAATAAAATCAGGATTATCACGTGAAGAAGCTCGTAAACAATTACGCAATTTTAACGATATACAATTTAGTCATGATTTATTTAATAATGAATATGATATTAATGAAATATATGCTGATGATAATATATTAAATAATATGTATGATAAAATTAGGGAAAAATGTAAAGAAAATAAATCAGCATGCGTATTAATATTTGCAGAGTGGTATAGACCTAGTGATACCAGTCTATTTCATGCTATTTCTCTTATTTTTTATTATGATGATTCAAATAAATTAATATGTGGAATATATGATCCTATGTATCATGAAAGAGAGAATACAAATTATGTATGGGCTGCTAATGCTGTTTATTTGAGACTTAAATATGATTTAAAAGATGAAATAACTATATATAATTTAAGTCAAAAATTTTGCCATGTTTCTAAAAAAGGTCTGCACTGTATTCAGTATACAATTAATGCAGAATACTGTTCAATGTTTTCATTATATTTTTTTTATCTTTATGCAAAACATGGATTTCCTAAAAATTTAGATGCAATAGACACGGTTGTTAAAGAAACATTTATTTCAAATCCAACTAATGTATCAAGAACTTCATGTAAAGCAACGAATAAATTTAAATTAGTAATAATGAGTTTTATTCTTACAGTCATGACAATAATTTCAGATAAGTCTCAAACATTACAGCATGTATATGATATAAATACTGATATGATAAATAAAAATGAATATTATCTTCTTCACCCCTCCATATTTGAATTATTAAATAAGAAACTAAAATTAAATAATGCTCCTTCACCTGAAAAGAATAATTTTCGTAGAAATGGTAAAAATAATGAAAATACTAGAAGAGTATCAAAAAAATCAAACAATAATGTAAAATTAACAAGAAAAGTTAGTACAAATAGAAATAGTCTATAAAACTAATGTTTCCGGAAATGTTTGTCGGGAGAACCTGAAATCTTTAATTTTGGCAATTATTTGCCGGAATGTATAAAGAATGCAGGATTATTGAATTACTAGAACATTGAAATTAGGAACTAGGAGGACTTGCCGGTCCAGCCGGGCCGGTCGGTCCAGCCGGACCCATGAGTCCCTGAGAACCCTGAGGACCAGGAACACCCTGGGGTCCCTGATTGCCCTGAGGGCCAGGAGGTCCCTGTGGGCCAGGAATGCCTACACCACCACTGCCGCCGCTAACGCCTCCTCTCTGAAGAGCCTGAATTACAAACTCTAGACTCTCAATCTTCTTCTCTAGCTCACCGACCTTAGTCTCGAGACGGCGATGCTCCGCCCGACCCTGATTCTGACGATTGTATGAGCCTCCCTGGAATAGAACTGATGACATTTCTGAATCTGTGTGAGGGATGATAAACTACGATTCTACGCAGAACAGAATGAGGGGCCGGTAAAAATTGATTACTTCCCGGGTAGAAGAATAACCAATGCCAATCCCCGTTCGTTGTATGAATTGTGGAAATGTACTAGCAGACCTTTGGCGATATTATGAGCGTAGGGTTGTTGAGCTTCGGGGAGGTCAAGCTGCATCACTATTGATTTTGGATGAGACGAAACTTCCAAAGACTGCTGAAGGCCAGGTATTGGATGAACTTGGGCTTCACCGGTATTGTTGTAGAAAGGAGTTGCTGACCTATAGAGAAACGTATTAAAGTTAATTTCGACACTTCACGGTAGAAGAGGAAATGGAGTTATTCATCCCGTCATTAATTGCACTTTTATTGGGCGCTGTAGTATTTTTTGCTCTACTTCCCAAAATGTCACCATATGTACTCGGCTCATTAGCAATTGTTCTCTGTGTTATTGGAATCTTTCATCATTACAAGAACTTTCCGTATGAATATAGTTCAACACAATTGAAATTCTTATTGCAGGATTTAGCACCTTTCGCAATGCTGGGAGCAGGTATTATCGGGCTTTTAATTGTAATCATGTTATTTTTTGGGAATAGCGCTCCAGCAGTAGCCTCTATCTTACCAGCGATGCCTGAAATGCCATCAATGCCAAACATGCCTTCAATGCCTTCAATGCCAAACATACTTCCGGCGAATAATTCCAATAAGGGTATGTTCAATCTAGCTGGTAATAATGCTAAAAGGAATAATATGGCGTCAACAAATTTCAAGATTACATAATATTAATCTAGGATAGAATGGTTAAAGGCCAGACAAGAAAAATGCGTGCAAATACAAAAAAGGCGCATGCCCCAAAAATGGGACTCAAAAAGTTACGGGCATCGTTTGATTCCATGGAGAAGTTTGTAGATAGTTTAAGCTCCAAGGTCAAGCATTCCTTTTCTGATGCTGTTATTGCATATAAGAATGAATGGCGAAGAGTATTCAAACACGAAATATCTCCGGCTGATGCAGCCGCATATCTTAAGTTCCGATTCAAGCTCAAGGGTAAATCTGCAATGACCCGCCGAACAAAGATGCGGGGAGGTGGTTATGCAGCGACACCTATTGGAGGGGCGCCACTTGATTACCAGACGAGAGCGGGGTTATCAGGTGTTTACGGCAATTTCCCCAGTTATCAGCAAGAGGGACTAGACAGATACTACGGCAGCGCTCTTTCTGCTGATTGTGGAAAGCCGAATGGATTTCCAACGGATGGTTCTGCAGCTTCACAGACGGGAGGATCGTTTAATGCATTGTTCCGCCCATTGCAGAGCGCACCAACAAGTCTTGCGTATACAACAATGATGGAAACGAAAGGTGTTGCACCGTATCCTACAGCTGACCCAGTCGGCCCTGGTGCAATTCGCTCTCAGCCGACGAGCTACATAACCAATGCAAATATGGCGTCTTGGACAAGATCGGCTGCAACAGATATTTACAAATAATCGCAACTCCAAGCATATTAAATCATTTAACTTAAGTGCAGTGCATTTGAATTAAATAATTAACTAGTCCACGGTACCGCTTAATACTTAATAGTATTAACGGTAGTGCCGTGAATCTAGTGATTTCACTAGTCCACGGTACCGCTTAATACTTAATAGTATTAACGGTAGTACCGTGAATCTAGTGATTTCACTAGTCCACGGTATAAACAATCAATTTATACTATGCAAAATAGAGAGGTGTGAATGACTGACGTAAGAACTACAGAACTTCCTCGGCGACTTCTTGATCAGTATTTTCAGACAACACCGTATCCATATACTCGGCACCACATTGATTCTTACAATCAGTTTCTAGAATCAGATTTACCCACAATTATTAAAAGTCAGAATCCCCTTATTGTTGTTAAAGACTTGATTCCTGGTACATCAACATATGAATACAAGGTCGAGATATTTATTGGTGGTGAGAACGGCACTGAACTCAATCTAGGCACTCCAACACTTCAGCACATGGGAGGAGAAGAAGTCCGCCTACTTTTTCCAAATGAGGCCAGACTTCGGGATTTGACATATGCAGCAGGCCTATTCGCTGACATTTTAGTAAGAGTAACCTTTGCATCTGAGAAAAACCCAGAGGGCCAACCGACCGTTCGGGAGACTTTGTTGCCCCAGTTTCCACTATGCGATATACCGGTCATGTTACACAGTAAGGCATGTCTCTTGAATGGTAAACCAGCCGAATTCTTAGAGTCGGTTGGAGAGTGTCCTCATGACCAGGGAGGTTATTTCATCGTAAATGGTTCTGAGAAGATTCTGATAACGCACCAGGAGCAGGCGTTCAATACACTCTATGTTCAGAATCAGGAAGCAGACCCGCAACTTGCCACCTACGCTAGTATCTCATGCTTATCTCCAGAAACGAGACAGGTACGTCGTGCAACATTCGCTATTATAAGGAAGACGGAGGCACTTCATGTTGGTTTACCCTTTGTCCGAAAGACTATACCAGTCTGCATCTTATTTAGAGCTCTCGGCATTGAATCAGACGAGGAGATTACTACCAATATTATGTCGAGCCTAGAATCTGAGGAGCTGAAGATTCTCGAACCATTTTTAATTGCGTGTTTCACTGATGCATACCCAATCTTGGACACATACTCGGCGATTCAGTATATCAAGACTCTTACTAAGGGGTTTGGTGAAGAGCATGTTCTCGATATTATACACAATCAGATGTTTGCCCATGTACCAGATTCTCCTGGGTCTCGGGCGGCCTATTTGGGCGATTGTGTAAGAAAGATTTATAGAGTCTATTGTGGATTGGACACTAAGACAGACCGTGACGATATACGAAACCAGCGGTGCCTAGTCTCGGGATTCTTAACTCAGACACTCTTTCAGGGCGTGTATAAGATATGGTCAAAGACGGTTGGCCGTGCAATTGATGAGGAGTACAATTACAACAAGTCAGTCTATAGGGGCGAGAGTTTCATGAATATCTTTTCTGAGAGTAATGTCGGTGAGATTTTTCGGTCACCCATGAAAAACCCAGATATGATTACACGTGGATTAATGAGAGGCTTTAAAGGAAAGTGGGGTACAGGCGTGGGACCAGATAAGGCTGGTGTGCTACAGGCTCTGTCCCGTCTTTCATATATTGATTTCATGAGTCATTGTCGACGGGTAGTCTTGGAGTTCGACACGACGATGAAACTCACCGGTCCCCGTCATCTTCATACGAGTCAGTATGGCTATTTTTGCACGAATGAGACTCCAGGAGGTGGGAGTATCGGTATTGCGAAAAACTTGAGCGTCTTGACAGCAATCAGTATAGCAACACCCATGATGGAATTCTTAAAATGGCTATTCAATCGGGGCTATATTATACGAGTGATTGACGCCGTTGGAAGTCTGAGAGCGATGGCAGTACCAGTCTTCATAAACAATGGTCTAGTGGGTTATACACTGTCGGCAAATGAACTAACACGGACTGTGAAACTCTTGAAATGGACGGGTTGTCTTTCTGCGTCGGTTGGAGTGGCCTTCTTTATTCGTGATAGGCGTATTTTATTGAACTTTGACGAGGGTCGTCCAGGGCGACCTCTCCTGCATATGGAGCCGTGGGGTCCTGATAGATATCCTAAGGCGAAGCTGGCTGCAGCTGGAACCGTTTGGCGGGATATGATTATGGGGTCACTTCCACAGACACAGGACCACAGTCTATCGTGGGTTGGATTCGTGGACCCATTAAAAGAGAGACAGGGTGTGAGCATGCAGGACTATATTGAATACTTGACTCCATATTGCGGTCTCATTGAATACGTGGACCCCTATGAACACAATGAGTGTCTCGTGGTGAATTTCTTGGAGCAGGTTGATGTGAATACCACCCACGTTGAAATCCATCCGTCGACGATTATGAGTGCGATTACGAATTTGATACCTTTTTCACACCACAATCAGTCTGTTCGCAATCAGCTCGGCGATTCTCAGTCAAAACAGGGTCTCTCGGTGTATGCGTCAAATGCGAGTATGCGATATGACAATCAGGCACAGATACTGACGAATGGGTCGCCACCTCTCGTGCGGACTTTGTACTATGATTATTTGGGCCAAGGAAAGTTGCCTTATGGAACAAATATTATCTTGGCGATGGGGATGTTTGCAGGATATAATCAAGAGGACGGCATTGTAATCAATCACGACGCCTTACAGCGGGGTCTATTTAATTCAATCCACTATCGCAGCTATACGGTCTTTGAAGAGGACGATGAAATGGCCAAGACTAAGACGAGAATTGCGAATCCTGTGTCTGTTCCTAAATGGACGGATATGAAGCCTGGAATGGACTACTCTAAATTGGACGAATCTGGAATAGTGAAGATTGGAGAATACGTTGACGAGAATACAATATTAGTTGGTAGGTCTATGGAGCTTCCCAATGGCCGTATAGCTGATGCATCAGAGGCTGCACAAGTGTGGACACATGGGCGTGTTGAATCTGTAGTCGTGTTAGTGAACAACAAGGGTTTGAGAATTGTGAAAATCCGATGCGTAGAATACAGGGTGCCTGAGTTGGGCGACAAGTTCTCGAATCGCCATGGTCAGAAGGGGACAATTGGCATGGTTGTGCGATCACATGATCTGCCCCGTACAGTCTCAGGGATTGTTCCAGATATGATTATGAATACCCATGCAATTCCTTCTCGTATGACGATTGGTCACGTCATTGAGATGGTAATGGGCAAGATTGCAGCGAATGTTGGCGCCATCTCAGACGGCACGGCGTTCACGGATGATGGGCGATTGACAAAGCAGATGAATAGCGCTTTAGAGCAGCTCGGATTTGAGAAATTCGGAAATGAAATCTTGTATGATGGAACATCTGGAAAGCAGCACAGTGTTGATATGTTTATCGGTCCCATTTTCTCAATGCGTTTGAAACACATGGTGGAGGATAAGTGGAATGCCCGTGGAAAGGGCAGACGAGAACAACGGACGCATCAGCCGACGGGTGGTCGTGGTGCGCAGGGTGGGTTGCGTATAGGTGAGATGGAACGGGATGCTATTCTTGGGCATGGAATCAGTGCCTTCGTCAATGAATCTTATATGGTACGTTCAGATGGTGCGAGTTTCAGAGTCTGTAAGGGGTGTGGTACGATTCCGATTGAGAATCCGAAGACTGGCTTATTCATCTGCCCTTTGTGTACTGGACCGGTCAGCTATATTGGGTCAGGGGCTCAAGATTTGGAGATAATTCCTCCAATTCGTAAGACCATGGTTGCACCTGTTGTGGTTGAGATGCCTTATGCATTCAAACTCTTATCACAGGAAATGGAGACGTATATGAATATTAGTATGCGTATCATGACTGAGAAGGATTTACTTGTATTGAGTGGTGTGGCAAAATCGGATTTACCAGAATATACGGATGGTAAAGGGCCACGGGAAGGGATTGTCTTGCAGGAACGAGTATTGCCTGAGGCAGCCGTTCCAGAGTATAGAGAGATTGAGGAGGGGCCGACTGAGGCGTCGCCAGAACTTTTGATGAAGTTGGGTGCTATACCGAGAGTTACACCGACTGTGACTGATGGTGATTCTGTTATAATTGATGCTACAGGTGCGCCAACAACGATTAATATTGCTGCTCAGGCCGCTGCAACCCTCCAGTCACCGACAGTCCCTGGGTCTCTTGTTCAGACTGAGCGGGGACCGATGTTCCAACCAAATCCGACAACAGTGACAGTTGTTCCACCGGCTCGGTCTATTCAAGTGATGCCTGGTGACGCATCGGCAGTAGAGGCCGATGAAGAGCTTGGAGGCGAGCAGATAAATGCGTCAAATAGTATTCCACAAATAGCTCCTACAGCCCCTATGTCACAGCCTATGATGATGGGTCCATCGTATGGATATCCTCAACAGGGTTATCCTTATCCTCAGCAAGGATATCCTCAGCAGGGTTACCCTCAACAGGCATATCCCCAGTATAATCTATCGCCCTATCCTGGTGTAAATATGGGTCCTGGTTCTGCGATATATGCGTCTCAAACAGCTCAGCCGGCACAACCGGCTCAGATGTTTACATCGGGCGTTCCTGGTGCCCCACCGACATTTGCAGTCCAGACTGACCCAACGTCTATGGCGCAGTTTGCACAACCGCAGGGACCTAAGCCAAAGAAGAGCTTCACATTGAAAAAGGGTAGAGTGGGATTCGCACCTGGCGCAGGTGAAAGCGAGGGTCAACAGTCAGGTGGTTCAAGTGTGACAGTGACCGTTTCTAAGATGGGCTAATTTACTTCTTGCCGTACATGGCGTTAATCTCTCGCTCAAGCCCTCTTGCAGCACCCTCTCTCATTCTTTCTGCAGCACTCATTTCACTCATACTAAACGCCATTCCACCGGCTGGAGCTGAACCCATCTTTCTGAAAAATTTCTTCATCTTCTCCTCCTTTGCATGTCTTGCAGCCTTCTCCTCCTTAGTCTCAGGCTTAGCCTTCGCAGCTGCCGCAGCCGCAGCTGAAGCCTTTTCCTCAGCCTTTTTTGCTAACTTAGCAAGTACAGCCTGCTGCCCTGAGAGCTTTGCAGCCGTAGCACCTACTGCACTGGCAGCGGTCATAGCAGCCTTTTCAGCATGTCTTGCAGCCTTTGCAGCCTTTTCTTGCGCAGCCGTAAGCTTGGGAGGAGACGCACTGCGGCTTCTAGAGGCGCTACGACTTCTATTGCCAGATGAGCGATTCCCAGAACGGCGAGTCTTATTTGGTGATGGCATTCTATTATAATAAAATACTTAATTCTAAAATACTTAATTCTAAGAATACTTAAATCTAAGAATTAATGATTGGATAAATGCTATTTTAAGAAGACCCCCATGCAGAATTTAATTCAGAACTAGCGTCGCTAGTGGCATCAACGTAATCGCATTGTAGCACCTTTTTGGGAACAGCTGCTGCTGTCGGACTATCATTAGCCGCAGGGGGGCATGTATCGTCTGATGATTCCCCAGCCTCTTTACCAAAGCGCATCTTATTCCAGTAACGAGGATTGCGTCTTACATTCGTGTAACGGGCTCGTGTTATTAATACGAATGCAGCAAATGCTCCAACAAGCACAATACAGAGATTCAATAGATAAGATGAGATTAATCCCTTTGACTTTATAAACATGAGTGACGAAATAAAGGTCAATGATATGAATAGGACTTGTAAGAAATATAGTGTGTCTAGTTTATTATTATTTGCCCATTCGTTAATTTCCCCCTGTCTATGTGTAATACCTGCATTAATATCTGATACGGCTAATTGCTTAGCTGCAACACTATTTATATCATTTGCCATGTCCTTCAAATCATTTGTACGAGTAATATAATATGCCGTAGATGTTAAATTGTTGTCTGCACCCTTCAAGTCTTCACTTAAATATGTGAATCTGTCCTGTTTAAGGGCCTTTATACGATTCATGGCCTGCATTGCATTATCACCAGCATAATCAATCTTGTCACCCGCACTCATTTGAGAGAAATATGAGGACAATTCAAAATCGGCTGTAGTTTTCGCATTACTAATGCTATCTGTTAAAGATGCCATCTACTCTATTATCGTTTAATTATTTAATGTGATTGCAAGGCAAACAGATTGAATAATAGGAATTAGTTGATGTATCATTCTTTGGTGTTTTTGTATAGATAAAAGAGAAGTCCAAGAGCGACGAGATTCATGAATCCGTAGATTGCGAGTAGATTCCGGGATGATGAATTTTTTTCTAGAGAATATTCTATCATTGACGATTGGATATCAGTATTCATATCATTTTTCTGAAGTTGTTCGGAATGGTCTTTTAGGTTTCTACGAGCATTATCAAGGTCACCATTCAATCTATTCACGCCTCTATCGCCGTAATATGTCTCCAATGTGTTGAGTCTAGAATTAACGAGAGCCTTCATGACCAAAAGTATAGTATTAAGCTTCGTATTTAATGATTGTGCAGCCTCTTTCAATACGGGGTCAACAGGGCGAGATGTATTTGTCGCATCAGTTAAAATTTTCTGCATAGCCCATATGTATCGCTTGTAATAAAAGCAATACTCCTTCTTGATATTTTCTCTCAGGACTTTTGATTTGGATGCAAAATCGCCCGCAGGGTTTTCTTGTCCTCCAAATTGCGGATTTGCAGAATTAATTGGTTTTGCGTTCGTATTTGTAAGAAGTGTTTCGACCCAAGAATTCAATGCTGCGGAGTTCACGGTACCATCGCTATTAATGACTGTCGTGGATGGTATGCATGTTTGATTACCGGAGTATGTGGCAGTAACATTTTGTTTTGTTAATGACATAGTATCAGTAGATTGAAATTCATCACAAAACCCTAAATCAGACATCTATTATCATTTGATATTAAATTCTATCTGCCAGTTCAAGCATTTTTAGATCTTAAATACATCGCTCCAAGTAAAATAACACCTACACCTAAAACAACGACAAGGCCACTAAGAACCATTGGATTCTGATATAATGGTACTTCACTGGGTGCAGATAACATTGCCTGGAATGCTGTTACTGCCGGAGGTATATTGATTTGCCCCGTAAATCCAATCATTTGGAATATCATCAGTATAGAGATTGACGCCATAAAGGTGCCGAGAGCCATTAGAATTGGTATAGTTGATGGGCGGACTTCAGAAAAAAGACCATAGGCGACTTCCTTAGACGTTACTGCTTGTTCAGGATGTCCACGATTGTCGTATCTTTCTTGATTTACTAAATAGCCTTGTGATTCCCCAATCTCATCTGATGCATCCTCTAAAAACGTGTTGAGTCGCTTTTTGATATCCAAGAGATTTGAATAGTATTGCCCGATTGGTTGAAAGGCGCCAGATATATCTGCAGGTGATACTGGTGGAGCGGTTGGAGGTCTATATATGTATGCTCCTTTAGGAACTCTTGTAGCCGCACCTCGTTGGACTTCGGATATTATATATGATGCATCACTATTTCGTTCCTCTATAGATAATTGATCAATAGTATCGCCTATTTTCATCAAACCTGGTACGTCTGTATCTGCTACTATTACAATTTTAGTATGCGGACCATCGAATGCCCAATATGCTGTAGAAAAATAAGGGCCGTTATATCTTTGCTTTCCAATCACAAAAATTCTTCCAGCAATATAGTCTCCATATAGCGTCCCCAAGTCTTGTGCTTGCGGATTAATCTTAGAGTCTAACTCTCTAATATAGTTTGATAGCACATCTTCACTCATGGAACATTGTGTGTCATAATCATATTTAATCGCTAAAAAATCCTGTTTGTAATTATTATTCTGCGGCATTATAAGGCCCCTCTAATTTATGTGATTTATTTACCGTTGAGTGCGAATTAAGCACTCAATACGGATAGCAACAACTGATGAAATGTAATTTCAGCAGTTGGAGCTACGCAACACATACACGATAAACCGTGTATTCTCCTGCAGACGGAGAAGGGCGTGTAATCTTTATAATATCTCCTGGAATTGACCCAATGACTCGGGTAATCGGGTCCTCATGATAGCGAATCAAAGGGAACTGTGCAGGTGTAGTAATATAGAGGCTCTTCATTAAACCATCGTGCTGCTCTCTCGGCACGATTTCGTGCGGCGGCACTAGATAGTGCTTGAGCGGATTCATTTGGAAACTGTCAATATAGAAGAAGCTCAACCGGAGATTTCGTTTGCTCCAAACCATGTTCGCTGCCGCATTAAACACTGGAACAACCGGCTCATTAATTAGGCAGATAACACTTGTCTGTGCAGGGTCAACCGGAGAACCGAGTTTGTCCACCTGTCTTGAACTCTGGTCTGCTGCTGCACCGATAGGAGTCTCAAGAGATGTCAAGAATCCTGGTAGCTTCTGCTTCAGTCGTTGTAGGAATATGTAGATACGAACATTCTGTGTGGGCGGATTCATGCCTTCCCGAGCCTTCACCGTAAACTCGAGGGCCTTGCCGTTTGGTGTGGCCGCAAGAGCCTCACGAATCTCATTCGGACCATATTTCTCTACACCAGTCGTGTCATAACCACGCTCATGTAGTACTTCAAGAAGAACTTGTCTAGAACGAAAGACCTTTTCAATATACTGTGCCATGTATCTATTATATAGGGAATGGTTATACTCAATTTTAGGTGTTTGTAAATAATCGAGTTAATTATCTTCACATCTTAATGATAGATATGAAGGGGGATATTGAAGGATTTACTATTGATAATCTATTTAACGATGTATTGAAAATTCCAAAATCTAGTATTACAAAAACAACAAAAGCTCCGAATCCCGGCAATGCACGTGCAAATTCTAATAGGGTTAGATGCGCTACTTCAGCTGCTCAACCTGAGACAAGTCTTAGAAGTGGTGCAAGTTCATCTGTAACTTCAACTGTAAATGCATACACTCCTCCAGCATTTTTAAAGACTCTTTTACAAAAAGAAAAGGAGTCCGTTGAAACTCTTTTAAAGTTGGCATCAAAGGTCGGACCCGTAGTGAATACAATGGTTGAACATGAAAAAGCATATGATGCCGCATTTGAAGCAGAGACCCAAGCACCTATTCCTACATACGGGTCTAGCTTGCAAGGCTTTACACTTTTATTATTTTATGTTGCATATTTTGCTCTTATGATTGTTATAACTATTTATGTGAATGCAACGACAGGAAATGCTGGAGCGGCAGCAGGTACATTTGTAGGATTCATTGTTCTTGGATTTATATCGATGGGTGTGATTCGGCGTTATGGTTAAATCTGTCTAGACTTGTCTTCGCTCCTCATCATACGCTTCAGCGTCCTCTTCCGTGTTGAACACGAAGAGGCCACTGTAGAATTTACTCTCCTTCGGCTTTCCGAATTCGTCCTCCAGGCGGCGATTGAGTTCAGCCTGGGTCAGTTTCTTACCTGCACCTCCAACGGCCTCATACCAATAACGGTAGGCTCGCCAGATGTCTGATAACGTCGCCTTCTCGTCACTGTCCCGGTCAATGCGCATACGACCGAAGCGGAACTTGGCATAAGAGTCAAAGGTCTCACGGTACTTGAGAGACTCGTTCATGACCACCTCGGGCGCAGGCTCAAGAGTTCCATTGTCTGAGACGGCATACTCGGTCACGTAGATATGGACTAGGAGCGCAAAGAAGGACTCACGCCATCGCTTCAGCTTCACATTCAGATTCATGTCTTTCAAGAACACATTCGGCTGACCGAGCTCCTTATCACCAGGATTGACGAACTTGCTCTCAAAGGGGATGAGACGAACACGACGCCACGTGCCTCTGTCCATGGTATTGATGGCCGGTAGCGAATTGCACATCATAAAGAGCTTACCTGCAACCTTGAAACGGTCCTGGTCGCCATACAAGGCACGAGCCTCAACTGCATCCTCACCACTGAATTGCTTCATGCGACTCGTATTGAGCGGCTCCCTGTCATCCGGCTCCTGCATATAAATGAATCGCTTGTTCTTGATACTCATGATATCAGGATTCGCTGCACCAGACTCCGGCCGCTTACGAGTCAATGCAGTTGACTGGAGGGATGACTGGTAGTCGCCAAGAGTCATCACCATGAGGTCGACGAGTTTCGACTTTCCATTGCCACCTACGCCTTGTAGAGTGTAGTAGCACTGCTCACGATTCTTGCCTTCGAGGCAGGATGCCAGGAGTTTGAGAACCCAAGCCCGGAGTTCTGGCCGGGGGAAAAGCTTGGCGAAGAAATCGGCAATTTCGGCCTGATTGGGGTCCTCTGGGTCATACTCACGATAGTGAAGTGCCTCGTGTTCGGGCATATCCCGTCCTGCCTGGAAGGTTACATAGTCGTCTGGAGTGCCGTGTTCAAAGAAGTTGTAAGGGTCACCCTCAGCCTTGCTCATGCCCTTCATCTTACCAGGATTCGCAGGGTCCGGTTTGATGGCGTCCAGCCGGATAACTCCGTTGGCGCAACCGATGCGGTGGGGATTGGAATTCAGCTTTCCCTCGAAATCCTCCTCATAGAAGAGGCCGATACACTCTTTCATGACGCTGTCCTTGAATCCGCAATTATACATTTTGGTCTCGAGTTCAGTTAGTTCGGAGAACTTCTTGTCCTTGACGTCGGCCCGCTGCAACTCCTGCTTCTTCGTGATGAACTCGATTGCTGACTCGGCATCCTTGATTTGTGCGTCGACCTCACGACCCTCATCAATCTTGTTCTGGTCACGCAGTCCCTTGCGCTTCTCGATTAGCTCGGTAAGCGATGCATTGAGCGCCGAGAGACTGTTGTTGTTGGTTGCGATTGCCTCCATCTTGTTGTATTCGGGGTCGTGCTTGAATCGCTCTCGGGCCAACGTAATCATATCAGCCACGTCAAGACTAATCTTGTTTCTGAGGGACATGCCCTGATTGATTCGCTTCCAGAGATGGAGGTCGGCGTTAAACTCGAACCAGTCCGTACTGCGATTGTTGACTGCTGCCCGATATGTGTCCTGGAACATGCGCTTCATGAGTCTGGCCACGTGATTGTGAGTGGGTGCAATGCTGTGGAGGACATAGCTGACGAGGTCCTTCTCGATGATTTGCTTGTATGCCTCGTAGTTGTCCTCCTTGGCCCAGTGACGAAGGCTGCGAATCGTGAGACGACGCCCGTCACCCTCCTTCCGCATTCCCAAGTCCCAATCCCGTTTCAGTTTCGTGATATCGGTTTCAGAGAACTTGGGCGACCTTGCACTGAATTCTAGCCAAAGGTCGAACATCTCTGCGCTCGGCGATATCGAGTGGAGACACCAGCCAAGACGCATCCAGGTGTCATATCCATCGGCCCGTTTAGAGTCCAAGCAGTTGCGAACAAAGAGCTTGACAAGCTCAAGGTCCTCATACGTCGTGTCGCCCTCTTGACCGAGGCAATCTGTTTCGTTAATGATAGTATTGTGTAGAATCTCACCAGAGATGTCGAGCGTGGTGTTGTCTACAGCTGCTGGAGCTGGAGCTGTACCATATGACTGATTACTGGTAAGACGCTCATAGAGGGGCTTGATTTCCTCCTTGACCTCATTGTCATCTGCATCCAGATTGTAACGGACACTGAGAAGCTCAAGGAGTTCTCTTGAATCGTAGTGAACATAAGGCTCATTGGTCCAGCTGTCATTTGCCGGCGTATAGACCTGAACTGCCTTCAAATCGTATGCAGGAATATTCGGTTTGCTCTCACCATAGAGGAACCAGCCCTGCTTCCGTGTGCAGGATTCGTCGTAAATTTCGACAGATGGGTTCGTGAATCCGGTACCCTTGAAGGCCTCTGCGATGGCGTCTTGGCCCATCATCCAGCGTCTGAGAACGGCTTGCTTTTCATAAGAAAGGACAATATCTGGACACTGGATGTGGACACCGTCTTTGATTGCACCCTTGCTCTTGTCCTCGTAGGCCTGGGGACGCAAGCATACGAAGAAGCGTAGGAGTGAATAGTTGCTGAGGTCGAAGAACGTGTTGAGACCTTCGACGAGCTTCTCATTGAATGCACGGATGTGACTGAGTTCGAAGGGGTGGTCAAGAGCTCTGTCCCGACGATAGCGGAAGTCGAGGTCAATTACCAGGGGCTTCGGCCCTGCAGAATGTGGTTGCTCAATGATATTCATTGGGCGACCTTTTTCTTTGAAGATATATGTGTGTACATGATTAAGAAACTCCTCATATTCTGAATCAGGAATGTAGTATTTGCCACCGGTCTGAATCGTTATAGTGGCAGGGACACTCTTATCCCCGTCTTGAATGTGATGACGTTGAAGGAATTCTCTCAAATTACTTGACATCGTGTGCCAGTGGATACTATAAACCTAGAAACAATTTTTGGGGCGGCCTTTTTTAACGAAAGAGTTGTCTCAACAATATCTGATGGTTTTTAACCAGCGGTTTAAAATTGAACCCTGATATAACATAGATAGACAGTACTATGAAGTTCTGTCCTACATGCAAGTATTATCTGTATTTGAAATCTACTGATGAAACGTTAACCCGGCAGTGTGTAAACTGTGGTTATTCAGAGGTTGATACGAAGGGAGGTCTCGTTTCAGAAACTCTTGTTCAACAGAAATCGTCTGAGGCGTTTAAGATTATGATTAACGAATTCACCCGACAGGATAACACGTTGCCGCATATTAAGATGATTCCTTGTCCGAAGGAGATGTGTCCGACGAATCAGGGCGGTGTTGAGCGGGATGTGATTTATATGACGTATGATGCAGCTGGTAAGAAGAATTTGTATATCTGTAATGTGTGTGGCGAGCAATGGAAGTCTAGAAGCTAAAGCTTCTAGACCAGACCTCGCCTTTGGCGAGGAAGTCACGTAGCTAAAGCTTCTAGACCAGAGGCTGCCTCTGGCAGCCAAGTCTAGAAGTTAAAGCTTTTCAACCAGAGACTCCCTTATTTTCAATAAATACAATAGGGATGGCGTGTGAGGAAGTCAAGTCACAAAAATACCAAACCCGAAAATCACCGCCCTTTCATGCAAGAGAATGTAAGAATCTTACAAAAAAGGGGAAAGATGGAGACTATATATCAAAGGCAGATGCAAAGGGTATTTATAAATGGGTAAAAGTGAGCGCCTCTAAAACTCGTAAAGTCCCAAAGGGTACTAAATCATATCTTACACATGATAACGGATCTAGACCATTTCGTCTAGAAGTATCCGGCAAACATGTAGAAATTTATAGGGGTCACTATAAAAACTTACCAGATGGAAGTAAAGACTGGAATGCACCAATGGAATATGACGAGTTAGTAAAGAAACTTACTGTAAAAGAGGTGCATATTGGTCAAAGCCCATGTAATTCCGCCATATATATAACAGATGCATGTGGTACCTTTGGTAAAGGTAATTCAATCTTACTTCATCTAAGTGGAAATAAATATATGTTTGTGGGTGATTGTATTTATGAATTCTCTATGGACGATGATTTTGAAGCGTATTATTCTGTTATAGGGAATAACGATGTTCCATATCCAGTTACAATAGGAAGTAAATATGTCTACATGATGTTAGACCGTATTTTTATACCAAAGGATTTATTTAAGGCAAAAATGAATTCTGCAGAATGGGCCGATGCCTACGCATATTATTACGGATTCAAAGATTTTGAAACTGGTGAAAGCTGTTATAAAAAGTATGGAATAAGAGCAAAGCAGCGGAAAGTCTGTGAAAAGGAAGCAAAAGAGCGGCACAGTAAGTTAATAAAGGGTGCCGATAAAAAGATGAAGGGATTAAAAGTTATTCGGGACAGAGGATTTGACTAAATTTGAACTATACAAACCAACAAGTATGTTTCAATGACTGACCATAAACTCTATGAAAAAATTCTCGATATCACCATCGTTCTAAGGGATGTCCACGACCTATTCCGACCATCGAGTTCTCAAGATATCAAGAATCTTATTGCATCCAAGATGAAGGCTAAAAAGAAAGAACCTAAGGCACTAGAACAACTTTATATTCTTGAAAAGATGATTACAGAATTGAGGGAGACCTTTGTCACGGCAAAAGATGAATATATCGCAGAAAATAATACAATAGAATAGATGCACCTTTATGAAAGGGCACCCTATTATTTTGTAATACATATATTGCTAGGTTTTGTAGCAGCCTGGATACCACTTGTTGGTGGTCTAGCAGTCGCATATCAACTTACACAATACATATTGGATATTCGCTTTTTTCCAGTAGAATTGAGGGTTGCACAGGGAAATAATATCTTGCATACGGGTGTCAAGCTTGGTGAGATGGTCGCTGGTTATATAGCAGGCCGTTACGTAAAAAAGAACATTAATAATAGATGAATACAGCTACCCAACGCAAAAGGCTGAGTTATGCAGAGAGAAAGATGGCTAAAACATTAGCACAACAATCGATGGGTGCTACAACTGTAATGAATCCATTATCTAGCATCCGGCCAAAAAGGCAGACTTTGCGAGAAAAAAGGTTAGCAAGACAAACTGTGATGCAAGCTGTACCCACAATGCAGTATGCAACGCAGTACACAATGCCAGCTGTACCCACAATGCAACCCACAATGCCAGCTGTAGCCACAATGCCAGATGTAGCCACAATGCAACCCACAATGCAACCCACAATGCAGCCCGCAATGCAGCCCGTAATGCAGCCCACGATGCAAGCCACAATGCAACCCACAATGCAAGCTACAATGCCAGCTGTAGCCACAATACAACCCATAATGCCAGCTGTAGCCACAATGCAACCCACAATGCAAGCCCCAATAATATATAATGCAATTTCTGGACAGGCAAATGCCCGTCTTCATGGTAAATATGTTCAATTTCCAAGGATAGGAAAAAGAGCCATTAACGATAAATTATTAACTATAGCAAATAAAGAGACTGACTATACAAATGAGGGTAAAAGAATAAGAGACCCTTCTGAAAAACTCAACTACATAAAACGTATATGGATGGTTGCAAAAGATGTTACACATAAATTAAACTTTGGTGATGTAATTGCTAAGTATCAAAGGATTCTTAAAGTTAACCCTAAAAAACTATCAAAAGAGGACTTGAAACTGTTTGTTGTTTCTGATAAGAGAGCTAGAACATGGAAAAATTATTTAACACCAAAGTTTTTAAGAGGTAATAAATATAGTGGGCAATATGTAACACCAAACTTAACTAGAAAAAATAAGCAGAGAATCATAGGAGATTTGAGTGAAGAAGCAATTAGAAACTATCAATTAAATGCATATAATGAATTAATTGGAATTATGATTATATTAATGGAAAAGGCTCGTGATAAATATGCAGTCATGAGCATTTCTAAAATTGTAGAACATCAAAGGTTTGGAGGAATTGATAGAACAATCATTGGGCTTGGAGGTGGAGGTATTTTCCAAATTAAGAATCTAACAGAGGATTATGTTCAAGGAATATTTGGATATAATTCAGATGAAAGATTAGAAACTTTATATACGATACTTAAAAATCAAAAAGGCTTTATAGATTATACTAAATTTCATCCAAAATCTGCTGAAAGTAGGCAATTTGACGCAATGCTTGGAGTTTTTGTTTTGAAGGTTACATTTGCACCCTTATTTTTTTATCTAATAAAAATAGGTGCTTTTACTGCAATTAGCACAATAACATCTATTATATTAGGTGTAACAGGGGGTGCAGCAGTTGCTACAATTCTTTCATATATGACATATACAATGCATAGAGGACATAAACGTAAAACTCTATTGAAAGAGATTTTTATTAATATACATGAGGCAATATTTAATAAAGATAATACACTGCAATTTGAAGATGTAAAAGATGAGCTTTTTATTTACAAAGATGTATTATCTGAAGATGAAAGAGATATATTAAGTAATGATGGACCAGATATAGATAGTAAGAGTAAAAATAAAGAAATATATGAATATACAGGTAAATTTTTGAGGGCAAGAAAAGCTCATCTTGACATAATTATGGCTCCCTATATTGAAAGATTAAATATAAAATTAAAAGAGGATAGAGAACTGCAACTAAGGTCTGCGCCTAGATTAGGTGACACCGTTGTGCATGCTCTTTTATAAAAATATTTACCGTGGAGTGCTATAAAAAGAATATTAAGCACTATTAGAATGTCTTCAACCAGTAATTTTTTACAAGATTTAGTATTTGAATTAAAGGAGAATTTGAAAGAATTGCAGGCTGATAGAAAGTCATACGGCTCGCCTTATAAAGCCATGCGTTCTCAAAGTCGTGGACGTGCCCGTTCTGAGCCTACTAGAGCTTCTCGGCGAAAGATGAGAGCTTCTGAAGGCTGCATGGCTTTACTTGAGAATCACTGCGAGTACATGAAGAGTGTGATTTCCAGAATTGAAAAACACCTTAATTAATCTTCTTCAAATCGCATATCAAGTTCTGCATCCAATAAGCCTCCGAGCATCGGAGGAAACGACATCCATTCGATTCCACTAGGTGAATTCGCACCGAACCGCTTAGCATGAAACAGCCTGTACGGCTTCGTCTTTTTTTCCATGAGAATGGCAAAATAGACGACCTGGTCCTTTCCAGCAAACCACCCTCTCATAGCAAATTCCTGTAACATATTCTTATAGGCTTCCCCAAACTCCGTCCATGCGGCAGCGTCTCCAACAATGCATCCTCCCCCGAGCGTAGTCTCTGGTACAGGATACATCATCGGCTTCCCCTCATTCCAATCATTCACAAACGATTCAGGTATCTTCTCGATTTCAAGAAAGGTAAGTCTATCTTCTTCACATAGAGTATCCACTTCAGAAGGAAAGGTCATATAGAAATCCTGAAGTGCCTTGTAGCGTTGAATTCCCATATCACACCAGATAAACCATTTACTCTGGAAGGTATTCGCTAAAACGGCAATTCTTACAAATTCTTGTTTGAGCGCCCATATTGCATATAGTTCGGGATTGTGCAAATGTTTTTCGGGGTCAATTAACAGCTGCTTTTCCCAGAACGCCATCATGGGTGGACAGGTCATTGCAAAAGAGTCGAAGGGTCGAACAATCACCTTCGTTTTATTGAGAAACTCTCTGCGCCATTGATATATTTCAAGGGCGTAGGTTTCAGTTGTGAAAATCACCATGGTACATGGAATCTTACAGAAGTTTTGAATCCATGCTCTGTACTTTCCAATATCATGTTTGGATTTGTCGAGAGGATAGAACGCCGTGACTACGGTTGTTTCGGATAGATGCATCTAATTATAGATGAATAAGATATTTAGACCTGTGGGCTAATGTAGACCTGTGGTCTAAAGTGACCAGAATATTTAAGATTTAGATGTCTATTGAATCGGTTCAAATTCCCTGGTATTATATGTGGAGTCAGAAATATGCATTCTTCCACCATCTATTACAAGATGATATGAAGGAATATAATCTAAAACTCAATCCAATTTTCTTAGACCAGAGTGTATTTGATTCTAATCTCTATAAGGATGAGGGTAAGCATGCGTGGAATGGATTTAGTCTTAAGATTGACCTATTAATCGAGCGTCTTAAGACTGCTGAGTTAAATAGAACTCCTTACATCCTATTCACTGACGTAGACATAATTGTAAAGCCTGGTATTTATGATAGGTTGAAGCCTCATATTGAATCAAATACCTCAATGGTCTTTTTAAAGGAGGGAGAGCATCTTAATATCGGGTTTATACTTCTCAAGGTTTGTCCAGAAGTCTTGAGCTTCTGGGAACTCGTAAAAGCCAGGATGGTTGAAGAGCCGAATCATGACCAGATGTATGTAAACCAGTTGATTGGTGAATATCCTGGAACGTGGACTACGTTTGATAATCAGAGATTCACATGCTCAAATACTTGGGATGGTAATACGCCGTTTGTAGTTATGCAACCCCTATCAAGTTGTTTAGGGAAGGAATTTGACTTTGCTGAGAAAGTCTTTTATGCGGCTCAATATACGAATATTGAACAATATATGAAACATGTTCCTCAGGATATTGTTCCTTTCATTTACCGGTTTCAGGAAATTCTCATTCGGTCTCATCAGCAGGCTAAAAAATAATGCGTCCCAATCGTAATTTCCTTTCCGGGCCAGATAGTATATGGAATTCGTTGAAAAGGCACAGGCACTTCTAGCTGAAAATGCACTTTATGTTGGCGTAGGCCTTGTTCTAGCCCTTCTTCTTGCAGGGTTTATCTGGTATTCCATGTCTCGTGGATCATCTGGAAAGGGTGTCCTTGAGAATCAGGCCCGTATGAATATGGCGACAACGGATGTTCCAAATGATGCGGCGAGAGATGATCCTGAGGTTGGAAATGCTCCTGAGCATCCGATGCCTAGTCAGGAGGAGCTAGAGAAGCAGCTCGCCGCTATTAGTCAGATGAATGAGAATGCTTCTGAGTAATATAGGTTAAGTTTTTAAAAATTTTTAGTTAACAGATGAATGAAAGTCAGCTGTTGAGTAAAAATATTGCTACATTATTATATTCACGCTCTTCTTCTTCTGGAATATGTGCGCCATGTTCTGGAACTTCTGGAGCAGTAGGTAATGGTGATACTGGGCCAACTGGACCTTCCGGATATTCTACAAATACTGGTGCCACCGGTCCAACTGGAGCAACAGGTGAAATGGGACCAACAGGACTAGCTGGTAGTGCAACAAATACTGGAGCGACGGGTGATACTGGGCCAAGAGGTGCTACTGGTACAATTATATTTAGTGGATCTACGGGTCCTCCAGATCCTGATTTAGGTTCTGTTGGAGATTTTTATTTTGACACATCAACGGGTATATTATATGGTCCTAAAACATAAGATTTCTTGAAAATAGTCCCTATTGCTTAATAGATGCCTTGGACAACATCGACGGTGTTAAGAGGAACACCAGGAGCAACCGGTCCTACTGGGCAAGGTGTACCAGTAGGAGGTGCATCTGGTCAAATTTTATCAAAGAAGACAAATTCTGATTATGATACTGAATGGATTAATAATACGGGAGGTGGAGGTGGTGCTGGAGCAACTGGAGCAACTGGAGCTACTGGAGCTACTGGTCTTGGTGTAACTGGAGCAACTGGAGCTACTGGTATTGGTGTAACAGGAGCAACTGGAGCTACTGGTCTTGGTGTAACAGGAGCAACTGGAGCTACTGGTCTTGGTGTAACAGGAGCAACTGGAGCTACTGGTCTTGGTGTAACAGGAGCAACTGGAGCTACTGGAGCAACAGGAGTAACAGGAGCAACTGGTGCTACTGGTCTGGGTGTGACTGGAGCAACAGGAGCAACTGGTCGAACTGGTTCTACAGGAGAAACTGGTTCTACAGGAGCAACTGGAGCGAGTGGTGCAACTGGAGTAACTGGTTCTACAGGTCAAACAGGAGCGACTGGTTCTACAGGAGCGACAGGAGTAACTGGTTCTACAGGAGTAACTGGTTCTACAGGAGTAACTGGTGCAACTGGAACAACAGGAGCAAGTGGAGCCACAGGTCAAACTGGAGCAACTGGAGCAACTGGAGCAAGTGGAGCCACAGGTCAAACTGGAGCAACTGGTGCAACTGGTACTACGGGTGCCACAGGTGCAACTGGTTTGACAGGTGCAACTGGAGCAACAGGTTTGACTGGAGCTACCGGTCAAACTGGAGCTACAGGAGCAACAGGAGCAACAGGAGCTACTGGAGCAACTGGAGCAACTGGAGCAACAGGAGCTACTGGAGCAACAGGAGCAACTGGTTTAACTGGAGCAACTGGAGCAACTGGAGCAACTGGAGCCACAGGTGCAACTCCATACCAATTTACTCTACTTCCTACAGTAAATGATGTATTAAACACTCCTAATACTGTAACTAAAACAGCAGCAGATACTGTAACTGATATTATTAAAACAGTAGAGGGATATAATTTTGCATTTCTTTCATTTACTGCTACAGTAACATTAAATCCATCAAATTTCCAACAAGTTGGTCTAAATATTGATGGAAATTCTGGTGGATTGAACTATGCATTCTTATTTCATGGCTCTGCCAATCTTGTATATATAAGTAAAAATGGTAGTGCAGGATCATATGGTGCAGTTAACTATCTTGCAGGAAAGACTTATACGATTGAAGTAACACCAATTGGTGCAAAATTCTATGTAGATTCAGTCCTTATTACATTTATAAGTGAAACTCCAGCTACAGGATATTATAAAACATATATAGGTTTATCAAAAGTTAATGATGTTATTTCAAATATATCATTTGGATATGCAGCTCTTGGACCTATAGGGGCCACAGGTGAAACGGGTGCTACTGGTCAAACTGGTCAAACTGGTCAAACTGGAGCAACAGGAGCAACAGGAGCAACTGGAGCAACTGGAGCAACTGGATTAATTGGAGATACTGGTCAAACTGGTCCTACTGGTCAAGGATTTACATTCAAAGGTGCTTGGACTGGTGCTGTATCATATGTTCCATATGATGTAGTTACATATAATGGCGAATCCTATGTGAATATTGAAGCAACCAGTTCTGCCAATCCAAATGTACCTATATATTGGACTAAAATTGCAGCTAAGGGTTCTACAGGACCAACTGGAGAAACAGGACCAACTGGAGAAACAGGTGCCACAGGTCTTGGAGCAACAGGAGCAACTGGTCAAACTGGTGCCACAGGTCTTGGAGCAACTGGAGATACTGGTCAAACTGGTCCTACAGGTCAAGGGTTTACATTCAAAGGTGCTTGGACCAATGGTGTATCATATATTCCATATGATGTAGTTACATATAATGATGAATCTTATGTAAATATTGCAGCAACCAATGCTGCCAATCCAAATGTAACTATAAATTGGACTAAAATTGCAGCTAAGGGTGCTACTGGACCAACAGGAGAAACAGGACCAACAGGAGAAACTGGTGCCACAGGTGCTACAGGAAAAACAGGACCAACTGGAGAAACTGGACCAACTGGAGAAACAGGAGAAACAGGACCAACAGGAGAAACTGGTGCCACAGGTGCTACAGGAAAAACAGGACCAACTGGAGAAACTGGACCAACAGGAGAAACAGGAGAAACAGGACCAACAGGAGAAACAGGACCAACTGGTGCAACTGGAGCTACAGGTCTAGGAGCCACAGGTGCAACTGGTCAAACTGGTGCTACAGGAGAAGCAGGAGCTGCAGGAGTATCTCAAAGTACATTTACATATATTTATGATTCAACGACTGCTGCTAGTAATCCTGGTCAAGGTAAATTTCGTTTAAATAATTCAACACAAAGTAGTGCTACGCAAATCTATATAAATAGCACTGATGGAGCAGGTGGTGGAAATGTTCTTACAAATTTCTTTCTTTCACTTTCATCATATGGTTCAGCAGCACGTAGAGGATATATAAAAATTCAGTTAACCAGTGATTATACATGGTTTCACAGTTTTGAATTTAGTAGTGTAACACAAACTGTAAGTGGGAATACTGGCTATTTTACAATCAATCTTGCAAATGTAATTGCTGATAACAATTTTGCGAATGCATCAAACTGTTTAATAAGTTTTAGTGTAGCAGGTCCACAGGGAGACACAGGAGCAACTGGTGTCACAGGAGCTACAGGAGCAACTGGTCAAACAGGAGCCACAGGAGCAACAGGAGCAACAGGAGCAACAGGAGCAACTGGTCAAACTGGTGCAACGGGTCAAACAGGAGCTACTGGACCTGTAGCGAGTGGTTCAAATATATATGGTTCATTCTCATCATCTATAACTCAAATTGTTACTGCTGCAGATACAGAAACCATTGTAACTTATAATACAGACGAGGGTTCAAATGGAATAACACACGAGACTCCAGATGGATCTGGAAATTGGTCACAAATAATAGTTCCTAAGACTGCAGTTTATGAAATTGGTATATCACCAGAAGTTAATTTAGCAAATGGTGGAAATGCAACTATATCAATATGGTTGAAGGTAGATGGTAACGCCGTTCCACGTACAAATAGTCAGATTAAACTAAACAGTTCTGGAGATATATCTTTCCCGTTTGTACCATTTATTTTATCATTGAATGCTGGGCAATATCTACAATTTGCATTTAGTTCTGAAGATAATGCGGCTGAACTATTTGCTGCTGGGGTCGCTACAGTCCCTACTCGCCCTGCAACTCCATCAGTCATTGTCAATATAAAACAGGTGGCAACAGATATTGGTTTACAGGGTGCTACAGGTATGACAGGAGCAACAGGTGCCACAGGAGCTACAGGAGCAACTGGTCTAGGAGCAACTGGTGTGACAGGAGCAACTGGTCAAACAGGTGCCACAGGAGCCACAGGTGCAACTGGTCTTGGAGCAACTGGTCAAACAGGAGCAACTGGTATTCAAGGTCCAACTGGTCCAGCGGGTTCAGGAATATATCCAAGTAACTATGTTGTAGATGCTTATTTAGCTTCAAATCAATCTATAGCATCAGGTGGAGCTAATACAATACTCACACTGACAAGTTCTGTTGATCCGCAAAGTTGGTGGGATAATGCAAATTATAGATTCAAGCCAACTATAGCTGGATATTACAATATATCTGCACAAGTATTTTGGCAGAATGGAGGTACTACTCCAGCAAATCAATTTAATATCCAATTGACTGATAATGATGGCGCACAGGTTAATATTACTCAACAACTAACAAATAGTAGTGCTATTGGTCAATGTTTGAATTTTTCAATTATTCATTATTTCAATGGGTCATCGAACTATGTATCTCTTTCAGCCTTCAATGGATCGCCTGCAGCAGTAAATATTAGTGGTTCGGCAACAGGAGCTCAGACATATCTAACCGCCTTTTTAATTCCTGCTGGTGGATTCACGGGTGCCATAGGCGCAACAGGAGCAACTGGTCTAGGAGCCACAGGAGCAACAGGAGCCACAGGAGACACAGGAGCCACTGGACAAACAGGTGCAACTGGTCTAGGAGCCACAGGAGACACAGGTGTAACAGGTGCCACAGGCCCTGCAGGTGCAAATGGTGTCAGTAGCGGCTTGGTCATCTTTTTAGATTCGGCAGGTGGAACAGGACCACAAACAGGTACTTTACTCGTAACACCGAATGTTGGAACACAGACATTAATTACTTCGGGTCAAAAGACCAATACAAATAATTTTCTCATGGCGACATTCTTGACTGAAGTAAATGGCTTAGTATCAAGCACAATAATTGGCGGCTATTGGGACTTTAATATTTATTTTAGTGCTGCTACAACAGCAGGTGTATCATATTATCCAGATTTATACTACGTAGATTCCGATGGAACAAGTAATCCAGTATTAATAGCAGCAGGAAACTTAACCAATGCAGTCGGTGTAACGGAAGGTCTACAGCAGATTTATACATATTCCATGTTAGTTCCTCTAACAACTATACCAGATTTAACTAAACGTTTGAGAGTTCGTATATATGGAAATTTTTCTGGAAATAACAGACAAACGACAATGGAATTTCGTAACGGCACAGTAAGTCATATTCACACCACATTTCTAGCAAATTTAGAAGGGGCCACAGGTGCAACTGGTTCAACTGGAGCAACTGGAGCAACTGGAGCCACAGGAGCAACTGGAGAAACAGGAGCAACTGGCCAAACTGGAGCAACTGGTGCAACTGGCCTGAGCGGAGCTCAAGGTGCAACCGGTTATACTGGCCAAACAGGGGCAACTGGACCATCACCTAATGTAATATCTGACAGCTTCACAGTCGCTGGAGGTTCTGGAACGAATTCAATCATATATTCATACAATGGAATGGATTGGAATGCTGTTTCATCTGGTAGTACGATTTTAGATGAATGTAACGCTATAGCATGGAATGGGTCTCTCTGGGTAGCAGGTGGACTTAAAACTGGTATAGGTCCTATAGCCTATTCAAATAATGGAAAAGATTGGATTGATACAGGTATTACATTTACAGCGGATTGTTATGCTATCGCATATGGTAATAATATATGGATTGCAGGTGGGAGTGATACTTCAAGCACAATGCGTTACTCATATAATGGTATAGCGTGGTCAGATTTAGCATCTGGAAGTAGTATTTTTCAACTAACTTGTAGGACTGTTGCATGGAACGGATCAATCTGGGTCGCTGGAGGTGAAAATAATTCGGGTGGTGTTATAGCGTATTCATATGATGGTATGAATTGGTATACGTCATCTACATCGACTGTGATTCCAACCTCATGTAATCTAGTAGTATCAAATGATACGATGTGGGTCGCTGGAGGTGAAGAAATTGCTAGTCCGAAACATCAAATGGCCTATTCATCCGATGGTATTAATTGGACACCCTCTCCAAGTACATCATTATTTGATGAATACTGTAATACAGTAGCGTGGAATGGGTCTCTATGGTTGGCAGGTGGTAGTGATACAACTACAACAATCGCATATTCAAGTGACGGCATGTCATGGACTGTTATTAGTAGTTCTCCATTTTCTACTGAATGTCTTGCACTTGCATGGAATGGTACAATGTGGATTGCAGGTGGTGATGGAGGAACTCGTGTTGCATATTCATATGGAGCAGCAGACCCTGCATCAATTACATTTTCTGTTCTGACTTCCGCCAATAGTCTATTAACGACAAACTGTAAGGCCATATCTTCTCGTATCAATAATAATTTAGCTAGTTCTACTCAATCAAACCTTTTAACAGAGAATTTCATGGTAGCAGGTGGTAATAATATATCTTATTCATATGATGGATTTGTATGGAATCAAATACTTCCTAGCCTTAATGAAATATTGAATCTTACTACTGCAACTATTCAAATGGATGCAATCGCTTGGAATGGTAAAATATGGCTTGTTGGTGGCTATGTCATTAATACATTTTCAGATACTATAGTTAATTCATTAATCTATTCACCAAACGGTGTAAATTGGAAAGCAGTTGAACAAGGGGGTACTCCAGTCTTAGAACAAATCAATACAATTGCTTCAAATGGGTCAATATGGGTTATTGGTGGCAGTGATAATATTTCAACTCCTACAAAAAATTCAATGGCTCGTTCATATGATGGTATAAATTGGACACCAATAACTGCACCATTCAATATTTGTTTGCAAATTGTTTGGAATGGAATCATATTTATTGCTGGTGGTGCATCTGATGATAATAATAATACTATGGCTTATTCATATGATGGTATAAATTGGACACCAATTGCATTTCCAAATTCTGGTGGTTCTTTTACTTCTGACTTTGGAATGAAGTCAGTTGCTTGGAACGGGGCAATCTGGCTTATATCTTATAATATACATCCTGAAAAAACTTATTTGATATATTCTTCAACTGATGGCATATTATGGAATCTTATAAATCCAATTTTTTCTCCAAGTAATGGTGGTGCTATTACACAAATCGTTTCAAACGGTAGTTTATGGTTGCTTATTCAAAATGGCTCTGTTTTTTATTCATATGATTCTATTGATTGGATTTTTACTGGTATTGACGCAAGAAATATATCTTGGAATGGTTCATATTGGTTTACAACGGTTCTTAATTCTCTTACTCCAGTTCATTATTCAGTAGACGGTATTAATTGGACGTCTGGAACAAATTTATTATCTATTATTACTTCAATTTACGCATTAAATTCACGTAAACCTATGCCACTCGTACGTGGCGAAAAGGGTGAAGGTCTAGATGTGTCTTGGCGAGGAGGATGGACAGGAGCGACCGGTTATGGTTCCAATGACGGTGTATACTATCTTGGAAATGCCTATATCAGTACATCGACTGGAAATACTGGAACACCTGGAACTAACACTGGATGGGCTTTAATAAGCGGCCCAACTGGTGCGACTGGTCCTACTGGTGCGGACGGTGCTGGATTACAAGTGTCTTGGCAAGGAGGATGGACAGGAGAGACCGGTTACGGCTCCAATGATGGAGTTTATTATCAGGGAAATGCGTATATAAATACGTCTACTGGAAACACTGGAATACCTGGAATAGATACTAACTGGGCTTTAATAAGTGGTGAAACTGGGCCGATTGGTGCAACGGGCGCACAAGGTCAACAAGGTTTAGGCTTAGAAGTAGATTGGCAAGGAGGCTGGACAGGAGCAACTGGATATGACTCAAATGACGGAGTATACTATCTGGGGAACGCCTATATAAGTACGTCTACTGGAAACACTGGGACGCCTGGTGTGAATGCAACTTGGGCTCGTATAAGCGGTTCTACTGGGCCAATTGGACTAAGAGGTCAAATCGGTGTCACTGGGCCTACAGGGAGTGTCGGACCAATTGGTCAAGGACTCAATGTCGTCTGGAGAGGCGGATGGACCGGTACGACAAGCTATGGTTCAAACGACGGCGTCTATTATAATGGTCTGCCATATGTAAGTTCAAATACTGGTAATACTAGTACTCCTGGAACTGCGGAGTCAACTTGGGGTCAATTGACAGGTGGTCCAACTGGTCAAACGGGTTCAACAGGACCAACGGGTTCAGGATTGCAGGTGACATGGCGAGGAGGATGGACAGGAGCAACTGGATATAGTACAAATGACGGCGTTGACTATTTTGGAAATGCATATGTTAGTACAAAAACATCTAATACGAATACACCTGGTACAGCTGGCTGGGCAAAAATCTCGGGCGTTGCTGGGCCGACTGGAGCAATAGGCCCTCTTGGTCCTTCTGGATATTCGACGAATACTGGAGCGACTGGTCCAACGGGTGCAGGATTACAGGTCACTTGGCGAGGAGTATGGAATGGGACAAGAACATATACTGTAAATGAGGCGGTTTCATATGAAAGGTTAACATATATAAGCACAGATACTGGAAATACTGGAACACCTGGACTTACAGGTTCTTGGGGTCAATTAAGCGGACCGATTGGGCCAACGGGTGTTACAGGTGCAACTGGTCTTGGTGAAACTGGCGCTACTGGTGATACTGGTCTAACTGGTGATACTGGTCCTACAGGTGAAACTGGTCCGACAGGTGCAGGATTACAAGTATCTTGGCAAGGAATATGGGTTGGAGATACTGGATACAATACAAATGACGGTGTTTCCTATAATAATTTGCTATATATAAATACCGTTAGTGGAAATACTGGAACACCTGGAGTCACGGGAACTTGGGGTCTATTAAGCGGCCCTACAGGACCTATAGGGCCTGATAGCTATACACCTTCAATTGATGGACACTGGGCTGACCCAAATCCTACAACTATAAGTGAGGCAATAGATAGACTTGCTGCAGCAGTTTATGGTCTTCTTAGTAATACGCCTATTCCATAATAAAGATTTTATTTGACTATCTATAGATGTCAGAATTTATAGGCTTATCTAATAGTTCTGACCCGAGCATTCCTACAAGTTCAGGTCAGCACGTTCTCATGAAAGACCAGTCAAAGATAAAAAAAGCATTCCGACAGACAACTATCGTCGTCAACAGTCGTGACCGCAACTATTTGAACTATCCAAATCCCAATCACTTCCGTTATAGCTTGAGACGCCCTTTGACAAATGTAGTAAGTGTGGAACTTATAAATGCAACGATTCCGTCACTCCTCTTTACAATTGATAGGGCTTGGGGTAGCTTTACTTTTTTAGAGGGAACTACTAAATACAATGTAACATTAACATCTGGATATTATACGGAATCAAGTATTCTGGCTGAATTGCAGACACAATTAAATTCAATTGTAGGTATAGTCAATACATATTCTGTTACACAGAACCCCTATAATCTATCAACGATTATAGAAGCAACAAATATAACTCCCACTAACTTTTCCCTTCTCTTCTATTCCGGTGATTTCAAAGATGACATTGATTTGAATACACTTGCTATGCTTTCTATTAATACGCCGGCGAGACTTCTCGGATTCGGTCTGAATGACTATGATTCAGTTGCCGCTAAAATAAACTCACCACTGCCCATAGATTTAGAGAACTTTTTTAATCGTCTCTATCTACATCTCGAAACCGATGGCAAGAATCTTGCACGAATGGAAATGGGTGCAGGAAGAGAGGATTGTTTCCATATTTTCAATATTGAACCAAGCGTGAATCATTATACATCTCTAAATAAGGATACTATTCAATCCATGTTTACATCGAGTCCTGCACCGATTGCTCGTATGGCGAATTTAAATGTTGATATACGGGACGAATTTAATCGACCGGCTTATTTGAATTATCGTGAGATACAGCTGATTTTTGAAATTACACACCTTGAATAACGGTCTAAATAGTTAGTGCGAATATGAGACAGTATGGACCTTCCAGCCTATCTTAGATCGATTGACGAGACCTTGGCGCCAAAGGCCCAAGCATCTGTGGCTGCAGCAGTGCCTTCTGCTATGCCTTCGGCTTCAGCTGCACCATCATCAACTCCTTCAAAACCCTCATTCACATTTGAGACTGCACCTCTTATGCAATTCCCCACAGATGTGAAGGTAAATTCCGAGACAGTATCTAAACAGAATAAACTAAAATTCATGCTAGTCAGTACACATGTTCATCAATTTACCGGCTATTCCAAGGTCTCATTTGGTATCCTTGAGCAACTCGCTAAGCTCTCTTGGCTAGAGTTGACGCATTTCGGTTTCCAGCGTCACCCTCAGACACCAGCCGATTTTCGTCGTTATCCGTCGAACGTGAATGTGATTGATGCGGCCTCTCTCGAGAATCCTCCTCAGCAGGGATTTGGCTACCAGGCACTCGTTGATACGATTAGAAAGAAGCAGCCACATGTAGTCATGGTTTATAATGATATGGCAGTTGTGACTCGCTTCTTGGAGGAAATTCGCAAGTCCGGTATTCAGCGCAACTTCAAGCTCTGGGTCTATTGTGACCAGGTCTATGATTGTCAGCTACAGGGGATGATTGACCTCCTGAATCGTGATGCAGACCGTGTCTTCGCCTTCACGTCTTACTGGAAAAAGCAGCTCAAGGAGCAGGGTATTACTCGCCCACTCAGTATTCTCGGCCACGGATTTGACCCCAAGACCTTTTTCACTGTGCCGAGAGAGCTTGCACGCAAGAGTCTCAAGTTACCCGATGACGCATTCGTCGTAATGAGCTTGAATCGCAATCAGCCCCGAAAACGCTATGATATTCTAATTATGGCGTTTGTTGAGCTTGTTGTCAAGTATCCCACGAAGCCAATCTTACTTCTCTGCATCTGCGACAAGGGTGAGAAGGGTGGATGGTGGCTATTTGAACTCTACGTTCGTGAGCTTAAGAAGAGGGGTGTGCCGATTGAGCAGTTCGGCAATCGTCTCATGATTTCATCTCAGGATATGGTGTTCAAGGACGAGGATATCAATATTCTATATAATATTGCCGATGTGGGTATCTCAACGGCGGAAGGTGAGGGCTGGGGCCTCTGCACGTTTGAGCAGATGGGTGTAGGTATCCCTCAGGTCGTTCCAGATGTGGGGGGCTACAAGGAGTTCTGTTCTGCGGAGAACTCAGTGGTTGTCAAGCCCAACTACAGTTATTACCTGCCTGGTGTGTATAGCCCTGTTGGTGGCGAGGCCCATGTCTGTGACCCGCACGATGTCTGTTTGGCAATTGAGGAATATTTGAATGACAGCAGCAAAAAAGGAAAGCACGGTGCCAAGGCGAAGGAGACGGTACTCACATATACATGGGAGAAGGCGGTAAAGGAACTAGTTCAGCGTCTAGAGGAGGAGAAGGCTGACTTGTAAATTTAATTAATAATATTACTTAATTTAATTGCATTTAAATTAAGTAATAGTTTGTATTGCGACATATGGCACGTTTAGTGTTTATTTTTTCTGTTTTTCTTACTCTTATTTCTATTTCTCTTATTTAATCGGCTTCTTCTTCCACCGGCTTGTCCAGCAGCTGGTGCACCATTAGTCGACCCAGCAGCTGCAGCAGGAGCAGCAGGAGCATTAGCAGCTTTAGCAGCAGGTGCAGCTGGTGTTGATGAAGCAGGTTTATTAGCTGGTGTTGATGAAGCGGCTCCCATATCTATTAAGTGAAAAGATTTACTTTACCCAATGTAGATGGCAAAAGCGTACAAAAAGTCAAAGACACAGAGAAAGTCAAAGGTCAATAAGAAGACGAGAAAGCAGCGGGGTGGAACGTGTCCATGCAGTGCAAAACTCTTTTAGGCAATCTGCGGGAAAATAATAGCCAGATGAAACCTTGAATGAATAGGATGGAACAGAGTCAACCAAAGACCCGTAGACTCTTGAGAACGAGAGGTACAACTCGGCGAAGAATAGTTTTAAGTGGTGGGTCAGTCAAGCTAAATACTGACGCAGCATCGGCAGTATTAGCTCCAATATACAGTAGTCTTGCTTCAACAAAGGCTGCCGGAAATCATAATTTAACGTACGGTGAAATCGAGTGGCCAACCCTCAAATTCATGGTTGATTATGTTGAAAAAACAGGCTTTCCGGGCATAGCACCCGGTATAGCAAAAGGGAGATTCTACGATTTAGGATGTGGTCGAGGAAGAGCAGTCCTCTACATGGCTCTCACCGGCCCATTTGAACAATCAGTGGGTATTGAAGTATTGCCGGAGCGTGTGGCACTTGCACAACAGGGTCTCAATAAATTGAAAGCATCCATTCCATCCGCCGGAGCGAAGGTCAGAATTTACGAGGCGTCTTTCTTGAATCCGGCATTCAGATATAGAGATGCACGAGCCGTTTATTTGAGCAATCTCTCATTCGACAATGAGACGCAGGAAGCCATTTTCAAGAAGCTAACGCTTGAGATGCCGAAGGGGTCTCTCCTTTTTTGTAATAAGGCCCCGAATGTCATACCGGCTGCATTTGAAGTCTTAGGTGTTGAGAGGCTACCAATGACATGGACACCCACATCGGATTTTCATATCTTGCGGCATCTCTAACAGGTATAGATGGACAGACGGGATATACCAAAAGTCGCAACAGTGGGTGCAGCAAAGCCGGAAAAGCCAATCGTAAGAACACGCTTCGGCTATGATGCTAAAGACTGTGTTAGATCTTTGCAAGAAGTTCTATCGCAATCAGGTCCAGCTGCGACAGGAAAAGCTCTACATTTTAGTGCAGACCTCATTTGTAGTGGTGGGTTTGAGATTTGGATTCGTCTGATATGGTCATTTGTATTTCAGCATGTTCATTTGACAAGTCTCCGGATATTTGTTTATTTACAACAACGGACAAAAGATTTGGAGGAATCTCTGAAATGTCTAGAGTTGGAGGAACTCTATAAAAATCCCGAGTTTCAACACCGGGTTTCAGAACTCATTCTAGTTGTTCAAACTCTTCCAAAGCAATCAAAAATCGTCTGGCCGAAAGTCCCTAGTGAGACGCATGACAAGGCCTGGCTTCATAGCGTCTCAAACCCAAAAGATTCAGAAGCCGTTTCCAAAGTCTGGGCGCCAGTCCATGACCAGCCAATCTTAAGATTTGTCGGAAATCAGATTTTACAGGCGTGTGAGGAAGTCAATATTGAGAAGGCTCTATTCTGGTTGAGATGGTTACTCGACGAGGATAAGATTGCGAGAAAGGGTACAACAGGGTCTGTTGCAGTGAGTTTAACAACAAGTCGTCGTTCTGGTGCTGCTGGAACAAAGATTGATAAATCTGAAATCGGATACTATATTGCAGCTGTTCTAGCCGAGGCCTATAAGGACTTGGCAAGAAGAGGACAAATACGAATGCATGAAGAATTTCAAGAACTCATTAATCTGTGGAGAGGAAAACAGGCCAGACTCAGTTCTAAACAGAAATATGAATGTCTTGCATTAATGATATTGGTAATCACCGAAGTCCCGAGATGGAAGGTGCCTGCCGCCCAACCTCTCATTAAAGACCCGACGGTTATGAGCAGAGCTGTACAGCAATCAGTGCGATTCTTTCAAGAGGTCTTAGTGAAGCCGAGAGTGAATAGTATAATGCCGAAAGATTTAACTGGGTCTAAGAAGCCAAAAAAGACTGCTGCAAGTAAGGTGAGTGATGAAAAAACTAGTTCAAGCGAAGATAAGATGCGTCTAATGGATGAGATGGTTATGGCTTTTATTGCCCGTTAATTTAGATGGCTACGGGGTCTGGTCTTGTCCTAGTGTTTGATTTAGATAATACATTGATTGATACAAAAAATATGGAAATGATGAAAAGAGATGACCAGCTGATTAGAGATGCATTAAACAAAAACATAATAAATCTTGTATTAGACCAAGCTGAAATTGTTAGAAGTGAATATCCTGGCTCTATAGATGCAATTCTACTTTTGACAAATAATAATGACTCGGAATATGTTTCACGTGTGTGTAAAGTGATAGCAGAAATGCTTCAAAGCAAAAGGGGTAATTTTAGACGTATAAGAAATGCTGAAAATAATAGTATTAGCAATACGTATCCCTTATTTTTTGACTACATTATGATGCGGGAAAATAAACATAGAAATAATAAACCACTTGAAAAAAATATAAGTCTAGTGGAAACAATGTTAAATGCATTGAACATTAAAACTAGTAATCTAAAGAAAAGGACATTCTTTTTTGATGATCAAGAACACCCTGTAATGAGAAGTGACTTAGCAGATGGACACTATATTAAAATAATTGGACCTGTTCCTGATGCAGGATTTTTAAAAGATAGTCCTGATTTAACAAATTATGAACCAATTCTTCAAGTATTAAGAAGTATTGTTAGTAACGGTGGTCCAAATAATACTCCGGCGAATGGTGGTCCAGGTGCATATCATCCTGGTGGCGCACCATATGAAAGCAATAATGAATTTAACAGACGTGGTCCAGGTGCATATCATCCTGGTGGTGCGCCATATGAGAGTAACAATGAAAACGCTGCCAGAGGTGGTCGTAAACGTAGATACCGTACACTGAAAGGCAAATCTAAGAAGAGAAAGACAATACGAAGACGCAAATAATTAATTAAAACCTAAAAATTGAATATCATGATATTTGTTATATGATTATAATAATTATCATGGACGCTCTCATTACGAAACTTACTCAAGCGAATGAAGCCTATCGCAGCGGTCAGACACTCCTCATGACAGATGACGAGTATGATGCAGGCATGGAACAACTCGCATCGATGGAGCCGAATCACCCACTTTTAACAAAGGTGCGTATTACACCAAAGGGCGGCGTAATGGTCAAGATGCCCCACTATCTCGGTTCTCTTGATAAGGTGAAGCAGGCCGATGAACTCGCCAAATGGTTAAAGAAGACAACCGAAACTGACTTTCTGATTTCTGAGAAGCTCGACGGTATTTCGGGACTCTGGAATCCTGCGAAGTCTAATTTGTACTTGTCTGGTGATGACAATATGGGTCTCGATGTCAGTGCATGGCTACCCTATATCTCTAAGGCTGCTAGTGGACTAAAAACGGATACACCGGATGTTTGGATTCGGGGAGAACTGATTATGAAGCGGTCGCTAGTCCCCGAAGGCCGTCTCGGCAGGTCAATTGTCAATGGCATCTTTCATCACACGACACCTGATTCTGAAGAGGCCAAGAAGGTACGCTTTGTCGCCTATGAAGTCATTGGCTTAGCCATGAATATGACGATGAGGGACCAATTTGCCCTTCTAACTAAAATGGGCATGTGGACTCCTTGGTCGACCCATCTCAAGAGTCCTCTCGTTGCTGAGGAACTCACGAAACTATTGGCAGACCGTCGGGTCCAGTCAGAGTATGACATGGATGGACTCGTCATTCGCACGAATCAACCATTCGCTCGTGTCCTCAAAGGGAATCCCAAGGACGCTGTTGCATGGAAGCCGCCGAATGGTGAGACGAAACTCGTGAAGGTTCTTGAGGTTGAATGGAATGCAAGTTCTGTGGGGAACTTGATTCCCCGTGTCAAGATTGAGCCTGTTAATCTTGGCGGAAGCACGATTAACTATGTGTCAGGTGTGAATGCCAGACGTATTGTTGATTGGAAAATTGGTCCCGGTGCAACTGTTATCTTAAGAAAAGGTGGCGATGTGATTCCAGTGATTGATTCCGTCGTAACACCTGCAGCTGTAGTCTTTCCTCCTGCAGATACTTGGACTTGGGCAGGAGATGAGAAGGACGCAACGAATATTAAGCAGAAGGTCGCCGATTCAAGCACAATTGCCGCTCAGTTTATGAAGATGGTACAACGTCTAGACTGGACCAATATTGGTCCGGCTCAAATGAAGGCTGTAGTTGATGCAGGATATACGACCGTTCCTCTGTTGCGAAAGGTGAGTGAGGAGGCTCTCAAGAAACTCGTTGGCCCGATAAAGGGTGCGCACCTATACAAGACTGTTCAGACTGATGGATGGTTGAAGGCGACAGAATTCGACCTGTTTGTAGCGAGTCCTCTATGTCCGTCTGGAATTGGTAAGACCCGCTTGGAGGCACTCGCAGTCTCCCAATCAGATGTGACCAAGTGGTCCAAACCAGGTTTAGCGGCCCCGAAGGGTTGGTCGGCAGAGGCATTGGCGGAGTTTCAGAAAGTCTGGACTGCCTATGAGGCTTTCAGAAAGACAGAGTGGTCATTCTTACCGTATCCTCATCTTATAGCAACAAGCGCAGCTACAAGTGCAGCTACAGTAGTAGCCACAGTAGCATATAAGGGTTCCATTGTCTTTACTGGCTTTCGTGATGCTGAACTGGAGTCGACCTTATCTGGATTAGGCTACAAGGTTACTGACACAGTCAAATCTGACACTAAGGCTGTGTTAATTTCCGATAAAGAAGACCCCATGACTTATACGTCAACAAAGATTGAGAAGGCGAAAAAGATTCCCGGTTGCCGTATATTGCGACGAATGGATTGGAAATCTGTTTAATATTAAGCGGTATAAATAGATGAGTGATGGGGTTGATGTTGAAAAATTATCAGTTGCCACAGTTATTATATATAGTATCTTAGGCTGTATAATAATATTAGCAGTCATTATACTTATTTTTAAATTTGGCTTTGAGAATACACCTACAATTGTTCCAATTGTAAAAGGTGTAAGTGCTATATCATTTTCCTCTATCGACTGGTCAAAGATAACTAGCATACTATTTCCAGTATTTTTAGGTATAATCATCATTTATTTCTTTGCAATGGGGTCAATGTACAACATGACACATAACAGTATCAGGTCGACACAAGAAAGCATAAATTCATTAATATCTATGCGACGGGGTGTTTTATCCAATTCAATCGACCCTTTAGTAAAAGTAGAACGCTCTGTCTGTGCTGAATTACTTAAGAATCCTAGAACAGTTCCATACTCTTTAATACACAGAGCTGATGAGGGTACGGGTGATAAACGGTCTCTTGTGAATTGGAGACCGCTTACTGTACGTTTAACAGGATTTCTAGGAGGACCAGATGGTACTGCAATGGATGGAGTATTTGATATGGATGCTGGTATAAGACATGCACTTCATTTGGGGGCTAGAGGCTTCTTTTTTGATATTGATTATTTGGACAATACACCATGTGAACCAGTTGTAATATTCAGAGATGATTCGGGTGTAATGCGCTCATTACATACTGGGTCAATTAAAGATGGTATGCAGACCCTAGCAAGTAAGGCATTTGAAAAAAACTACGACCCAGTTCTTATTACCCTCTATCTTCGTAGAGTGCCTGATGGAGCAGGTCAAAAAAATAATTTCTTTAAGAATATTGCAATGGCGTTGAATCCACTCGCTGGGAATCACTTGGGTCTAACAGACAATGGGAATTTCCACAACTGTACTTCTGAATCCAGACTATTTTTGAGTCCAATTACTATGTATCAGAAGAAATTCATAGTTCTAGTAAACTATAATACTTCAATGCTACCTAGAACGAGAAATCCGAAGGACAATCTGCATTACTGGACGAATGCTCGTATATATCAAGACCCGTCGGGTCCAGGTGCAGGATTAGGTTCTGCTACTATGACCGCCCCTACAGCCCCTGCTGCTGTTGCACATGTTGGATTAGCAAGTCAGCTTCTAAAAATCGGCACGACAGATAAACCGGCGTATTTAACGAGTTCAATAACCACGTTTAAGATTGCCTTATCTTCCCCTGAGTATAAGTACACTGTGGCAGAATTAAACGAGTTAATGAATGTATTGGGTATTCAATGTGTACCTTTGGATGTGCTTAATTTAGGAGTCACTGCTGAACACGCCAGAACACTTAATTCCACAAGGCTACCAACGAATCTTGCAGGTCTATCAGATAAGACAAATATAAAAGACCCTCTTTCGTTTTGGACATATGCTGGATGGTCGTGGAAAAATATGCCAGAGGGATTTCAAGACTATAAGGAGGGATTTGAAGAAACAGCGCCAGTAGAACCGATTAAACCTATTCCAGGATTCGTCATTCCAAAGCCAGTTGTTCCTAAGAAACCTTCATCAGCAATGAACAGTAATGGTGGTCTTGTTAATGTTACATAGAAATATATTAACCAGTAATAGAGACGCCAGACGTCATGACAAAAGATGTTATAAAGCGGCTAAAAGAAGTTGTATATCAAGCCCAGAAAAGGATTGATATAGATGCTGCACAGAATCCAGAATTACAACGGGCGATTCATATAGTTGAGAGCTTTTTAAGAAAATCCAAGCGGGTCTGTTATGGTGGACAGGCCATTAATGCCCAGCTTCCAAAGAAGGATAAATTCTACAATCTAGAAACGAGTCTTCCCGACTACGACTTTTTTACACCAGACGATAAGGGTGATTCTGAAGAATTACTTAATGCGCTTAAAGATGCTGGATACACTGAAATATCAAAGCGTATAGGGATTCATGAGGGGACTACGAAGATATATGTAAACTATTCGCCCATTGCAGATATTACGTTGATTGACAAGGAGTTTTATGACCAAATTTACAGGAAATCTGTAATAGTCGATAGGATACACTATGTTGACCCAGTATTCTTAAGAATGATGACATATCTGGAACTCAGTAGACCCCGTGGAATGCTTTCTAGATGGGAGAAGGTCTATGAACGTCTAGAACTTCTAGTAAAGTCTCATCCACTCAAACGGTGCAAGGGTGACCTACCCGTTATAGAAAATAGGGCAGCAGCTCTCGGTAGACCAACAATCTTAAGACACATTTTAAAAAATCACAGGGTGTTCGTAGGCATAGACTCTCATGCACTTTATAAGACTCGGGGTCCAGGTCAGTCGACGAAATCTCGTAGCAAATATCTATTGAATGGAAAGATACCCATATCATTTCTCAGTCCAGATGCCGAATTAGATGCTGACATATTGGCGACTGAACTTAATGCAAGAAAGGAACTAATATCTGGATTTCAGAATATTCTACCAGCGATGGTTGCTCTATATCATAATGACGACCTAGTATGCTTAATTATTCAAGAGGAAGCATGTCATTCGTATATAACAATACCACTGACAAAACAACGCCAAATACGCATAGCTTCTTTAGATACTCTGTTGACATTCTTTATTGGGCTGTATTACCGTAAAGAAGCTGTTTTAATGTCGCATGAATCTCTTCTTTGTTGGATAAATGAGTATGTCGATTTATTAGTGAGATATAGAGTAAAACCGACTAAGCTGGTACCATCCTTTCCTACTGACTGTAGTGGGTATCAGACGACCTTTGCAAGTCTATTGAGGGAGAAAGGTGCGAGAGTTGAGGCTGAGCGTCAGAGAATTGGTAGCGGAGAACGTAGAACCCGCAAGAATATGAATTCATATTTTAGAAAAACGAGAAAACGTAATTAATTCATTTAACGAATCAATATATGACTGTTTGTCTATAGTCATATCGTGGGTCAACTCATTGAAATCTGTAATATGATGAAAACGCTTGTATTTGAGATTACATTCATTTGCGAGAATTGCATAATGTCCTTTGATATTATCTGCCCTGTATATTTCATATAATAGAGTTTGAGGCTTGCAGAAAATGGCGAAGCTGAAGGCTGCACCATGTGGACCGGTTATAATTTCAGATTCTGCAAATAGTTTAATCTGTTCAATGAAAGACAAATCTTCCATGAAATGCACTGAGATATCTAATCCTTTGAGGTCATCAAGATATGCATCTTCATTTATGATACGCCGAACGGCTGCCTTCTTTCTTGAGATATATGTATATTTACCTTTGATTTGCTTATATTGAGACCAGATGTGTTCATATAGACCCCTTATATACTGAAAAATCCAGGATTCATCGACCGGCTCAATTCGTTCTATAAAGTTAGTGGTCGTCTCAAGATATTTACAGTTGTCTCTTACAGTAAATTCACGAACAAAGCGTTTGGGAAGATTATTTAGGGCAGATTCAACCATTTGATTGTCGCATTCGGGATAATAATAATGGATTCCGCTATCAAATCTTTTTAAATATGAAAGCATATAGAAAAAAAGGTGATAGGGGTTTTTATGGTCATTATTCTTCATAAAGTAGACGGTTTCCATTCCTTAATTTTATAATTATCTATTTTGTTGTAATGAAAATACGAGATTTCATTTTGGCAACCAATCATTTGGGCCACCAATCATTTGGGCCACCAATTATTTGGGAACGTTCCAGTCACTATTTCCTTTTAAAGCAAATACGAAACTTGCAGACCTATCGCCTCCCTTGAAACTTGCATAAGATTGTTTGGGTCCCTTATCTAATTGTTGCCAATCATAGAGTGTTCCAGCTTCTAGTTTTTCTAAATCAGATTGAATCTTTCTGGCTCTTGCAAGGAGGCTATTCGATTTAGAAATTGCAGCCTTGAGAGCTTTAGAATTTATGATTTTTCTTACTCTAGAGATTTCAGAAGGTAAATCCGGTACTATACAATAGCCCGAACTCTTTCGCTTTTCTCTTTTTAGTCTAGCAACTTCTGGTGAACATTTATCTGCAAATCCCTCTTCCTCTTTTCTCTTTTTAGCAATTTCTTCCGCAATCTTTTCACCGCTTGGGGCTTGTGCTGGGGGATTTGCACCTGCATCTTGCCCCTTCTGCAGATCATCCATCACACTGATATACCATTCAAGCTCTTTTGATATTGTAGATGCCAGCTTATTTGGAATCATGGATAATTTATCAGCGATTGAATCAATAGTATCTTCTGAATAATCTGGTAAGTTGAAATATAATGAACATGGTGTATTAGTTTCTGCATTTCTTCCAATAAATATTTTCTTAATAGCTTTGAGACTTAAGCCTTTATATTTACTACAGCTTGGCCGGGAATTAGCTGAGTCGTCCATACAGCTATATACCTCTTTATACGTCTCTTGAATATGAGCATTTGCTTCAGCTTCTGACTCACCTGGTGTTATTGTTGCAGAATCTGTAAATTTATTAGTCATATATATCTTTTTCATTCGGCCTTCTATGAATCTAGCAAGTTCACAATAAGGAGACATGGTTGATTCTATTTTGCTTTTAAGGGAATTGTATGAATCTTCTTCAGAACTAAAAAACTCCTCTTGCATTGGTACATTTGTTATATATATAAGCCAGAGCAATAGGGAAATAATTAAAATCGCCAAGACTGTGAGTAAATGACCTCTCTTCATCTTCTTAAGATATCATTAGATAAGAATGTCCTTCAATACAAATATGTCTTCTGGATACACGGATTCACTTAATCAACGGTCTGTATGTTGTACTAAAGCGAAACCTTCATCGAATACGTGTTGTTCAAAGAGTACTCCCGGGCCTCTTATAGTTCAAATACCATCTATGATTCTACTTTCCCGGAAATGCCCAGAACCAACTCCTCAAGAGTTCGCTAAATATCCGAAAGTTGCAATACCATCTTCTATTTTGACAGAATCGAAGGTGGCTCCAGCGAATTGTTCAAACCGAATAAACCGATTTTCACAATATCAACGATACCAAGCACCGATTCCATGCCAACCGTTACCACAGAGTGCAAACATGGCGGGTATATCTCAACCGAGTACCAGACAATGCGAGCCGTGAAAATTATATGGATAGTGTAGAATGCCTGTTGCTAATAATGATGCATCCCAGATTACTCTTAAGAAGAGAATGAAGGCGCTATATGCGTGGAAATCTACGAATGATGCGGCTGTAAATATTGGAAGATCTGTTTTGAGTGAGCAGACTAGCGCCCAGTCTGCAGAAGTCGTTCTTATGCGTAGACAGGGTGGCTGCAAATGCTCAGCGGATGCATCGGCGAACCCTTATGAATTCAATGGTCTATCTCAATGTGGATGTGGTGCTGGTCAGTAACGCCAAGTGCTGAAGTCCTAGAAGCGAAGCTTCTAGGTGACCAAGTACTCTTAATTGTCTGCAGTCGCTTTGCGACTGCTCTGCTGCTGCTATATTATGTGTAATGATTTCACCACTTGTTGCTATCCGCAGGGAGTGCTTAATTTAAGCACTCCACGGTAATCACCCTCCGGCATTTTATTAACTCTTTTTAGGTTGTTAAACAAACTAAAAAAAGATGCAGCTCTTTGGGTGTTTTGCCCCCTCTGAGTATCGAACTCAGTACCTTCTCATTACAAGTGAGATGCTCTACCATTTGAGCTAAAAGGGCCGGTTGCGCCAAGCGGGAATCGAACCCACGTCAAGGGTTTGGAAAACCCTTATTCTACCACTAAACTATTGGCGCTAAAAATATGTGAGCTGTGGGGATCGAACCCACGCACTTTCGTATCGGATCTTAAGGCCGACTCCTTCTGTGTCTAATCTAAATCAGAAACCACTCGGACAAGCTCACAGTTGGGACATTTTCTCTAAACGTCCTCCCAAACTCCAACTCTCCTATTTATCTTTTGTTATTTAATCTTTACGTGGCTATTTTACTTTGCACCGGCGACAACCTTCTTCTTCACCAGCGTCTTCTTTGCAGGAACTGCGACAGGCTCCTCCTCAACCGGTGCAGCAGCAGACGTCAGCGCCTCATCATCGACCTCATCCTCATCATCAAAGGCTGATGCAAAGCCAGAGGCCTTGGGCTGCTGGGCAGGCTGGCGACTACCAGAAGCACGGGGTGCCTCCTCCTCATCGACAAATGCATAACCACGACCAACACCGTCCGGGCGGGAAACAATCTTGACCTGCTTCGCCTTCCAAGAGAGGCCACAGCCAACCGATGAAATCCAAACACCCGTACACTCAAGAAGCGCAGTGACCGTCATGCGGCGCACGATGAGGTCCTCAATCGGCACATCCTTAATGACCTTCTTGTCGGTATCAAAGAACACCGTCTCAAACTGGTCATTCTTCTTGCGAAGAGCGACCTTTACCGTGGGAGGATACGGCTTACGGTTGCCATTCTCATCCTCGCTGAACTTGACCGTCGGCTTATACAGCTTCATCTGCTTGAGAATCTGGTGCGTCATGCCAGGCTTCTTGAGCCAGTTCTTGTCAACGCACTCTGCGACTACACGGTTGTCAAGACCATCAAGGGCCTCAAAGACGGCCTTAACCTTGGGGTTGGAATCGAAATCCCGAAGAGAGAGATTGAAACTGTACTTGGTGGGGCCGAACTTATCCTCAACATTCAGGCCATAAGGGACATCAAGATTACTGACCTGCATGACTAGGGGCTTACCATCATAGTTAAGATTCACGGCCTTGGCGCCGCTAGTCAGCTGCTTAAGCTCACCGAAAGAAACGTTGGATGCGTCGAACTCTGATGCAAGTACACTCATTTTAGGCTATGCTAATTTTTTTGGGGTTGACCCATTCAATTTTAGAAGCCATTTTTTTTCACGCATTTTTTTGCAGGTAATCATATTAGAATGGATTACTCTCAGTATATACGTTTAAAGAACGAGGCAGCCAATTCATATGTATCAAGAACAAAGACGGTTGATGCGTCATTATTAACATTTAAAAGAAGCCAGAAAGCTGCATACTCTGGATATAATAATATTCAATCAATCCCATATTACAGAGGTTCTCCGGTTGTAAATAACGTACTTTACGATTTAAGTTCCTGCCCAATAGATCATCAATATACTGAAGGATACACAACTGTAAATAAACTTGCTCAGCATGAGGCTCTTGCTATGAGAAAGGCTGGCTGTGCAGTTTGCAGTGACCCCGATTATTCTGTCGTGAGTCCTGGAATACAATTACAATCTTATACAGAACAAAGGGCAATACTTTCACAATATGACAATATATCAACTAGTTCAGGTCTAATAAAACCGTATGGATATGGTCTCATGCCTGGTGTATGTAAGCCAGAAGAGTGTGGTCCAAAAACATTTTTCCCTCCCAAAGATACACGTACAAATGATGTATATCCTCCAGCTGCATGGCCTTATAAGTAAAAGTTACCTAAAAATAATTTCAAAGCTATAGTATATAATGTCGCTTTCCTCTCTTGAACTTTTAGTGAAAGAGACAAGACGGGAGTTTATAATTGCGAAGTTAGACGGTATTCTAGATGCTGGTGAGGTAATTCAGATTGCTGGAGGTCTTGCCAAGAAAATCCAGGGATTGGCAGAACTATCTGGGTCTGATAAGAAGGCGCTTCTCCTATTGGCTCTAAAGAAGGGTCTTGAGGCATCAGGAGGTGTTGATAGCCTTGCTGGGTTTGCAAATGCTAGTGCTGAGACCAAGGCTGCCTTTGAGGAGAATTTACTTATGGGTGCATCTGTCGCTGTTGATTTAATGCTATCGGCTGCATCCGGTAAATTAGATTTAAGAAAGCCAGCTAGCTGGAAGGCGTGCTTGCCTGTATGTCTATCTGTGGCTAAGACGCTTCTACCAAAGGACCATGCGCTATTGAATGAGGCTGCAAAGCATGCTGAGGCTCTTCTAAACAAGGGTGAGGAGACTAATACTGATGTGAAGGTTCTAGAGCCTGTGGTGGTACCAGCGGTAGTGGTAGTGTCAGAGTCAAAGGATGTGTCTGTAGAAAATGTGGCTGTCACCGAATCTACATTGAATGTTCCAGAGAAGACTGATTAAGCCAACCAAGGATATGCTTCTCGTATTTTAGGGGAAGCATACGTAAGACCAATGACAGTATACATAGCACCAAGCGTTTTATCTGATTGCTCAGAAGCAGATGAGATAAGTCGCTCAATTACATTTATATTCGTTCTCCTCACACTGTCTAAATCCTGCTTTGAAATCACCTTTTCAACAGACCATTTGAATAGTTTATTTTGCACATTTGAATGTCCTGGGACAATTCTAGCCTTCAGCTCGTCAGATAGAGCGAGTTTTTCATTCCATAGATTATATAATGTCGTGTACAGCTCCTTTTGTTGATATATATCTAAATCAGAAAACCACTGTGTTGCAATACGATACCCTAACATATCCAGACGTAAACAAACATCTAGAACCCGCAGACTCCATGATTGTTTCGCTGTAAGGACACTCGTATTTTCAAGAATAAGTGACTTCTTCCAGAGTTTTAAGTTATTTAGTCTTGAACGAAACGCTTCTAGAGCATGTTTACTGCACTCTTGTCTAGTATATACATTTTCTAGAAGTCCAAGCGATTCATATTGAACTAGAAGTGAGCGAATATCATATCCCCAGAATTTCTTTGATTCTACAATAACAAAGAAGTAATCCCTAGGAATAGTATCAAGAGCTTCAAAACTAGATATTTCTGTATCATTTGTACAGAGGTCTCTTACAAAGAAGGCTGGTGTACGTTCTTTTGAAAGTTTAAGACCATACACGAATTTCCACCATTTATGGATTTTCTTTGCAGCACTATACACTGAACGGGTTACTATAACCGCATTTTCTGGGCTAAACCTTCTTGGGTTTTTCCAATGGCGAGAACAGAATTCACCCTTTATTGCAGGATATGTGCAGCGAACTGATGGATGTTTACGATTTTTGATGTTAGCACAGTATACCTTTTTGTTGGATTGCATTCTTTCACTGTTGAGGGGGCGGAAATATTCATTTAAATGGTAAAACGAAACTTTTAAGCCCCTTCTCATATCTGCATCAATACATGACGGGAAAAATGTACCCGGCAAAAAAATTTTGACACCGCCCAAAAAGGTATTAAACGGATTGTTCTAAAATTGAATGGATTTTTACGAGTATAGTGCGTATATTCCCCATGAATTCTTCCTCGGCATCAGGTATAATGAGTTCTGCTTCATCCGCTACGAAGGCCACGAAGGTTGTTTCTAAGAAGGCTGCGGCCCCTGCGGCTGCCGCTGCACCCGCTGCACCCGTTGCTGCCGCCCCTGCCCCTGCGGCGGCCCCAGCGAAGGCGGCGGCCAAGAAGGCGTCAGGCGTAGCCGCCTCAGCGCCCGTTGCGGCGCCCGTCGTTGCGGCACCCGTCGTTGCGGCGCCCGTTGACACGACGGAGGCGCCTGTCGTTTCCGTCCAGGACGATGTCAAGTCCATGCTCACGCAGGCCAACACGGTCCGTGAGACGGTTGGTGCGCTTGTTGCTGAGCTAAAGCGCCTCGAGAAGCGTGTTGCCCGCCTCCAGAAGGAGGCTGACAAGCGCCGCCGCCGGTCAAAGAAGCCTGTTGAGGGTGAGGAGGTCAAGCCCCGCAAGCCCTCAATCTTTGAGATTCCTACGCCCCTCTCAAATGACCTCTGCAGCTTCCTTGGCCGCTCAAACGGCTCCCAGGAGAGCCGCTCAAACGTGACGAAGGCCATCACGACGTACGTCAAGACGAACAACCTCAAGGACAAGCACACGATTAAGCCTGACTCCAAGCTCAAGGCGCTTCTCAGTGTTAAGGACGACGAGGTACTCACGTACTTCAACCTCCAGCGCTACCTCAACCGCCACTACCTCAAGGCGCCTGTTGCGACGGCCTAGATGCACTTTTAGAAAAAGTGCGCAAAATCCTGTAGCACATTTAGAAGGCTGCGCAAAAATAGACTTTTGAAAAAAGTCTGCAAAAATATAAATATTTTCAGTGAAAGGCCTACCTACTCCAGATAGCTCCGTGGCGTTAGCCACGTTCTGCTATCTTGGTTGTAGGCCTCTGGCCTACCTACTCCAGATAGCTCAGTTGGTAGAGCGGAGGATTGTAGCAATAAATGCTAAGTCGTCAATTCTCCTCAAGTCATCGGTTCGATTCCGGTTCTGGAGACACCCGAAAGGGCCATTAGACTTGATAGCTCAGACGGCGCAGGCGTCTTTGCTAACTAGTCGTGGCCCTTTTAGGGCCATTCGACTTGATAGCTCAGTTGGTTAGAGCATTCGGCTGTTAACCGGAAAGTCGAGGGTTCAACCCCCTCTCGAGTCGCATATTTTTTTAGCTATCGCAATATCTAAAAAAATAGTCAATAATAGAGATGATTGAAATAGGGCGCCATATTCTTGCAATCAGTTTGGGATTCATCGGTGGATTAATACCAAATAAAAAATCAAATATTAATCATTTATTAATGGGCGTAATTTTTGCAATCCTATTCAGTAAAATTTTAGTCGGTGATTATGATACCGGATATCAGTGGACATATTCCGACATCCTATTTGTCTTAATCGTTGGAACAGAGGGATTCATCGGTGCATGGATTAGTCAATTCACGAGTCTTTAGTAATTGAATCCATTTGGCCTTAGATTCACTCTTTATACTAAGTAGTCGCTCATAGGCATCTTTATCAACGCCATCAGGTATGAATTTTTCAATGACCGTATCTAAAACTCCATAATGTTTCATGCGTGTCAATGCTGTACTAAACATCATATATGATTCACCCTTTAAAAGACATCTATCCCATCCTGCCAAGAAACTTGCATCCTGAAGAATACTTAATGAAATCCCCCAACTATTGCAAACATCTTCAATATAAACATCCTCTACAATCCATTCATTTCTCACCTTCAAAAGCCTCCATAAATGCGGTGCGCCCATAGCAAATATATCAGAATCAAGTGTTAGAATTACATCCACCTTTTTATTATCACTAAACGCCATTTCTAAAAGTAAATCATCTGCTTCACCTGCTGCAAATATATGTTCCACGCTCGGTCCAAGTTTCTCCTGTATTTCCCGCTTCAACGCCCCAGTCAAATGCCAGCCTTGCCATGATAACGATGAAATGGCAGTATTAAGTTGGACCTTATCTCCTTCGCTTAATTGCTCACCATATTCTTCCAAATAATGTTCTAACCCGTTTTTCTTATCGGTCGCTGTTTCCCTTGCATTACGCCGCTCATTTATAATGTCCCGCTTTTCCTTTGGTGCAACGCCATCCCATACACAAATAATAGTATGACCATTATCAGACCACTGGCGTATGAATTCTAAAAGTTCATTTAGATTTATACGATATGTATAGACTAAACTAAATATATCTATAGCGATTGTGAGCGGCTTTACTTGTAAAGGACTCACTCTCTTAAACGTACTACGAAAGAGTGTCCATACACCACGAATTCCCATATGTTAGTATTTTATACTCATTTGAATATAAAATATTAACTCAATTTTTAACTCTTATTACATATCTGTCTTTGATTTTGACCATATAATGTATGCCAAAAATAGTCCAAAGAAATTTTTAGCAAATATATCCAATATATTATATCCAGTATTTTTAACTGTATAACTCATAAGGGCAAATACACCATATAGACCCCAAAAGAATACAAACCAATAAAATAGGGCATTCTTAAAAAAATCTTCAGAGGATGGCAAGAATGTATCTTTGATATATTTGAAATTTAAAGCGAATGGGATAAATCCTAATGCAGTAGATAGATATGTACTCAAGTAACCAAGTTCACCAACTAAACCAAATAACAACATTGCAGCATTTAATAGAACAATTGTTATTACTGAGCCTGTATGATTTGATAAAAAATCACTGAATCTACTTTCTGTAGTTCCATCGTGATTCAAAAATGCGGCCAATGTAATTAACATTAATGGTGTAGTAACTGCCCAGTCTAAATAACGAACTGGTGTGATATTTTGGGATACTTTATTGAAGTAGTAAATTAACCAAACATAAAATATAAATTCAATAATCTGAACATACAACTCGATTTTTAATAAATCCTTTAGCAGTTCATCTTTTAAATCTACTTCTATCTTTATTGCGAGATAATCAATAATTCCAACTATAGACTGGACTATTAAAGAAAATATACCACTTATCAATATCATCCTATATTTACATATGAGTATATTTTATTGCATTTCTGAATCCCACTCGGGTGTAGTGAATCTCAAACTAGTTGTAGCCCCTTGAACTCTTGATACATAGCCTCGTAAAAATCCCAACTTCTCTAAATGCTCCTTTTTACCTAACATATATCTCCACGCATAGTCTGCAGGGGTCGCTACATTTCGCTCAAGCTTCAATGATGCAGCCTGTTCGACCATCCAGTCCACTTGTTTTTTCCATAGGCGATTGAACTTTCCATGTGACCCACGACTGAGTAGGGCACACAGAAATACCTCCGTCCATGCTTCAGTATGGGCTTCTAAGTCTTCTACACTCTTTTCACTATCAAAACACGCTGTATGGAGAAGCTCATGTAATAGGACTCTGGTGGCTTCTTCAAATCTATAGACGACGACAAGTTCCTGTTTGCATATATAAGAGTAGCCTCCATTAATATCTTTCGCTCTTAATTCATCTGACTCATTTGGATCCACACGAGGTCTGGGGTCGGCATACAGCAGAAAATAGCCGATTGGATGTTCAATCATTTGAAATATTCTGGCCCAGAAGGCCCAGGGAATCTGAGACCACTGTTCATCTGTTCCAAGAAAGACGAGACGAGTACGACCAGGAAGTTCTCGGACTTTCAGTTTAACGTCTGACCCCTCGGTTCTCCATTTTGCAAGCATATCTGCTCTGAAATTTACCTCATCAATCGCCGAGCCTGTTACCCCCTGTTTTTCTAGAATGTCTGTATCTGAAAGTTTGGGTGAATCATCTATCCAATGTTCTTCAGGCATCGCCCACACTGAGGAGGCCATGTCTAAAAAAGGTTCTTTCCAAAATGCCGGAGGCATTGCTACTCTTACCCTAGAGTTCTTGTTCCTTTCATCTTACGACCCTTCTTAGTCTTAGAACGCCTCGTCTTTCTCTTCATTGACCCCCCAGCGATTCGCTCAGGCATCATCTTGAATTCTAAGATTTCATTTGTTAGATTCTTAGCTTTTAACGCAGCAGCCTTGGCTATATCATAAGACTCCTTATAGTTTGTATTGCCATTATATCTAGGTTTATGTAAATTAGTTAAATCATTTATATAGTATTTTATGTCAGGTAGTTGCATTGGTATAGAGTCATATGCCTTTAATAATTCAGTTAATTTTAGACGCAATTTTTCCATCCGAGATTCAATTCTAGTACCAGGTTCTGATACTGGTGTTATTTTTGCCGTTAACTTATCAATTTCATCCTGCAGCTCACTTCTCTTTTCATATTTTTTCACTGTCGCCTCAGCCATTCTATTTAGTCCCAACTAATATATTATACATGGAGACAAAGAGTGTCTCCCAAGCAATAGGGATTCTATACGAGGTCAAAGTATGCCCTGTGGCAGTATTTGGAGAATTAGCAAGGCACTCTAGAAGTTTTTCAGTCAGGTCAGGTCCAAATTCTGAATGATGTTCTAAAATGAGTTCGAGAAATATCTGATGAATATCAAACCACCGTATATTTCTTTGAAGAATTGCATATATGGTATTACGTAAGGCTTCAATATGGTTCAGACTTGGTTCCTTTAATCCACGTGTTCGTTCAATCCAATCCCAAATAACAGGTATCCATGGATGAACGGGAGTAAATTTCAGAGGTATCGGAATATCGAGAAACCAATCCCGCAATTTGAATGGTATAGATTCCCGAACCGTACACCAAATCGTAATATTTCCAGATTCACTGTGCATTTCTAGAAGACGCTGTAACAATAAGACTGACTCTGTACTGAGAAGGTCCGCTTCATAGAGTACTAGAATACGCTCTCCCCGTAGCACGTGGGCATTTTCACCCAAGGATTCAACAATTGACCGTATATAATGACGGTCTTGAAGACTCATTCTCGCAACAGAGAATCCATTATGAATGAGGGATGTTTCATAGGGAAGGCCGTCCTTTCTCAGTTCCTCAGATTGCGCCTGTTCATCGGAAACTTTCGAATCAAGATGCCACTGTCGCCTATTAATATTAAGAAATACACCTCTTTGAATAGCAATCAGCTTAAGACGTGCATGTACCGCTTCCTTTGATAGACTATAATCTTGACATCTCCAGACAATGCCCATACTTAGATTTATCTTACTGTATATCTCTAAGTGCTGTTAACCACTTAATGTTAATTTATTAATAATCTATAGGGAAATGGAGATTGCAATACCAATATCTAGATTTGATCCAAATAATGTTAAATGGGGACCGATTCGCATAGGGTCATTTAGAAAGACGATTCATTTCGGATATGAAGAGTCTCAATTAAAATTTAATTCACTTATCTTACTTCTAGAGCCGCTGCGTATTGTTCAAATTGATTGGGATAGAAATCAACTGGTCTTGGAAGAAACGGGTGACAAATCCTTTTTAAATAAGCTAGAGCAATTTCAAAAATTGGCAAATGCATATATTTCAAAGAATGCTAGTACATGGATGGAGGGTTCAGAAGAATGTGAGGTTTATTCAGTGCAACCATGGCTAAAGTCTCGTAGGCTAACTCTATTTTTATCCAACGACCCAGCGTCATTGACTTTTTATACAGAAGCAGGTAAAGCGATTTTTTCGAATAAATTAGTAAAGCCGGGGGACTTCATTCGTGCGGTAGTTAAATTAAATGGAATTTCTCTCCAGATGACAACTCAAGACATATGGACAGGAAAGTCACGTATTCAACATCATGTATTGGAACTTTATAAGGTTAGCCTTGATTAATCAGGGAAATAGATAGCGCTGTAAGGGATACAATTATGGAAAACGAAGTGGCTACCAAATAGTATAAATTCATACTCAGTGGGTTATAGGTAGAATACAAATACCATAAAATAGTGTGGAGTATTACAACGACAATTAATATACCAGAGACTGGTAAAAGGGTTTTTGATATATCACCCTTATTAAGCTTTGAAAGTAAATAACCAGCCACTCCAATTAAAACCAATTCGACGCCGCCTATAATACTTGTTTTGAACGAGCTATCTTTTAATCCTGTATCGGCCATTACTACTTAGAATTTATGTTTTAGTTAAAAGTTTCTGAATAGGACCGCTTTTTAATGCACCCATGATTGATTCTGCCGTACCCAGTTTAGATGATGGTATTATCATAAAGATGTATATAGACTCTAAAACTAAGAGCATTAATACTAATGGTATCAATATAGAGTATATTCTAAAATTATACAATTTAAAGTTCTTTGTAGGGTTACACGAATCTTCCATCTATTCTCAAAGAATAACTTATTTTTTCATTATCAAAGATGTAGAAAGAGCCATGAGAGATATTAATATAGCTAATGATGTAGTAAAAAGATAATATAAGTTCATACCATCTGCATCACTCATATAATAAGTAAGATAGATATACCATACGAGTGTATGAATTGAAATGATTCCAGATATATAGTATACAGCTGGTAAAATATCCTTCTCTAAATCATTTGAAGTATCGGGTTTACCAACGAGGCGTGGGAAAAAATGTAAGCATGTTAAAATTATAGCAACTTCAGCAATAGATATGAATGTAATCAATAGTGACCCTCTCATAGGATTTGCAGCATCTGCCATTATCTATTAATTATTAATATATTTTCTAATAATAATTAGCAGCCACATATGGCTAAAACAAAAAAGAAGCGTGTTATAGCTCCGGGTCCAAAAGTCTGTCATCCTAGACTAAAGGACACGAATGGTGAATGTTTAACACCGGACCTTATAAAAAGCCTTGGAAAAAGTTTGGGCGCACCGTCTGAATTACATGGTCGGCATCTTCGTCATTGGATGACCCGTCGTACAAAATGTAAGACTGAGAGATGTTGGATAGAAAAATCGTCAATGAATCCCGATGAAAAGAATAAGATTATCAAAAGCTATTTTCGTCCAAGTATGCCTGATAGTTGGATTGAAGACCCGGATGAATGGTTAGACAGTCTAAATATTGTAGATGTGATGAAACAATATGAAGAAGTCTATCCAACGTTCAAGTTTTTCGGTGCGAATCCCATTGACTTTTCTGCACCAAATCCATATAAAAAGGATGCTCTTGAAAAAAGGGAATGTCTAGAGGATAGCATATGTAAACTTCGACTTGATACATTGACAAAGGAGGGTAAGACTCATTTAGGATTCATCTACAACCTGGATCCGAGTAATAAAGGGGGTAGCCACTGGATTGCAAGTTTTACAGATATTCCCGGTCATAAGAGTTACTATTTTGACTCATATGGTTTCAAACCTCCAGCCGAAATTGCTCGATTCTTGAGGTCACTTACATTACAAGACCCAACAATGAAACTTCAATATAATGCAAGACGATTCCAATACGGTGATACTGAATGTGGAGTCTATTGCCTGTATTTCTTAATTCGCATGTTGGAAGGCGACAATTTCAGAAAATTTTGCAGAAGAGCGCCAAGAGATAGCGACATGTTGGAATTAAGAAAATGGCTTTTTGCACCCAAAAACTAATGCGTGGATACATTCATATCTCTCTTCTAATGATATCAGTAGAGTGAAATGGACCCAGTTCAACAGAATCGTAGACAGTTCTTTAGTGGGCAGAATGAACAAATGCTATATGGCATGCTAACTAAGAATTTCCAACAGCGGATGGGTACTCAATTGAATGACAAACAGTTATCTCATCTTGAGAGAGCGTTAGAGCATTATATGAGTGAAGTCTTTCAGCAGGCCCCGAATCAGCAAGTTCCAACGCTTAATAAGCAGGTGTTGGCTTCAACGGCGACAGAATTCAATGCATATTTACAGCGCCAGACGGCACTCGCAACTGCCACACCCCAGATGTTTCAGGAGACGTCGAATCGTTACGAGCAGCTTCAGCAGGATCGCCAACGGTCTCTAGAGGCTCCCCGACCAAGTATACCAGATTATGTTCAACCCATACAGCTCAAGGAGGACGATTCAATCAGTGCTCTTGAACTCTTTGAGGAAGCCAAGAAGCGACGAGGTGCAGAAATGAATGCTCAGGCGGATGCTGAAATTGCCAAGCGGTCTGCATCGGCTGGCGCACCCATTTATGCAGTTCAGGAGCGCCCTGACCCTAGAACCATGTTTGATACTCCGCTTGATTTAGTGGTGTCCGGTCGTGCCGATATGAACCCGACACTCGCTGGACCCCCTCCGGTTGTGGCACTTTCTAGGGATGGTCACCGAGGTACTCTTCAACAGGATTTACTCATTAAGCAGCAGGATATACAGACATATAAGGAGACTGAATACAATTTATCGGTTTACAGTGCTGATAGAAAGTGGGAAATGGATAATGGCGAAAACCGTTTTAACTTCAGTGTGAACCTGTATTCTGGTAATCCGACGAATGGAGTCAGTATTATGCCTAAGGCGACGGCCCGCTTTCGCAATATCGTGAAAATCGAGTTTGTCAAGGCAGTTATGCCGATTGAGAATACAGATATGATTGTCAGGAAATCAGATGCTTCGACATATACTACAGCATTTGATAAGAATATCTTCGGCTATCCATTTGTAACCTTGAATGTTAGTGAATTAGATACAAATAACTTTGGCACAAATGATAAAATGGATAATGCATTTGGTATACTCCAGTACGATGCAAATTGGACAGATAATACTGATTCAATGGGATTTACATCGTATATTCCGAAACATATGAAGTGCCAGCGTGTCTATTCACCCACACCACTTGCAGCCTTGACAAAGCTCAGTATCAGACTCCAGCAGCCGAATGGTAATTTAATTAATTCCAGTCTAGATACTCTAGATATTAACGGAGCACCGCTAAGTATAACGGCCGATATAACAACATACAATGGTGGCGCACCAACCGTTGCACCAGGAACTAGTTATAGAGATTCTACGGGAGAATATATTTGGATTGACTGCAAGAAGTGGTTCAGTCGTTATCAGGTATCTGCAGGCGACAGAATTCAGATTAGAGGGCTTACAGGCATCTCAAATCCGACGGCGGCTCAGACAGATTTCTTGAACTTTTTACAGGATGTCAGCGGATTAATGGTAGTCTCGACTGCAACCACGACAGGTGCAGAATATAATAATGCAGGATATGCCAAATATATTATAGTTCGCAGTAAATTCGGTGACCCAACGACGGGTTCAACATCAGTTGCCCCTTTTGGTCTTGCAGCCAATAATACTACTCTTTCGACTTTCTTAACAACGTTTCGTTTTACAGGTGGTAAACTAATTAATTTAAGTCACCAGACGCAGCTGATATTCCGAATTGTAACAAGGGATTACGACTCAGCAAGTCTTGTACGTCCAGATAATCTATAAGGCTCCGACGAAGAGTTTCGTCATTCTACGTCCATTCTAATTTTAAGACTTAACATTAGAATGCAAGCAGTTTACTTGCTTGGGATAACTTTATTCATGTTCATTATATTATTTGTTTTACAGAGTTTCATAAAGGAGGGGTTTGGAACAAATGAGGATATAATGCATTCAGATTTCAGTAAAAAAATGGAGCAAAAATACAATAACGTTGGAGCTGCATTGGCTGTAAGAAGGAATGAGGGTGCATTGGGTGGAGATACACGTGCATTATTTGGCAATATTTCTACTACATTGGATGACAACAATAGGGTAATTAACACTATAGACAATCCCTATCCTCTCGAAGAAAACAGGACAGGTCTTTTTGCACTAATAGACAAATGTGAGAAGGTGAAGACTACAGATTGCAGTATATTTGATGATGCGAGTTTTACAAACGATTGTGGTATATGTTTGGATATAGGTACAAATTCTGAAAATAAGCCTGCTACGGGCGGCCTTGTCTTAACAGAAGAAGATAAAACCTATTATCGGTCAATACCTACACCTTCTGGTAGCTTAATTAAATCATATGAGCCGTCTGTTGGAACATGTCCGGCGAATCGCATGGTTTCAAATAAGGCCGAATGTATCCGTATGACAAATCAGATAAAATGCGAGAAAAATACGACCTTTGATGATCCAGAGGGTTGCTCACAATGTTATGACACTGATGGAAATTACTTAGTCTTAGATGGAGCTAGCAAATCGTCATCTGCAGGAACTCTATATTTAATTGGTTCTGGAAATATTAATTTTAATGGAATCAACCGACGATTGTCTAGTACAAATCCATCTACATTTCAAATATCCAATCAAAGTGGATGGACATCTTTAACATTGGTACTTCAAGGCATAGCTGGAGCAGAACCATACGATGATACTAAGACATATTCTATCAACGATTTAATCATATTTAATGGTGGAGTCTACAAAATGAGAGAGGGTGCTGGATCACCAGGATACAGACCAGATAGACCTGGTGATAGGCTATGGGTATTTCAGAGTGCATTAACTGAATATGATATGCCACCTCCACCATTTGTAGCAGGTTATTTGGCCTCACCTAATGCAACGGCTACAACTGATACAGGCTATTTCCAAATTGATTTTTATCGTCTTATTTTATCTGATTCTGAAACGGGTAGAAAACCACGGGCAACTGCAACTCTCAAGGTAAATGGAATCGATGTTACAAAGATGGAACCTGGCTATAATAAGTTTAGAATGACCTTAGCAACAAGATATCCCTTTACATTTGCTGACCAAGGAAGCCAAGAGGCAACCATTTGTAAGAATTCGCCATTTGTAACAAAGTCAGCTGCATCTGAATTCTTGAATAGTGACCCATGCTATAGAAAGGGATCAGGCCCTGGCAAATACAATGTAGAGTGTCTGCAGAATGTATTTTTGGCAAATGGATGTACTGACCAGGGTAAGGCATATCCTAAGTCAACTACTGAAACAAGTGGATTACTTTATGAGGGTGGACTTGCTTTAACATTAAATAGAATTGCAGATAAGGTATATGCACTAGCAGTATTAACTTCTACTGGAATAAAACCAGACGGAACTAAGGCTACAATAGAGCAGTGGTCAGAGGCAAGTGTATTTTGTACAGGAAAGACAATATCAACACCGTGTGATATTCCAACAAAGGATACAGGGCCGCTTTCATCAGAATGTATTACATATCTATGGGATAATAGTGGACAAAATAACACTCTTGAATCTACATATTCTAGTTCGCTCTTTTCTTCTGCATGGAGTTTATTCAATAGCGGTTCAGAACCAGAGACTAAGATAACCGAGCGGAAATTTTGTACTAGAAACGGTACAATGTCTCCGAAGAATCCAAATGGGACTGATAATGCTACAAGATTATCATTTTGGAAATCTAAGGGCGGCGTTAATGCGGTAAAGTCTCTTATGGCTTCGATTCATTCTATAGCTAATAATCCGGCTCCGCCTGAAGATCCAGATAAGGCTGCTGCTATCATGCAATGCTATGGTGCAAGTCCTAGAGCCCGTAATACGCATACGTCGAACTATACAAGTGATACGACAACAACAGGAGTTGCAACCTATGGTCCACGCAGAGATTATGCTAATCCTATTGTATCTAGCCCAGTTGATATATCGAGAAGCAATTCGGATAATCCAATGGTATATAAAAAGAGCACACCTATAAATTTCAATAATTTTATCATGGCTGCAACTCTTGAATTGAAAGATTCGAATAAAGCAAATACTTGGTGGGGAGACGGCTCATTCTGTAATCCTGCATGCAATGAAATACCATCGGGTAACTGGTCTGGCGCAGGTAATGGCAAGGATAAGTCTCAATCATGTATTGATTTTAGTTACACGACCAGTTTTAATAATGGAAACAATGCTCGCCCAGCATGTGCATTCTGGAATGATTTAGACTTCAGAACATTGAATTTTGCGATTGCCCGTGTAAATAATCAAGGCGTAGTTAGAATTACTGCAAATTCTGGTGGGAGACCTCCAGCAGGTTCTAGTCTAACATGGACATCAAACCCTATTACGAGAAATAGTGATTTATATATTGATGTTTCATATTCTAGTACAGATAAAATTATGAATGTAAAAATATCTGGTGCACTAGACCAGACAGCAACTATAAACAATGTTATACTCTATAGAAATCAACAGGTAGCTGGAAGAGATGAATGGAGTTTCAATAATTCATTTACAGGACCCTTAAATGTACCTGTGTTTGCATCTGGGCAGGGTGGTAAACAGCCGTTTTCTGGTGTAGTTAAATATCTATATATTGGAGACCCACCTGGAGCAGCTAGAGCTGGTGCATCTAGTTCTGGTCCAGTTCGTGGACCTGGTCCTGGATGGAACTTGTAAGGTAGATGCTGTCCGGCCCTTTATAAATCTAGTAAAATTATCTCAAAGATATTTTTACTATGTAATTTAGATAGGAAATGTTCGGGAAAATGTTCAAAGGGTTATTAGAACCATTTACTATTAATTATAATCAAGAACCAAATAAGGGTCACGAAGAGATTCGTTACTACTATGGCGACAAACGACCGAATGCTATTTATAGTGCAGGTGACACAGATATCCCTCTTGAGAGTCCAACAACGACTTACATGGGAACCGATATAAATGGGTCAGTTAAGTTGTGGGATAATACCGTAATTCCTAAAATCAATCGTAAGGAGGCCACATTAAAGGATAAGTTTCTATTACCAAATAATTCGCTATCAAACAATATACTCACTCAAAGACAAAGTGAATGTGAATCTCTTGCTTCAGGTGAAGCAGACCAGTTTGCACATTTATCAAATCTTGCGAAAAATGTAAATGAAAGAAGTCGTCTTCGCTGTGGATGGGTCTATAACAACGCCAATCCAGAACAAGGTCGGGGTGCATACGGTACAATTAATGGACCCTTTGAAACGAGTGCTTCTGGAACATGGACATGGAATCTTGAGGCAGCCAAGAAAAAATACCATGCATCAATCTGTAGTCAAGTGAAGTCATGTGAGGACCTGTCCGATCCTAAGTACAGGGGTCGTTGTGGATTTTGTAAGACTACAACGAAGGGTATTCCTATTTCGGGGTCCGTTGCTGCCTATCCGTATGATCCTACATTAGCGTGTTCGGCAAACAGTATTGTCCTTTCATCAGATAAATGCCCTGTAGCAGCACCTCCTCCGCCAAGAGATTCTCCGGCATATGCCAGCTATGTTGCAAATAGACAGGTGTGTGACCCCTCAGAAAATGGGTCTCTTTCTCGTGACTGTCTCATATCAAAAGCAGAGCAGGTATGTTCTGATAAAGGTACCTTAGTAGCCGCTTTAAAGAGTGGCGGTGATACAAATTACTTGGACACATTGACACAAGCATCGTCCTATGGCATTTATCAACAGAGAGCTACAAATGGAATGAATGAAACAGCTCTTAAGACTGGTAAATTAACTGTTGGTGATGCTCTAAGAGAATTTAGAAGTGTCGCTGATAATGCAGCTTCGGCTGCAAATGCCGGATTGAAAGTGGCAGCCAAAGATTTATGCTTTACAAAGGGATTAATGGACGAATACGATTTCTGTACCGAGATTCAGCCGAGTCAAGCTGGACCCTTTGCGTTGAATTGTCTACAGACTGCATTCAAGCGTGCAGGCGGGCAGTCAACGGGCAGTATGTATCCAAGTGCAACAAATATAGATTCATGGAATTCTTATAATAAATGGAAGGATGTGACTGATGCGATTAGCGCTCTAGCGACAAGTACACGGTCATCAGACCGTAGGGAACAGGAAGAAGCAATGGCTGAATTCTATGGTATAAGTCTTGATGATAAGAAGGGTACCGCCTTAGGAGATATCAATAATGTCGAGGTATTCTGGTTTACACGGGACACTAATATAACGAGCGCAGATTCAACATACAATACTACATTTTTGGGACGTCGCATTCGTTCTCAGATTCCAAGTCTACAAACCACGAACAATATCCCTGGAACTATTTCATCTGGTGCATCCTTTGTATTTTTTACAAGATACAGGGCGCCTGCTCAGATGCAAATCAAATTAAAGGTTACAGCAGATTCAGGTTTTATTTTGTTAAAGGATGCACCGATGAAGAATGTATATACAGGTACTGGTACCAAGACAGGAACTGAATTTTCAGCATATCAATTACCAAATATAAATGTTGGTAATCCTCTTGATAATTCATCGAGTCCATGGACGCTTACTACTAATAATATACTAACTGGATACTATGTTGGCGGTGGTAATAATTTTTCAATGCAGTATAGTGCTAGTACTAGTGTAAATGTTCCTTCTGAATGTGGGTGTTATGGATATTCTATTCCCCAGATAGTCAATAGTTTCAGAGCATACAATAAGGCCGACTGTGATGCAGTAGGTGGGGATTATGTAAATGGAGATTGGTGTAATAAACGGGGAAATTCAAATCAGGCTGAATCTTGGAGTAAGATGTGTCAACCACTCAATTTAATTCCTTCACTTGGTTCTGGTAATAGTTGTATTATTACACCAAATGTTTTTTCTAGAGAGTCTCTATTTCTACTACAAGATCCCTATGCGCCTATGATTTCATTTGAGACTAGACAGAATTTTGCAAATTATAATTGTGACTTCCCGTTTTGTGATAAGCGGCTCGGGTCGCACAAAATGAAATGGGCAACATATGGTGCGACGGGTGCGACTCCAGACTTTATCGGCACAAGCAGAGATAAGAATAAATATACATTACGTAAGAGTTTTATGGCATTTAGAACTGGGTCTTCAATTTGGTCACGGTTTCTAATAAAGATATATTCCTTTATGACGATGACATACATGGTCCGTTTTACGACTCTGCCTGGAAATGGAATAAGAACCCGACCCTTTATTCTCTGGGCATCGGATCCAAATATTGATTACCCCACTATTTTTGTAACTGGTATAGGAGGAAATAAGGCAACAGTAAATGTTGGAGGTTTGATGAATCCAACGGGTGGAACGAATGCATATGGTGTAACAACTCCAAGTCTCACAACAAATGGTCCTACTATCGGTATCAACCAAACATATATAATCACTTTGAAGGCAATAAGAGGAACTGAAAATGATATTAAAACATTGAGGTCTTTAAAGGTTGGAGCTGCGACTGTAAGCGAGCTTCAGAGAGACCCAAGCAAATTAAAGGAGACGAGTGAATTATCCTGGGCAAATTCAAGACACTTAGATAGTCCAGACAATAACTCAAGTCTATTTTTCTTAATAAATACCGATGCGGGTGCTGTACAATATGACTTATTCTCAATTCAGATGTACGACTATATATTAGCTGGTGAGAATTTGCGTACGGCAGCATATGATAGTTGGCCACAAGCTCCAACAAATGTCTACACTTAATTTGGCGGTCTAAACTCTGCAGTTTAAATAAATATTAAACGGTAGAATGCCATTGGAAAAGATTGATGCAATATATTTACTCTGCCATCCTGAAAAGGAACCTTCCAGATGGCAGCGTTTACAGACACATTTGATTGATAGGGGTCTCCCGAAAGATAAATTTGTCTGTATTGGAAAGACTTGGGGTGACCAATTAAATGAGGGGGTATTTGATATCTATGACCCCTTTCTGAAACGACCTGGCTGCCCATACCTGAGTTGGAAGGGACGGGCTCTATCTCTCGGTGAAATATCGCTCGTTATGAATTTCTGGATAGGAGTTGACCATGCACTAGAACATGACTATAAACACGTGCTGTTTCTAGAATCGGATGTTTTCTTAAGAGACGATTTTGCATCCCGAATTGATGGGCTTATGAGTATTCTTGAAGAGAAGACATGGGATTTTGTGAGTTTGAGTGATGGCGTTGGAACACATGCTGAGAGAACAGATATTCATACAAATTCAGTCTACGCTACCACAGGAGTATATAAGCCGCCGCATCAGTTTCCATTTCGTTGTACGGATAGTATGCTTTTTAGAGTTGATATACTAAGGAAAATGCGTAGGACAGCCTTTCCATTTAGTGAATGCTTAGATTGGGAACTGAATTATCAACTTGCTATTCATAAGGGTGTCGCATTATGGGTTGAGCCGCATTTAGTTGAACAGGGTACAGTGAAGCAGCGAATGATGACAAGTTTGCCTGCTTAATTTCTATTCTATAGTTAGATGGAATTTATTATAAATAGCATAGTTAGTAGCTTTGGTGGGCCTCGTGGTATTGTAACTGATTTAGAAAACTCAATTACTCGGGTTGTTGCAACAATGCCATCGCCAGAACCTATGCCATCTGAACCTACAACACCCGAAGCAGCATATCCAAGACTTTCTAGTCGAAGAAGTATAATGCCACTAGGGCCGACGGCATGGCCTTTCAGTAGACAACCTAGCACAGCTGGTGGAAATGAACCTCCGTCTCAGACTCCACTAAGAATAAATTTACCTAGAAACATGAATAGATATAAATTAAATCTACCCCCATCTCCGGTTGAAAATGAACCACTCTTTGATTCTATGACTTTAATTAATGCTGTTAAAGATGATTTCATAAAGAATATTAGTGGATTTATTAAGAAAACTGTTGTAAATAAATTATTCACTACTCCCAGTTTCAAACCTTTAATTGATAAAGAATTAAATAGTATAAAAGTTCAAATAGACCTTTTACAGGCTAATCCGATATTTAGAGATTTATATAATACTTCTGCGGCAGACAGACAAGAACGTATTGTAATTATGTTAATTGATACAATTCTAAAAGCAAAAGTAATAACAAAAAACAAGGTGGGTCAAGACCTTACTACAGAATGGAGAAAGAAGCATCCCGAACCATCCTTTGGTGGATCAAGAAGAAAAACCAGAAAGGTTAAGCGTAAACGGTCTAAATATTCTAAGTCAAGACATATAAAATGAAGATTGCCATTCTCTTTTCAGGACGCATTTTTAAATTTGGGAATCACTATAATAACATAATGGAAAATATAGTTCAGGGACATGATGCAGACTTCTTTCTTTCTCATAGCCCTGAGCTTGATGAGGATTTAGAATCCTTCTGTGAAATTTACAAGCCGGTTGCGATCTCGAATGACCCTATACCCGAGTTTGACTTCACAAAGTATTCATTATTTCCTGATTCTAATACAAACAGGCATAATCTAATATGTATGTTATACAATAGACGTCGTGTATTCAATTTATTAGATACGCATATGAAAACAAATAATATAGAATATGACTGTATCGTGTCATATAGGCTTGATTTATTCTCATATAATAAATTAGATTATAAAATAGAACCTAATATATTATATATTCCTGAAGGGTCAGACTACTGTAGTGGAATTAATGACCAAGTCGCATATGGGACATATGAACAAATGAAAATATATATGAATGCATTTAATCATATAGATACCATATTGCTTACTACTGGAATAATTCATCCTGAATCAATAAATAAAGATAACCTATTATTACATAATGTGGTAATTCAGAGAACTACATTTGACTATGAAATTATTCGGGGTGGGCATAGCCAATATATAGTTTCTAGATAGAGCTTCTTATAAAGACAGACCACCCATTTCTATCCTTCAAATCCTCTTCCAGCAAGGTCCATTCCGAACTTGCTAGAAGTTCCGCTCGCACCTTCTGATTTTTGAGAATCGCTGAGTCGTCTAGAAAGACATACTTGAGGGAACCCTTAGGAAGGAAAGTCCAGTCCACATATCCAGTATATTCGCCACCATCTAATACAACTGCATCCGGTTCTTTCTTGAGTACCAATGTCTCAGCTGCAGACCATAATGCCATATCTGTTTCATAGTGGAGACAGTAGTGTGCGGATTTGTCGCCCTTTGGAGGATGAAGAATATAGTCTTCACCTGACGGCCCACTAATCTTAGCACGGGCAAACGTTGCCATTGAGATTGCAGGATGGTCTTTGAGGTTTTCCTTAGATACATTCCACATGAATGGATGAAGCTCAACACTTGTTATATCCTTCTTAACACCTGATTCATGAAAGCCATCTAAGATACAGGTAGTGGTTCCACGACCGTTCCATGTTCCCACGTCTAACCATGTCTTAGGACCATCTGGATCTGACGCAATCGTATAGATTATATTACCGAATTTGCTGCTACGAGTTATTTGTCCGTCCATAGACCCATATAAAATCTTGAAATTTGTTTCATTGATATAGATTCCTATATTATTTTGAATTGAGTATGGCATAAATCCGTCAAAAAATTTTAAACACCCTTCCTCTGTTACTGCTCCAGATACTGGTTGAACTAAAATACTCATTATACTAGTGATTATAGTATGTGTTTAGACTGTTGATTTAACGAAGATTTTTTTAAGATGTCCCATCAGTTCCGAAATTAATAGACTATGTTCAGTCATACCGAGAGCATCTGAAAGGTGTGAATCAATATCAATGTATGGATACTGATATTGACCTCTGCGTTTCGTGTAATTTAATACGAGATTATATGCAGACTCTAGAGAAATATGACCTCGTTGATTAAGATTCTCGGCACCACAGAATTCCTTGAAACTAGCCGTTGGTACGTAATTAAAGGTTTTCAAATCGGGTTCGAGTTGTTCTGCAGTATCAGTGTGTGACACTACTTTTGTTTGAATCGATGTCATCTTAAGAAACTCGTGGAGTGCGTTAAGATCCTCCTTCTTTGTGATTGTAAGAAGCATACTAATTTCCATTTATTTATAATGAATGGAAATTAATTGTCAATTTTTACTTTTAATTATGGAACTGGACCAATATCTCCTTGGGGTAGACCCTTTTCATTCGCCTTAATAAATCCAATAGGCCTATCACCATATAGGTCATTTATATCATATAGCATATAACCTTCAGGTAGACCATCAGCTTTCATTTTGATTGTATATCTATAGTTGTTCTTGCGATAGGTCAACTTTTTAATGGCTGGTCTTTCTGGAGCTGGGGCAGGAACGGTCTCTGGAGCGGCAGTTAATTCTACTGGCGCAGCCATAGGTGGAGCCACAGTTCTTTTTCCGAATCTAGCCTCAGTTTCCTTAATATCCTTTTCTAGAATCGGATGATATGCAAAATCACCAATTGAATCACCCAAAGATAAACATCTATATGTGCCGTCTTTATTATCTTCAAAATTCATTTTACAATCAATTGATACTGTTTTCATGAGTGTCTGAAGAGATCCTATGACCTTTTCCTTTCGTAGACCAATCAAGAGTACCTTCTGGTCACTTGTTAAGATTATGACTCTGTCATCATCTTCAGGACCGGCACCACCGGCGTCACCGGCGTCACCGGCACCACCGGCGTCACCGGCACCACCGGCACCGGCGTCATCTTCTCCAGCTCCACCCTTTTGTTCAACTCCTGGTAGCAGTTCATCTGGTCTTGCACCGGTATCTTCTTCGGGCGCCTCAGCGCCAGTAGCTGCGCCAGTAGCTACATCTTCTTCATCTGCATAAAAATCAACCTCTCGTAACGGTGCCTGGTCACCAACGGCTGCAGGAACAACATACTCTCGTAGCTCCTCACGAACCTGCTCTAGAAGTTTTCCATACCGATTCTTACCCTTTCCAGTGCGCCCTTCTCCCCAAAATGGGTCCGGTGATGCCTCAATGAGAGGTCTAGCTCCAGTACTCTTGAGTAACTCAAGAAGACCACGATTTTGCTGGAACTTCGCCCTGAGACCTTCAAGCATTACCGACTCCTTTACTGTGTCCCAATCAGGTCTTATTACATGTGCAGGGTCTGAACCCAACTGTTTCGCTTTCTTAGGGTCTGGTGATACTCTGATTGCCTCCTGCCACATTGTATCTGCTGGAAATTTCATGGCCTGGTAATAATGCTCAAGTGTCGGATAACGCTTTCCACCAATTACACTGGGTGAAGGTGCAAAGGTTGTAAATCCTCTATATTCATTTACGAGTTTCACATAAAATCGTATAGGCCCCTCTTTAGTCGCCTGAGCGCCTTCCGGTACAGGCTCCTCTTCTTTATCTTCAACCTTGAAAAAGAGACCTTCCTGTATGGGTACACCTTTCTTTGCCGCCTTCGGCACTGGAACACCGAGAGCAAGTGCATCTTTCGCACTAAATTTATCACTGCGCTCGAGTGTCTTATCAACTGCCTGAGCTAATATCGCCTCGTCAGGAATCATCGTGCAATATGTATAGATTTCTACATTCTGCTGGTCCTTAGGGAGGTCCATATGTGAACAGATACGCACAGCACGTCCCTTCACCTGCTGTGTTCTCACAGTGTTCCAATAAGGCTCCATGATATGTACACCACGCACAGCCTTCAATGAAAGACCCTCTGCACCAGCCGATGTAATACAGAATACCCGACATAGACCACCATCCAAATTATCAGTCCAACCGGCATCCTTGAGGACTTTCTGCATTGCAGGTGACATTTTATCGAGACGGGCATTGAATGTGTTTACAGCGGCTCCTCGCTGTTCCTTTGACCCAACACCAGTGAATTCAATATAGCGGTTCTCTTTGACTCCTGGACCCTTTGCCAATGAAACCGCTGTACGTTCACTGAATTTGAGTCTACCATCTTGTCCAGCAACAATCTCAATCGGCACATACCCATTGGCTTCCATACAAATTCCTAGAATACCGATTCCCTCCATTTCCAAGAACTGGGAGTACACCAAGCTGGAACCAGGAAGTCCATTGATTTTCCGTATCATTGCTGCAAACTTGGGACTGTATTTCTCTAGATTATGTTCTTCTGGTCCGTCAATTTGTAGATGCGTTGTCCCCATACCTCTCAACTTTGATTTCACCACCTTGATTGCCTGTTTATATGCTTCCTTTTGCTCCTTACTAGTTAGCACTGGTTTAGGAATTCCTGCGACAGACTTGGCCTCAGCATCGTCTTCATCAACGACTGACGCAGCATCGTCATCACGTCCTGCAACTCCATCTTCAATGTCAACTTCTATGATATTATCTCTATCAGTACCGGTCTCAACATCCTGCTCACCCAAGTCTCTTGGTCTAGGACGTACAACACTTTCTGGAAACACGAAATTGCATGCTTGACGACTGCTCATACGATAGTTACTGGACGATTTCATCTTGGAAATATCCTCAATTTCCTGCCATATTGCATCAGCTGCACTGAGGTCGGCTTTCGGCTTGCTCATTTCAATCTGGATTTCTTGATTGCGCAGCTTGTTGTAGATTTTCAACGAGTAGCCAGAAAGGGGAATGCCGACGATTTCATCCTTCGTCACTTTCGGCATAACATCGCCCTGGATTCCTCTGTAATATGAAACAAGGCCACGAATACGTTTCTGTAGAACAACCGTATTCTTTAGTGTTACTCCATCTTCCTGTAAGAATGCTCCTCGAAAGGGTGTATCCCACGAAGGCAATAACTCATAAGCTTTGAACACGGGTGCAGATGTAAATCGTATTTTCTTAGCTGCTAATTCGACTGCCATAGTTTCCCAGACCTTTTCTAAGGCGGGTGTCGGTTCTCCAGGGTCCCGACGTCTAATTCCTAGTGTGTTACCTTCGTCATCAAGTACTTTAATGAATTGCTCAGGAAGTCTTGTAACCGTAACTGCAATTGACCCCTCCGAAGATTGAAAGAAAACCGTGTCCATGTTTTCATTTTGATTTACAATCTTCTCAATCTCATCTTTGACCTCCCGCATTGCCTCAACTGCCACAGTGAATTCGATAATTCTGTTCGGCCCGTGTAAGATATTCATTAGGATTCCAAGCTCTTCAGGGAAATTGATGAGAGGTGTACCTGAGAGGCCGATAATCTTGGTGTTTTTAGCATCCATGAAAAGGCGGTAAAAGAGGTAGCCACGCTCGTATTTGCCTGATAGTCCACATTGGGGTAGGGGTTTTCTGTCAGGAGTTAGGACTTCCCGGGGATTGGCCTTTGTGAAAGGATGCTCTAGACTTCCTTGAATGAGACGAGTCAAATTGTGTATTTCGTCTACGACAATCACTGCATTATCAAATACATCGGGTGTTGAACATACCATCAATTTCAACTCTCTCGATGATATTCCATTGTAATTGATGAATTTGATGCGATTCTCAACTGTCTCTCTGAGCTGTGTCTGAATCTCATCCCGTTCTTGGGGGCCGAGTGAATCGAAATTGGGTGTTTCCTCAAAGTCGGGTATCCAGATACGGGATAGTTGTTGACGACCTCTTGATTTCTTGGCAAAATAGGATTCGGGTATACCATAGACATTCTGCGCAAAGAGTTTCACCATTCCCGGTTCAGGCGTAGAGCCCGGGAGCAAGGATAGGGGTATCCAGTGATTCTGAAGACGGAAATGCTTGAAGCCGCAGAAGTTAATCTCACTTATGAAGTTATCACGCAAACTGAAGGGTGTCATAACAATAATCTTAGACCCACGGGTTCCGAAAAGAGCCTCGGCTGCTGCAATCGCTGAACATGTCTTACCACTACCGAGACCGTGGTAGACGAGAAGACCCCTGTATGGCGTCTCAAATCTGAGATACTCCCGAATGAATGCCTGATAGTGATAGATTTTCACTTCTTTATTGCCCTCTTCACCCTTGGCTGCACACTTGGCCACGTCAAGCTTTCGGTCCTCTTTCGTAGGGAAAATGGGTCCGTAATTATCTATCAAGAATGAACCGAATCCAGGACGGGAGAGTGGTACAAAGACATCTGGGGCCGGTTCAACCTCGTACGGGTTTGCGGTTTCAATATCTAGTAAGAGCTTCGCTTCGGCTTGGAGGTCGTCGGGTAATTTAGAAACCTCTTCGGCCTGCTTTTCTCTTGAAAGAACGTCAAACCGTGAATACACGGCAGACTTACCGGACACCTTTGTTTTCTTCTTTTTAGCCATTGCGGTTGCACGTATTAAAAAGTCTGGGAGAGCTGGACCTTCATCGGCTGCAGCCTTCTGTTCCTTTCTCAAGCGCTTACCTTTGAACATTCCCAATTCAACAGCTTCTGTTAATTCTGGACCTAAGCCTGCAGCTGCAGTGAGGTCTGCAATCTTTTCGTTGGCTACCGTCAGTCCCGTCGTAAAAGGCTTCGGTGCAAAGGCAGTTATGTCAGTCTTCTGGTCTACAAGTTGTGGAGTAGGCTCAAGAGATACGAGAACCTTCATTTTTGTAAATGGCTTGAATTTGGGGGGCAGACCGTCCATATCTAAATCACATCGATGTTTTCTTGGTGTAGACCTCTAGCGCAAGTCGACTCGCTTCTTGTTCGGCGACTTTCTTATTTCTTGCAGTACTTGTTGCTACAACCCGTCCATTTGGGTCAAGAACTCCCATTGTAAAGACTCTATCGTGGGGTGGTCCGTCTACTTTGACTTCCTTGTAGCGTGGAGGTTGATGGAATTGGGATTGGAAATATCTGAGAAGCTGGTCCTTGAAATTTGTGTCCTCTGCGATAAGCTTGGAGAAATTGATATGCTTTTCCATGATTGCGATGAAGAATTTACGGGCCATATCATATGCCTGACCTTCATTACCTTCATGTTCCATGATTGCGTCAATCCATGCTTCTAACATGCTTCCAAGGATACGAAGATTATTTCTACCGTCGCAGACTTCTTCAACGTGGCGACTGAGAACTAGAAAGGGTGCAAATCCCATTTTCTTGGCGAGTTCGCCCAACATGTTATTATTGACAATCTGTGTTCGCAGACTTGTTAGGAATCCTTCGCCCTGTCCAGGATATCTCATCTTAAGATACTTCCCGACAATTGCTGATAGGACTGAATCTCCCGCAAATTCAAGTTCTTCATTATCTTTCTGTTTAAGAGCTAAGCAGCCTTCGGGTTTTTCTGTTATACTCATGGCTGGCTGGTCGGCCCACGCCTCTGGCCTATCAACATACGATTTGTGAATACAGGCTTGTGCAAACCATTTTAAGTCACGTAGTTTAAAATCTGGAGAACCATACCGGCGCATGATGCTTTCAACATCTTGCGTCGTTATGTCAATATTTCTCATATTCCATGGGTTGAACGTCTTGGATAGTTCGGTCATCTATCTTAATATGGAAGGGGGCGTTTAGACCGTATGATTTAAAATAGGTGGCGAATGTAGTATGTCTGACGCAGCCGCCATAGCTGATTTACAGCGTAGGATGGACGAATTAACAAAAACACATGCGGCGGTTAAAGCCCAAATTGACAAACAAGAGGGTGCCATTAAGAGCATAGAGGCTGAGTCAAATAATAATGGATCACCAAGTGGTTTTGGAGGAAATAGTCCATCATCGTTTCAGAAAGAATACACTGCAGGCGACAGGACTGGTATTATCCGAAGAGATTTAAATACGCCAAATTTCTTATCTGTAGCTGTTCCAGCTGCTGCAGCTGATACAGTACCTGTAGCTCCTGTAGTTCCTGCAGCAGCTGCTGCAAGTAAAATAGCTGCTCCAGATGTTAACACTTCTGCACCTCCCGCAGCTTCTGCAACTTCTGCAACTCCCGCAGCTTCTGCAACTTCTGCAACTTCTGCAACTCCCGCAGCTTCTGCAACTTCTGCAACTTCTGATAATAATGATGACAACAATAATGAGAATGATGATGACAACAATGATGACAATAATGATGACAATAATAATAAACCGTTATCAGTTGCTAAACCTGCTAAAGCAACTGGAACTGCTGCTAAAGTAAGTGGAACTGCTGCTAAAGTAACTGGAATTGCTGCTAAAGCAACAGTTGATGCAATTTCATCGGCAGTGACAACTACAGCGAATTCATCAAAGCCAATGATTATGTTTTGCTTTCCTCTTTCAAAGGCTTCTAATGACCAATCACAGGATGGTGAGACTTTTATCTTAAATGGTAAGAATGAACTAAAAAGCGGCGAACCAGGTATTTTAAGATTAAAGGACTATGAAGAACGATTTGGAACTGATGAAAATATAAAGAAGATTGTACTCAAATATTGGTCGGTAGCTGCAGTAGGCAAGATACCCATTTCTAAGGTGAGTAAAGAGGGTGCTACTCTAGGCCCAGACGCTTTCAGACTTCCATGTGATTCATCTGAGAAGACTAGCTTGAAAACGGGATTTACAAGCTATAAAAAATTCTTAGAAGGAAAGGCGGGTGATAAGAATGATTCTCAGGTACATTTTGCAGAACAATTAAAGCTAGTTGATTTGTACTTGAAGGCCTTGGATGAAAACCCACCTTCACAGCCGTGTGTTGATGCCCACGAATTACTACCAAAAGGACCTTATTCAGGTTCTGCAGATACGTACTACAGTGTTTTACCAAAGGTATTCTATATTCTATATCAACATGCAAAGAAGGATACAACATCAGCACCACTCAATACCCAGGCAATATTCAAAGACTATGCTACACTAAACCAAACTTCTGAGCAGCTTCTAGATGTTATTAAGAAGGATACGGATGTACAATCTGATACATTTGAGCCTGTACCAGTATCAGTCTTGAGACTTTTGAATCTAATTAGTGACAAGTTTCCTAATATATACCGAATGAAAATGCAGGATGTTGGTCCAAGTAAGGACTGTCCACAAACTAACTGCCCTAAATGCAAGGACTGTCCTGAATGCAAACAAAATCCAGATAAACCATGTCCAGAATGTGAAAAATGTGAGAAATGCAAAGATTGTGGCCCCTTTCCACCTAATAATGATGAATTAGATGAAATTATAGGAAAATTATTTGACGATGGGGATGGAAATAATAAATCTGATATTTTAGACGCATTTAATAAAGCGAGTGAATTATATGGTGAAAGAAATCATGATGCTGCAGTTCAAGAGATAAAAAAGGCTCTAGGAATCATAGTTACAAGCATGGAAGAGCAAATGGCTGCTAAAGATAAAGAATCAAAAGAAGCTATAGATGAAGCTATAGAAAAAGCAAAAGCTCAGCTTACAAGTGTATCTGGAAAGATGAGCGAGGAAAATAATAAGGCTATAGCTGATGCGAGAAAATCTGCAGCAGATTGTGATGCTGAATTAGAAAAGGTTAAGGCAGAACTTAAACAGAAAGAAACCGAATTAGGAGGTAATTTAACTGCTGCTCAGGCGGAAACTAAAAAGGCGCAAGATGCTCTTACAGCTGCTACTGCAGCTGTTACTGCTGCTGAGAATAAGGGGCAAGCTGACCTTGCTGAAGCCGCTAAAAAACTCGATGAAGTTCAGACTAAGGCAGCTGCAGACCTTGCTACAGCTAGAGCTGCCACAGCTGCTGCAGCTACAGGTAATACTAACGCTGCAATACAGGCAGCGAATAATGCTGCTGCCGCTGCAGAGGCAGCTAAAACAGCTGCAGAAACTAATCTAGCAGCGGCCACAAAAAGAGCAACCGATGCAGAGGCTGCTATAGAAGCTGAAAAACAAAAGACAACAGCTGCAGAGCTTCAAAGAAATGATTTTAGAAGTAGGCATGCAAAAGCAATGAGAGATTTAAGTGAAAAAGAGGTTGAATTAAATGAATCCCGTCTAGCAGTTGTATCTGCATTAAAAGCCTTAATTAGCAATATTAGTACAGAAAATCTCATAGATGTCGATGGTAAAGATGAATTAACGGGTGCAATTCAAGGTATACGTGCTACCACTGCACCTCAACAGGCAGCTATGGATGCAGCCATAGTAGCATTAAATGACTATTTACTTGGTGTCAGAACAAAGTATGGAGAATGGGAACGAGAATTAACAGGTGTGAAAGACAATCTTACAGCTGCCCGTGCTGAGACTGCAAAGGAGCATGCTACACGTGTGGGTGACATTCAGGCAACACAAGTGGGGATTGATGCGGCTAAAGCAGCGAAGAAAAAGGCTGAAGAAGAAAAGCAAGCAGCTGAAACTGCAAGACAAGAAGCCCTTGAAGAAGTCAACCAAGCAAAAGCAGCTCTAGCAGATATCCAAGCCGAAAAAAGTAGAGGCGATGCTAAAACTGCAGAAGAAATTGCTAAGCTCAAAGCTGATGCCGCCACAGCAGAACAAATTATGCAAGAAGCACTTAATAGAATGAATGCCGCAGAGGCGGCAATTGATGCTGCACATCTGGATGCCGTGGAAGCAAGGGCTGAAGCAGAAGAACTGAGAAATCAGCTTGTTGGAAGAATTGCTAGAAAGGATGAATTAATACAACGTATAGAAACTCCACAAGAAAGAACAGACAGGAGAATAAAATCCCACGAGTTCATATTTTTCCGTAAAGATACTAGTTTATACGACGAGGATAATGATAATATACCTCTTATAACTGAGACAGGTGCCAGATTAGAAAAAATGAAGGATAATGCTAGACTAGATATGAGTAGCAATTTTCCTGCATGGGTTACAAGTGAATCTGACAAATATAATGCTATTACAGCACAGAAAGAATTTAGAGCTAAGCTACCATCTGCAACACCTGGTGCCTATAAAGCTCCACTTACATTAACGCCAGCAACAGTACTACGCAATGGTAAATCTGTAATTATGACTGATGTCGCTGGTAATGAGCTATATAAGATGGCATGGATTAGTTCAACACATGTACCAGATAGATTTGTAGGGTATGGCAAGGGTGGGCCAGGTGGTACAGCCAAGAATGATATGCCTGTAGCTGGATTGGGTTCAGGTCAAATTAAAAGAGGAGGCTCTAGAGGCGATGTCCGATACTCTCCTCACTCGATTCGAGACTTTGCTGAGGAACAGGATGCCTGGGAAAAGGCCAACGATGCCTATAATCAAGTTCCAGAAACCTACAGAGAAATGCTTCCTGGACCAGGTGAAGCACCAGCCTTGGAACTTGTTGCGACATTCAAGCGATACATTGATGAAAATGCAGATGAAGACCCTATCAACGATGCCCGTGATGCAGTTGGTATGCTTTCTCATGAAGATTTAGATGAAATTATGAATGGTGATAGCATGCAATCAGACGATGACAAACTTCAATATATAATTGAGCAGTACAGAGAGGCTTTACCAGAAATTAGCGATAAATGGTTACCCGTTGTCGTAAAGGCTGACATCACAGCAATGTTTCTTTGAACTAACTAGATGGGTTCCGGGTCAACCTTCCTACCAATTGGTCTCAAGGCGAAATATTCATTCTATAGCGCCCTTGTTTTCTTTCTAGCTGCAAATCCTGAAACATATAAAGTGACTCAAATGCTCTTTGGTTCACTCTTCACAGTGTCCAACGGAGGCTGCCCAACACCGGTGGGTCTTATGCTTCACACCGTCGTATTCTTTATAATCTTACTGGGGCTGATGTTATTCCCTCGGGACAATTAGCAGATTTAAGATATTCCATGTCATTTACTAGAGATTCATATGTCCAAACAATGCCTGGACATATGATGCTCATGACAATCCCTTCAGCCGCCTGAAACGCACGGCCTTCGTTCCATCCAAGATGTAATCCAGTTGCACAGTATCCAAGTGCAATCTGTAACTGCCCCTTTGACCATCTTGGATCAATGGGTCTCATTGAAATTGTATATAGTTTTCCTTCCCGTAAGCCGGCTATCCAGCTCATTCTATCTCAAATAAGGGTCACCGAGTTTAGACCAATAAAAAACTCAGACATCTTAATAGAAATGGAACTTCCCAATATACGCATTATCTTGCTCGTGGCAATTGTCTTGGCAATCCTCCTCTACTTGTCAACACTTCTAAGTGGCGGTGGTATGCAGAGGTTTGACTTCGACGGGTTTGTCGGTGGTCTCGGTGAGAGTCAGAACACCTTCACGCTGTACTACATGAATGGCTGCCCGCACTGTGAGACAATGTTACCCGCCTTTCGCACATTCGTCGCATCTGGCCAGTATGAGGCGAATGGAAAGAAGACTGCGATTCGCATGTTGGAGCAGGGCGACCCTGCTGCCGCCCCCGAGCTAGAGGCGAACAATGTCAAGGGGTTTCCGACACTTGTTCTTGCGACGGTCGATGGCAAGAATATAGAGTACAACGGAGAGCGCACAGTACCAGCATTCAAGCAGTTCATTGCACAGAATGCTAAATAGATAATCGTCTGACAGTCCTCATATTAGACATTGGTGGATTGGATAACCATGCTTCAGTTGCTGTAATACCCTTTGTTAAAAGCATATTACGGTCTTCCCGGCTAGCCTCAAAATTCCATGACGGATAATTATCGACAGGAATTCGTATGATTTTATGATTCCAGAGCTTTAACATTTCTTCATTTGCTTGATGAAGAACACAGCCCATAATTGACTTTAGGAAACCCATTAAATCTTCAGGATTCTTTTCATTCGTTGATTCTTCATTTGAAAATCCAATTGATAGACTATCATTACATTCATCGGGTGTTAGGTACTGCAGCGGTATATTTCCTTGAATACCCCCATCTGTCAACATGTGACCGGTTATTACGTCAATTGGAGGAGTGAAATATAGGGGAAGGGACATAGATGCACGCAGGGCGTCAATTATTTTCACATTTGGAGTCTCTTTTAATGAAAAAATACGTTCTTTACCGGTGTGCAAATCCATTGCCCAACAACGAAAGGCTAGATTGGCTGGATTCGCAGCCATATCGGCGAAAGTCATTTCTGGGTCAATCTTGAGAACAATACGGAATATGGTATTCAGAAGATTGATAAGTTTTGACCCGTCATCGAGACCGAAGGTTTCGGGGAATCCGATAAGAGAGTCGGAGTTGAGATTGCGTATTTGACCGAAATCCAGCTCTAAGATTAAGCGTTCGAGTGTTTCTACGGGTAGTCTGCATGCAATCATGAAGGCTATCCATGCACCTGCACTGACTCCGCAGACCTCTTTTACCGACTTGAGATGACCCCGTTGGTCGAGGACTTTTAATGCTCCTATACTTGCGGTCACCTTGATTCCTCCACCACTCATTATCAGAAGTCTCGGAGGTATCATTTGTTTAACTAATTTAATGGGCGTTTAGATATTGGCATTCTTTACTTTATTGACGGTAGGAAGATGGCTATGATGCCGTATACTGGCGGAGGCTCAAACATGTCAGGAATACCACAATTACATGCGTCATCATTATTCGATGCGAGGCTGAAGAAAGACCAGGCCCGGCATAAGGCGTATAATCAGATTCTTGAACAGGCGCTCAATAAGGTAGCCCATTCGGCCATGCAACCGAATCAACCGACATACGTCTATTATAACGTTCCGCCCTTTGTGCTAGGTCTGCCTGCTCTAGACCTACAGGACTGTGTAGTCTATATTGTCCACCAGCTGCGAAATCAGGGTTACGAGGTCAGATATACATATCCGAATTTACTGTGGATTTCTTGGTCACATCATGAACACAAATATTTCATGGAGAAGAATCCGATTGTCCAGTCCATGATTCCAAAGATGGGTACACAGGAAAAGAGAAAGGGTCCGTCTATGGTGACAATGAGGGCCGCTGCGACTACTGCGCCTAATGCAGGTGCGACATTGCGTGCTGCGGATTATACACCACCATCAGGATTTGTTGAGACTATGGAACGCCCCTCGCCGTACTCCACACAGAGGACTTCGGCGACAGGTACTAAGACCGTTCGTTTTGAGAAAGATGGTTTGTCTAATGTCTTGGATGAGTTATGGCGTTAACGCCAAATGCCTAGGCGCAACCGTGCAGAAGCCCATAAAGCCTCTCTGCCACGACTTTCCCAATTCGCTTCTTTGAATTCTCAGGGTCCACCATAATTAAATCTTGCGCTGTGGCAGCCATCAATCGTTCAAGTGTTCCGAACTTTTTCATAATCACTCTTGCTAGACCTTCACTTATTCCCCGACATTGTGTAAGAGTTCCCAGCAAAAACGTCTCAGGTATATCTCGGCATTCACTTTTGATATATGAGGCTGCTGTGAACGCATTTACATTTACATTGGCTCCCCCTGTAGCTAGGCTGCAAGCCTGATAAGCGAATTTATGGCCATCTTCTTTTAGCCACTGCTCATCAATAAGTTGAGCGAGTCGCACGGTCTCTTGTGCAGACGCCGTCTGAACAACTGGAATCTGATAGTGAAACTGCAGCCTGGTGATATGCTTGAGCAAGGCTGATTCTGACAGACGCCCATCTAATCTATCTAAAATCCCTTCAATGACGTAGCCGACTGCTACCTTATGCTCAGCAGCATAAGCTAAGAGCCGCCCTCTCTGCTCCTTGTATCGTCCGTCCATGATACTCGCTTCTAGGTCAGCACCCGTCTTCCGTTCCAAGATAACTCCACCGGCCTGTAAGTCTACACCAGATAAGTCACCAATCCATATATCACCTACAGGCGGCGTGAAATCCTTTACTGTTGGTGCAAGTTTCAATAATAACTTCTCACGATAATCAAACCATATGGGCATTATAAGTGAACATATAGGCAGCGTTTAGACAGTGTCTAAAAGGGATTTAATAAATATAATTCAGATGGATTTGAAAATTAAAGAAGATATTCATTTTGAAGCACGTTCACTCTATTCTGAAACTCATATAAAAGCCCGTCAGGATATCGTAGATTTACGGAATAAAATCACTGATTCGAATACTGATATTAATCATATAGGGATACTTCAACATAATCTAGATAATGCGATGAAACTATACAATCATCTAAGAATCCAACAGAATCTAAATAAGAAGTCGCTTCTTAATAAACTCTATGAAAAATATCCAGAAATTAATCCAGATGAAATACGACAGGCTGTAGATGCGGCAATAAACGAATCCTAAGCCCGTACCATAACTAGCATCTTATCATTATCCCAGCCTGGAGAATATCTATCTGCATGATCACATTGAATAAAGGTCGAAAAGGAAATTAAGTCCTTCACTTCCTCCATCACCTTCAAGTAATCAGCATGGTCCTGACTCCGAAAAATATCCTCAATAATAAGGAGTCCACCCTGTTTCAGCTTATTCATACACGTTCTTATTGTCACGGCTTGTTGACCTACCTCATGTAAAGCATCATCTATAATCACATCAAAGAGTTCTCCGTCGGCCATGTGCCGCTGAAACACGGATTCCATAGAATCAGTCTTTGTTGCATCCATCTGGTCTAGGAAGACACCAGGTAGATTCAAATCCTTCACATACTTCATCGCCTCCATATCAATATCAAATCCGTATATGCGGGCCCGTGAAAAGAATATGCGCCATGCAACAATAGACGCTCCACGAAAAATACCAATTTCAGCTAATTTAATCGGCTTATTCTTTAAAGGCTCAAAAAATAGAGAATAGGGCGTTGTATAGGGATGTCTGTGACCGTTATTGATTGTGAAGGGACTTTTATCTGTACCAGTACGTGAACAAATATTACAGAGTGTTGTACGACATTTAGTACTATCTATAATGATAAGATTATCCATATAGATAGTATAAAGACAAAGTGTTTATATGAGCGTAGAATGTCATATCCGTGGATTACCGATTACAATTCACCAGATGATCCTAGAAAGGCAGTTCAAATTAAGCACATTATTACAGGTAATGATGGCGATGTCTGTAATTCATGTGTTACGTATGAGATTTTGAAAGGTAATGAACCAAAATTCTGTCTAGATATTGGTGTAGATGAGGGGTGGTGGTCATTCTTTGCTGCTAGTGTTAATCCGAATTGCTCAATTATAGCATTTGAACCAAATCCAGTATCGTATAATGCTCTACTGCCTTATTTGAACCAACAAAATCAAATTACTCTGCATAATCTAGCGATTTCTGATTGCTCAGGCACAATCCCATTTACTATATCAGGAGGGCAGTCTAATTCAAGGGACCCCTCAGAATTTCGTGTACCATGCACTACAATTGACGCATTTATTAAAAATCGTACCATATCCCTCGTTAAAATAGATACAGAGGGGCATGATTTAATAATTTTAAAGTCACTATATCAACACTTAGAAAAGATTGAGGCCATAATATTTGAATGTACTTCATATTGGTATTCTACGAATAAGGAGAATTGTATTACAGAAACACTTGCGGTTTTAACAACGTTGAAGCTGCATTACAGAAAAATGTATATCTTATCTCGGCGAGGCCCACCTGTTCTAAATGAACTAATTGATGATGAAGATATTATAGATTTTGTAATTTTTTCTTATGATAATAACTACCAGGTAGATATTTTAGTGTGTAATCGTGATATTACTTTATCTAATTAGGCTGGCCTATCCAGTCCGTAATAGGGTACGTCGGTGCAAACATTCGCTCGAGTCCTGGCGTCCACCGTGTATAGTCTGCTCTATCTGACCGTGTGGCCGTCGTCGGTTCATAAAAGGGGTCGAGACCAGCGGCCGTCTCGGTTGCAACTGGGGGAACGTTGATGACGGCCTCTCCAGCAGCCGTATTAGGCCGAGAGGAACTAGTGGCCATAGGGAGATCATCCTCATACTCTATTTTACCATTGATTTGTCTTGTGCTAACAACCTCGAACACATTTCCCTCCTTGCGTTCAAGTGTCGGTATGATGCCTTTGGGCTTATATATCTTCTCTATGAGACTCTGTGCATCTTCTATCTCATATGTCGTCAAACTGTTCGCCTTCTTCGGAGTATACGTCTGCAGAATCTCCCTTTCACGTTTATCCATTTCCAAAGTGTCGGGAGGTGTAAGATTTCCAGCGCCAATATTCTTATATGGTTCCTCCATATTCTCTGCAGATGCATTTGCTGAGAAAGCCTCAATATATTTAGCTTGTCCGGATTGGAACTTACTTGCGTTTGGTGGATACTTTGACCAATCTAGAGGATATCGGCGTGTCATTTCATTGATTTGATTCTGTCTAAGCTGCTTGTCCCCCTCATTGTCAAATACTGCCTCTAGTTCATATTGGTCTAAACTATTGATTCGTTCAGTTGTATAAGGAGCAATACCACGGATTGAAGTGTCTAGGACAACCGTATCTTTGAATCCTTGTGAGGACCCAATTGGTCGTGCATAGGGACTTTTCAAATATGTGAAATGATATATCCCGAGACCCACTATGACTGCAAGAACCAAATATATAATTGATTTATTTGGTAATACAACCTCAGGCAAGGATATCTTCATACTATTTATATACTATAAATAGATGGCAACAAGAGTGAAAAGAAAGTCCAGCTTGAGACCTGGCAGAAAAACACGTAAAGCACAAAGTGGCGGCCGTAAAGTATTAGATGCCCGGTCTAAGAAAGATATCAAGCTCTTTGAAAATATGATTGTCACTGGACCACTCACACTGGTATTTGCCAAGCTGCAGGGATGTGGGCCGTGTGAGCGATTTAACAAGGATGTTTGGTCTCATCTCACGAAGCTAAAGCGACGGGGCATGAATTTGGCGTCGATTGACTCTGAACTCATCAATAACACGAGTTTGGCCAACGTGCCTCGTAAATTCTACCCTACGCTTCTTTTGGTAGGCAAGGACAAGAAGGCTGCAATATTCAAGGATGAAAATGGTCAGCCGACGAATGCGATGCCAAGAAAGCCAACATTAGAGGAGGACAAGAAGGCACTTACTGCCTTAGTTCAAGCCCCTACATCAAATGAAATGGTTTCATCTGCATTAGCCCCTATGAATGCAGCCCCTTCTCAAACCGAGCCTATGGAATCTGAGGAGCCTGAGCCATCGTCGGAATTAGAGGCATCAAGAACAGTTACATTGAATGAGTTGAGGAATAGTCCTCCGAGACAAATCATGAATTCACCTGCATCTCTATATAATGAGGAGCCGGAAGTACCTTCTATGATGAACACTATGGCGTCTATTAAAAAGAACAATAAGACTCAGGGTAGACGGCGTTCGACGGTTCCCGACGTGGCATCTGACCTTCTTGCAACACAGACATCAACACCGATTGCATCTGCTGGAATTATAGCAAAGGAGACAAGTCAAGAAACAAAGGTTCAGTCGGGTGGAAGACTTCTTACAGCTCTTCGTAAGCAGAATGCAGCATATAAGGCAGTTCTTCATATGCGTAAAAAGAAGCACACAATGAGACACCGCTAAAGACTTTTTTAAAAAAGTCTGCAAAAATTTGAGTTAAAGACTTTTAAAAATTACCATGTACTGCTTAAATTAAGTACTTCACGGTAATATATATTATTTAATGACGACGGCGATTCTTTCTAGACTTTCTAGATTTACTGCGATTCTTTCTAGATTTGCCGCCACCTGATGTTAATTTAGGTGTACCCTCCCTTAAAGTCTTCCTGATGTTTGCGTACACATGGTTCCGTCGTTTAGTTTCTGCATTAAACTTAGCTTGATTCAAGGGGGGGCGGGGGGCTGTTGTAACAAAATCAGTAGTGCACGTTGAACACCGTGTAGCATCTGCAGGATTTTCACTGCCACATACGGGGCATAGCTTCGTTCCACCTACGGATAGATATTCATTACCTTCGTCAATACCAGTATATCGAGCTAGTAAATTAGCAGCCCGTGCTCGTTGAGCAGCGTGATTAGCAAAAGAAGTAACTGGTAACCTAGATAGGGGTGGCTCAGGTCTAAACATTCTAGGTGGAGGACGTGGAGGTGGAGCACGGGGAAGTGTTATATTAGTTTGTATGCTTGAAACAGTTGACCCTTTTGGACGAGGTTTATTCTGTGGAGTTTGTCCAGGACCTCCTCTATTCATTATATTATATATCCATAAATTTTCAACGGTAAAAATTGTGCCGCCGTTTTTATAGTTAATAAACACAACAATGCCCATAATATTTCACATCTTAGACGCACTCTCTCGTGACCAGGTCGACACGGTGACGAGAGAGACTGAGGAGGAAGAGGAGATTGAGCGAACCTATGAAGAGGATAACGAGAAGGGGTATAAGTCCAAGAGTTCTATGCCTCAGCGGCGGTCATTAGTTATTCACCTCTTTGGAATGACTGCCACAGGTGAGACTTTACGTTGTGACGTACTAGGATTTCGACCTTACCTGTATGTCAAGGTCGATGATAGGGCCGACGAACTTCGTTTCAAAGACATGCTAAAATCAAGCGGAAAAGAGGTTCCTGCTTCGCTTGAAGTCGAGAAAGTAAAGCGTAAGGAACTCTATGGTTTTACTGCAGACCAAGATTCATCCTTCATGAAACTTTCAGTCAACAGTCTCAAAGACTTCCGTACACTGAAACTCATTTTACTGAACGACTATCAAGAGCCGATATTTAGAACAAGTAAGACGTCAGCTCCTCTACAGGTGTATGAGTCAGGTCTTGACCCCCTTCTCCGATTCTTTCATCTCTGTGATATTGCTCCCTGTGGCTGGGTATCTGTAGATGAAGTTGGCGATGAAGTTGACGAAGACACTGGTGTGCGTGTTTTATCTTGTGTCTGGACTGATATTGAGGCTGAAGTGAAACCTCCGAAGCCGACGGCGCCTTTCAAGACTCTGTTCTGGGATATTGAGTGTTTCTCAGAGTCGGGAGAGTTCCCGGTGGCAAATCCGAAGGATGGGAAAGGTGACCCAATTATTCAGATTGGCTGTGTTTTGAAAGGGTCCGATGGGACTATCAACCGAACAATCTTTGTGCTTGACACCTGCGACCAAATACCGACAGCTGAAGTGGTCGCATGCAAGACGGAGAAGGACATGTTGATGAAGTGGATTGCCTGGCTGATTGAGGTTGACCCGGATATCTGGGTGGGCTATAACATCTTTGGTTTTGATGAGCGATATGTCTGGGAGCGAGCAAATAAGCTTGGTTTGTTGAATCCTGAATCGGTGCCGTACAAGATGATTCAGCAGCTGAGTCGGCTCTATGGTCACGGAGGTCAGGTGAGGCTACAGGAGAAACGCTTGGCATCTTCGGCCTTAGGAGACAACTTCTTGCATACGCTGTCCCTGCAGGGTCGCTTACAGATTGACTTGTATCACGTGGTAAAGCGGGGATACCAGTTACCTTCTTATAAGTTGGATGAAGTGACGAAATATTTCATGTCCGGCAAACTAAAGAAAGTTTCTTTGGAGACGGATGGTTCCTGGAAAATTCAGACTGGTTCAACTGGAAATGCGAAAGTTGGCCGAGCGATAGTTCTCTTGGATGAAACTGGGGATGAGTTGACCGATAAATTACCTATTCTTGAAGTTGCCGGAACATTCATCCGAGTTCAGCCGTCCGAAGCGGATGCCGAGCTTGATACTGACCTCGCTGTCAAATGGGTTATCGTGAAAGATGACGTTAGCCCAGCGGACATATTCAGACTTCATCAGGGTTCATCGACGGACCGTGCGACCATTGCGTCTTACTGTATTCAGGATTGCGACTTGACGATGGAATTGTATAACAAGTTGGAGACGTTCAACAATGCAATGTCTATGGCGAATGTTTGCTCAGTTCCGGTGACGATGATTTTCACGAGAGGTCAGGGTGTCAAGATTGAATCACTCATCTTCAAATTCTGCAATACGGCGAATCTGACGATTGTGACTCAGACGTCTCCACCCTTTAATGCTCCTGAAACGCCTCGTGTGGACCAAGATGGAAATGAGATAAGTGACCAGCCTCAGGATTCCTATGAGGGTGCGATTGTCTTGGACCCGACTCCGGGATTTTACACGAGGTCACCGATTGGTGTTTGTGATTTCGCTTCACTTTATCCGTCAACGATTGAATCAGAGAATATCAGCTATGATTCACTTCTTTGGGTGAAGGATTACAGCATGGATGGAGTGGAAGTCAAGACTGCTTGGACATACGACGAGAAGAAAATCGACTATTACCAAAAGGCGGGCGAAGCTATGGGCTGTAGGTGGATTGATATCTCCTTTGATATCTGGAAGCCGAGACCGGATGATAAGCGAAAGGTACCTGAGAAGGTGAGGACGGGTATTCGTGTATGCAGATATGCACAGTACCCGGATGGGCGAAAGGCTGCTCTGCCCAATATCGTACACAACCTGCTCGCTGCCAGAGCGGCGAAGCGTGCTGAGATTAAGAAGGAGTCCGACCCCTTTAGAAAGGCGCTCCTCGATGCAGAGCAGCTGGCGTATAAGCTGACTGCGAACTCGCTATATGGTCAGCTCGGCTCAGGCGTCTTCAAGGTGCGACTCCAGCACTTGGCTGCGTCAGTGACCGCATATGGTCGAAAGCAGATTCTCTTTGCAAAGGCGGCGATTGAAACGTTCTATGGGCCGGAGGCAAAGGATCCTAGATGCTCGGCCTTTGTAGTCTACGGCGACACGGATTCACTATTTGTTGAAATTAACCCTCGAAATCCTGAGACGGGTGAACGTCTTCATGGTCGGGAGGCCATCCAGGCCACAATCGATATTACGACTGAGGCAGGTCATTTCATCACAAAGGCGCTCAAGAAGCCACATGACTTCGAGTTTGATAAGGCATTCTCTCCCTTCATCATCTTCAGCAAGAAGCGCTACGTGGGAAACATGTATGAGGAGAATGCTGACGACTATGTGCAGAAGTCTATGGGCATTGCAACTAAACGGCGTGATTATGCACCTATCGTCAAGACAATCTATGGCGGTGCAATCAAGATTCTCTTGACAAATAAGGATGTACCGGCGGCTGCATCCTTTGTGAAGAAGTGGGTTGATGACATGATAGATAATAAGGTGAGTTTGAATCAATTAACGTTGACCAAGAGTTTACGTTCGGAATACAAGTCTCCGACGCCACCTGCACACAAGGTTCTGGCAAACCGAATTACAGCACGGGACCCTGGAAATGCACCAGCCTCCGGTGATAGAATGTCCTTCATCTATTTCAAACAACCGTCCACCTTCAAGGGAACGCAGGGAGACCGTATTGAGACACCGGCCTTTATGAAGGCGAATAAGTTGAAGCCAGACCCCGAATACTATATTGAACATCAGCTGAAAAATCCGGTGGGGCAGCTATTTAGTATCTTGATTGACCAATTGGTGGATGCTCGGCCGCCGCCACAGGGATGGTCAGCCGATCCGGCTGTTCAACTTGCAGAGCGAGAACTCTATGCTCAGGATTACTTGTTCAAGGCTGCCACGATGAAGAAAACGGGGACACTTATGTCGATGTGGAAAATTCCTGAATCTACGAAGGCTCCAGTTGCACAGGCGATTGTGAGGAGGTCGACGAGGTCAACTGCAGGTAGCCCAGCTACAGGTCAAAGCAGAATGGACACCTTCCTTCAGGATAGAATGCTGAGTGAGCAGCTTAAGAAGGAACGAAAGAAGGGTAAGAAATAGAATGAGTCATGACATCATACTTGAGACTGTGGATAGTCAAGAAGGTAGAAACCTTATAGACTCATGGAATAAGGAGGATAATTATTATGATTTTGACAAGTCAATTGCAGGTGATATAAATAAGAGGGCTAGAAAGTATCCATATATTCCATCTTCAGAAGGCAAGGCTGGCTCACAGTCTATCAAGGTGAACGTTCCAGTGGTAGGTCCAATTAAGGTTTTATATTTGGATGGTCGTTCAGATTCTGGTTTACCCCATACTAGGGGTCTTAGTGGAATATCTCTACCCGTCTTTTTATTATGGAATCCGAGTGATAAAACGTTGCAGCATGAGATTGTCCACTTGTCGCAGAAACAATACAAGGATAGATGGTATAAGTTTTACAAGGATAAATGGAATTTCAGAGTGGCCGAAGCTGCAGAATTTATGACGATACCTGAGCGATGGAGAAAGAGACGGCGAATCAATCCAGATACAATTGGAACCCCGTACATGGTTTGGAAGAATAGATATATTCCATTGACAGTCTTCGTTAGTGATGCTAGCCCAGATTTAAAGTTATGTAAACGGGGTTTCTGGGATTTACAAATGGAACAGTGGACATGGGATACACCTTCCGGTTGGGTAGAAATGTTTGGAAGCGGATTTAATGATGAACATCCGAATGAAATTGCAGCGCATTGGATTGATGGGACGGCTGGTAAAAACGTATCAGAAATTAGTGTTATATATATATAGATGTATCCTGGTCTTGAGGATTCTATTAGGCTACAAGGTAAGCCACCAACTCCACCTGAAGGCGCAGCTCCACCTGAAGATAGGCAATTAAATACTCATGATGAGATTAAAGAAAATAAGTCTATAAAAGATATTTATGAGAGAACCCTGGGAAATGTTATAGATGAGTTTGAAGATCTAGATGAACAAAAGCAAAAGGATACCTGTATTGAATACATTAACAAGATTGAAGCAATTCGTGAATATTTCGTGAAGGTTATGTATGTAGCCCAGTTAGCTAATAAAACAGATATTAAATACGACGATTTAGATGAGTTAAACGCAGATATACAAAATTTATATGAGATTGTAAATGGTGCGAATGATATGAATAATTTATTTTATGAAATATCAAGTGAAACACTTAAATTTCTTAATAACTATGCTGAAGAAGAGCAGGATGTGGTTTTTGACAGCTTTACAGATGAAATTGTTAATATAGTGCTTGGACCCAATGGTCCATCACATTTACAGATATTAAGTTCTGTTATCGGACCCATGAATCTAGAGCAATTTAAACAGGACTATGCTCAATCATTATTTATGAATTATGCATCATTTTACCCGAAATATCCTAATGCAGCGGGGACTGTAACGTCTACGCTAACTAGTAGCAGCTCTGCAGCAAATCCTTCAGCGCCTCTAGGCACTACTAATAGCGCTCCTCCTAAACCAAGTTTAACTATAAAAGTACCAAAGAATAAATCAGAAGGAAACGGGGGGAATAGCCCGAAGCCCTCTACACAAGACTCATCATTACCATCAATGCCAAGTGAAGGGTCAAAGGACAAACCTGACCCAGATGTTGTTGATGGTTGGACAGCTACAGAATCAAAATCTGGTAAGGGCTGGTATTGGGTAAAAGATGGATTTAGAACCTTTGTTCACCCAGATGAGATAGATGATAAAGATGAGGATGGTAAGCAGCTTCCAGCTGATTGGCTATTAAGTGAAAGTGAAAAGGGACATGGAAAAATTCCTGCAGGTACTGCATATTATTTTAATAAGCAAGGGAATACTCAGTGGTATAGTCCAAACCTCGGCAAATTACCAGATGGATGGACAGTTAATTGGTCAACAAGCCAGGGAAAAATATATTACGTATCACCAAAACCTGAACAAAAGAGTCAATTTGAGTTTCCTACGAAGGGGGTCTCTAATGCTGGAGCAACAAATGGTGAGGTAAGTCCAAGACCAGTAGAAAATGTAATTAAGAACAAGACCTTAACTAATTTGACACCACCACCACCACCACCAGCAGCGGATGCGACAGCTGAGGCTGCTCAAAAGGCTGCTGAAGCTGAGGCTGCTCAAAAGGCTGCTGAAGCAGCTGCTGAGGCCGCTCGTAGAAATGCAAATGCAGCAACAGCAGCAGCAGCAGAACAGGCTAGGAAGAATGCTGTTGTAGCGGCAGAAGCGGCTGAGGCGGCTGAAAAGGAGCGTGTTCGTTTGGCAGCTGAGGCAGCAGAAGCTGAGCGTGTTCGTTTGGCAGCTGAGGCAGCGGAAGATGACAATTCAAGGCCGAGAGGATACGCAGGTTGGGGTCAATCTCCCACACCAGCACCTGTAGCACCTGTAGCACCTGTAGCACCTGTAGCACCTGTAGCACCTGTAGCACCTGTAGCACCTGTAGCACCTGTAGCACCTGTAGCACCTGTAGCACCTGTAGCACCTGTAGCACCTGTAGCACCAGCAGTTCCAGCAGTAACAGTTCCAGCACTAACAGCTCCAGCAGCGCCTATGACTTGGAGGGAACAGCAGAGAGCTGCTGCACTTGCGGCCGCAGCTGCAGCAGCAAATAATGGTGGAGAGGGTCGCAGAAGTGCCGCCGCTGCGGCGGCGGCTGCAGCAAAAATTGCCGGTATTCGTACAGGTGGGTCAAGAAAGAGACGCAAGTCAACACCTAGAAGACGGACAGCAAAGAAGTAACGCCACGGTAATCTAGACCCTCTATATAGATATTAACATCATACAGAAATGTATGATGCTAATGAAATAGGTCTAAACTGGCTAGGAACACTTGAGACACTATCAAGTGTACCCGAGTCAAAATGTGCATCTGTTCTTGACGGAAAAATGAAAGACCATACCGGCAAGATTCGTGCAACAATTCATATTGATGAAACTCTTATTGATTCTACAATGGGAAAACTATCTTGGGCAAAAAGAAAGGTAGGAGATTCCGAATCTCAAGACTATCTGGTAAAACGCCCCTCTTCACAGCGACATTCAAAACAGGAGGCTGTGATTCAATGGCTTTGTTATAAAAGTCTTGCTGCGGTAAATCTATCATCTCACTGTCCTCGTATCTATGATATTTTTACACAATCAAGGCAAATATGGTTTTCAATGGACCCCGTATATAATGCACCTGTTCTAGAGACATATCTTAAGACTCTTCCCCTTTGGAAGATAAAACACCAAACGAATGGTATCATGCTATTCAAGATTTTATCTCAGGTTGCTATGTGCTGCTTCGTATTGGAGCGGTCTATAGGGTTCAATCACCGAGATTTGAAGCCAGATAATCTGCTAATAAGAATGGATGAAATTAAGACACATGTGTTGAATTGGAGAGATGAATTCCAAATAACAATTGCGTCATCCCCAACTGCAACTCTCGTAGATTTCGGTTTCGCCTGTCTTGGACCAGGGAAGATTCCGTGGATTCAAGCGGGTGATGATATTCTTTCATCCTTTGATGCTTGTCCGAGAGTGGGACGTGATATGTTTATGTTAATTGTTTTTCTATTATGGCAACCAGATATTCAATCAAGTTTGATAGACGAACACTTGGACTTTCTGAAATCATCTCTGCATTTAACAACGGATAGATGGAGACAGATGTTTGAGATAAATAAAAACCCGATAGATTGGATTTACAAGCTTATCACTGAACGAAACTTTCAATGTCCTGCTATGGATGCTCTATCATGGCTTCAGACTTGTGCAACGAAATTTCCAGATATAGTATCAATTAAGAGCCATCCAGGCTCAAATATAGTTTCATAATCCTGAGGCCCTGCTGGACCGAACCATCTATTTGGAGAACAAATTATTCTATTGGTAGATTCATTAAAATTCGTATGGCTTAGAAATGCTGACCACCAGCTAAATGAGGAATTTGAGAGAATCATATGCTGAAAAGTCTGCAACATCGTGAAATCTATAAGAGGGTCTTTATTAGATACCACCTTGTCACCCTCTTCATATAGATTTGCGTAGACCCACGATGTATCATCAGTAATCCAACAAACAACCCTCTTTCCTAAGTGTCTACCCAGTTCAGCTCTAGCACCCTTATAATACTCTTTTGTACAGACAAGATGATAGTCAGCTGCTTTCAGATAATCTCCTCGCCGAACATGCGCTCCAACCCAGCCAGATGCCCTTATTCCTATATCTACTAGAAGGCCTGAGACCTTCTTTTTCAGTTCAGGTTGCGGCTGAAAGAGGATTCGTAGCTCATCCTTGTAATCTTTAAAATATAGACTTGATTGAAAGTATCCTGATAATTTAACTAGGTTATAGGATGGATATGGCATAGGGCTGTACCTGAACCCCCTTTCATGTAGTGTAAGCCATGCAGACTTATCACCATCTATAAGTTTCCATTTATCTGAATCTAAATATCCTTTCCAGACTGGAGGTCTATCTTCTGGATAGTTCCATGTAGAAGGAAGATATAACTCAAATTCATGAATTTTTGCATATGCGTAGGCCGCAGCAATTTGGAAAAGTTGGTTTCCCAGTCCTCCAATTAAGTCTACAGTTACAGACATCTGCATACACTATTTCAAAGTCATTTAGACGCCAGAGACTATACTTATGTAGAATGGCTAAGCGTTATAAAAAAGCGAAAATTCCGAAGGCAGTGCGAGAACAACTATGGTTAAGGGATGTTGGAAAGAAGTTTGAATCAAAATGTATGACATCTTGGTGCAAAAATAAAATGACCCTGTTTGATTATCAATGTGGACACAATATTCCAGAATCAAAGGGTGGTAAGACGGTTCTAGAAAATCTAGTGCCGATCTGTTCCCGTTGTAATTTAAGCATGAGCAATAATTTCACATTTGAAGAATGGAATTCTAAACACCAAAGTAAAAAGAGTTGGTGGTCGAGATATGTTTCGTGTTTTGTTAAAGTCTCATAATATTTTAAATATAATAGATACATGCCTGTGGCCGATAATAGTCAAACCACGAGGACAAAACTATTATCCGGTAAAGAATTGAGTAAATTTAATAGGCTAAACCCATATTCATCTCAAGGTGGAAGATATATATTTTCACAATCAGACTTATTATATGAAAATCTAGGAAAAACATATGGTGATTGTTGTACAACCCCATGTTGTACAAGTCCTGCTGCATCAACTCCTGCTCCTAGTCTCTCAACGACTATAAAAGATTGTGGATCTTTTACGGGAGCAATAACAATCCCATCAATTTATTTTTCAGGTACTAGATCCGTAACTCGTAATAATACTAATAATACTTTAACAATAATAATACCCTCATTTTATAGTAATAATGGTGCTCCATATGGCACAGGTAATGGACCAATTGATAATAACCATTCTGGAAATCTAATTTCATCAAATGCTACGGCAATTATTTCCCAAGTTGCTGGCGTGTATCAAATGGATATAACATATACTACAACATATACAGGTGGGACATATACACAAACATCAACCCTTTCACTTGGTTCTACATATTGGCCAACAGGTGAAACAGTTTCTACTGTAACATATGGTAGCAGCAACTTTATAGCTGCTTTCCAATTTGACCCTACTGGTACAAATATTAATGTTTCTGGTGGATGTTTTGGAGGAGGTAGTTATTCTAGTGGAACTACAACACAAAATTCAGTGGTTGCATTTTATATTAATTTTTCAAATGGAACATCTACAAGAGTAGCACTCGGAAGTCAATTTAGATGGACTGGCACCTCAAATACATATACATATGTATTTAATTATACAAGAGCAGAACTTGCAAATGGGCCAACACCATCACCAATTACCGGCCCATTTACACCATCATCTTCAACAGGAGTTAATACAGCAAATGTTTAAACATTTTATTTTTGGCGATATAATATTTTGAAAAAATGGTGGTCGAGATATCTTTCGTGTTTCACGGTACCAAGCTAAGAATAATACACACATTTCAGACCATACTCTTTCATGCATTTCTCTAGGAAAACCTCGCACTGATGACAAGGGTTCGACTTCATGAACTGATTGAGTCCCTCTGATTTCGTGTTGCGAGAAATTCGGACAATATACATCACCGCTCCTTTGATTTCATGTATATTACCCAGTGTCTTAACAACGTTCTTTTCGGCGTGAATACTGGATGCTGAATAACCAGAGCCACGACTCCTTGAACCGAATCCGTTTGTGGCCTCGGCAATAATTTTACCTCGCTTTACCAAGAACGCCACATGAATATGAGAGAAATGTGCATAGCGCAAATTAATGGTACGTTGATTATCAATAATTTGCTCTAACAGTCGAATATCACTTTGTCTCATTTGTTAGATGTATAGTTGCAGTTACTTTTAAACGCCTATACATCAATTTTTACATGGCATTAATTGCCGAGCCATAGCCGAACCTGCTCTTTTAAACTCATTTTATACCTTGCCCAAGATGTTAGGATGGCCTTGCGATAGTTCTCCAATTGTTCATTATTCGTTTGAAAGTGTTGCATAAGTGCAGCAGCATGCATCCAACTCTCTGTTTTTAAGAAGGGAATCTGACCATTGAAAAGTTTCAACCAGGCCTCATTCTCAGGAGATTCAATAAAGATTGGTATGCATCCACAGTCTAGGGCCTCATAGAAACGGTATGTTTCTACATTCTGACCTCTTGGACAAGGAACAAATTTACTATTCAACATTAATGATATATACTCTTCATGCTTGAGTTGATTCGGGTCATTCCAGTCATTAAACCATTTTACATAATTTGGTGTAATATAATCTAGAACTGCCATATCATTGGCTCGGTTCATCCAATTTGTTCCTGCAAATGACCAAACATTATCTCTGAATGGTAGCTCGGGCGTTGAAATATGGGGAACATCACGGTTTCCTCTGAACTGCCAGTGATATCCGAGAGGGACAACAAGAATCTTTGGGTCATCTGGTAAATCTGGACGAGAATAGAATCGCATGACGCCAGTGACACCAGGCCAACTATAGAAGTCAATTGGATCGGAGCCATGTTCATCTGATAGGTGTAGAATTTTGAATGTGCGACCTGATGAACTTAGATTCTTTATCCACTGCAGCTGCTCATCCCATAGGGTCTTTATTACGACAAGAACAAGTTGGTCATACCCCTCTAGTGTATCATTTATATTTACCTGGTCGATTGTAAATTTAGTAGTTTGAAATAGGTCTTGTAACCAATTTGCTTCGTAGAGAGTTGATGCAGTTAAATTACAGACATCTAGACTAAGGAATGATGTACCTGTCTTTTTAACAGGCACAGCTGTAGGCACAGCTGCAGGTACAGCTGCAGGCACAGCTACAGCATTCTCTAAAAGCGCATTATCAACCTCAGTAAGACTTGCAGTAATCTGTAATGGCGAATTCTTAGACAGCTGAGCCTGTACTTCCTCTAATGTGAATCTCTCATCATTATTCCATAGGTCACTATCAAAGTTGTCAACCCGACTGAAATTGTTGAACTGAGCGGCCTTATAAGCTGGGTCATTATCTTGAGATGCTCCAGCAACCATTGGGTCTAGAACAAATAGATTCATCTTATCTACCCGATTGCATATCATATGGTCGGCACTCGTCCAATATCCGTCTCTTTCGAGAATAGAGTTTAGAATCTTCTCAGCACCCCTTCTCGATAGCACATATGCGTAGGCGCAAAAATGGAAATACGTTGTTGGCTCTGACTGACCAAAAATCTTATTTGGAAGAACCTTCGCCAAGCCAGGCCCTACCCGCTCAAGCGTATTAACAAACACGTCTCTATTTGGAGGTAAAACGCCACCTAGATAGACACAGTCCCAGTCATTAGGCAGCGATTTATAGGCCAGATTCCAGGCAGCACGCCAATCAGGATCCAAACGTGCATCATCTTCCATAATTAGAAAACTCCTAATTTCTGGTGGTTCGCTGATTAACATATTCCAGATTTTCATATGACTCAGTGCGCATCCCATGACTGCCTTCTTCCAAAAGAAATCATTCGTCTTAAAAAGCCTTGTTAGAGATGGCGTCAATGTAAGGTTTCTTCCATCGTATGCCACTATACGACGAGCATATCCTTTCAAATCTGGATGTGCTTCTAGAAAAGCAGTACGCCTATCAGCACGTCTATCTAGATTGATAATGAAGCATTCATCAATACCTTCTAAAAATGGAATATGCGTTTTAAAGCTTCCTCTGTGGACATAGATACATTGTCCGCTGTGGAATGTAGTGCGAGCAGAGATTTCGCCATACACTTTGTTTAGAGGGAATCTTGGTAGCTTCATGCGATGAGTTAGAAGGCTCAAGATACTCTGGTCATGGCGATGGCCGATAGGGTGACCATCAGGTCCTACTCCTGACCATTTTTCACCTATAATTACATCAGGGTCCTGAGCTAGCTTATATGCATCGGAAAATAGTTTAGATGGAACTGCGTGACCGGCAATAAAGACACAGAGTCCTGCAACAATCTGGTGTGACTCCTTTTCCTCATTTGTAACCTTGAGGATTTCACAGAATGTCTGATGACACCAGTGTAAATTCTTCTGAGTGGAATCTTCTAGTACTGATATACCATTCGCAATAGCGTGTTGGACCCACTCTGCTGGCCAACGTAGAAGCACGGATGCCGAATCAGTATACATGACTAGAGTACCATTGAGAGTCTCATCATTCGCAATAGCATTGTATATCCAGAGTTTCCATGCAAAGTGCTTGGGGTTCCAGAAATCTGGAAACCCGTTGGGTGTTTCAGTTGGAAGTCTTATAAATTCTACGCCAGTATATTTAGTTTGTGTTAGTTTAAGACTTGCATCAGATACATCGGCACCGACATACACCCGTGCCTTCATAGACGCATTATTTTTACAGTGCGCCTGTACTGAATTTAGCCACATAATGAGAAAGGGCCAGAAACGCTGTGTGGCCATAGTGACGAAAAGAAGAGATTGTGGTTGCTCGACCTTCACCTCTAGCTTAACAGGTTTAGTCCTAGCCAGCCTCATTTTATCTGCCTCTTCACTCGTCTTAGCACCTATGAATGGTGGCACGCTAGACGCAAGTGCATCTTTGCCACATATCACTAGAACTCTACGAACTAGCTCAGCGAATGTGCGTCTGACTAAATCTCTAAAATATGTACTGAGTGCTGGGACTGAGGCCATTTCCTTCCACTTCTCAGGATTGCTTTCAACCTCGTCAACTAGCTTAATCAAATCTGCATCTGATTTACATGAATTCGCATTGATAAATCCCCTCTCATTGAAGTCACGACCTATCTTGGAATCACCCCAATAAATTGGTACACATCCAGCGGCCTTAGCATGAAGAATCTTCTCTGTAGTATATCCAGGCGCTGCCTGGTTCTCATATGTAAGATTAAATCGGTAGTCCTTCAAAAACTGATGCTTCTTTAGCTCGCCACCACCCCCTCCTAGTCCTGCAAATATGACGTCGCCAACATTATTATAGAGGCGTCCTGCACTATCTACTCTGCTATATGAATTCAGTGCCATAAACGCCTTATTTCTATCTGGATTTGTGGGATTTGATACGACGAACGCACAGAACTTCTTTCGTGTATCATAATCTTCAGGCGTTGCCTTTGTGCATGCATCAATAGGTAGTGGAAGAGGATTCTGTATTTGGTCCATATCAGCGCCAAACCAATCAATCTCAAACATCCAGAGAGGCATACGAATATACGAATTATCTGACATATCGGGTAACTTGTATCCAATATTGAGTTTTACAGATGGATTGATGCATGGAGGAGTATTCTCTCCTGTGAAATGCACTTTGGGCCATTCTGCAGGTAGCTTCGTCCAGTCATCGCCGAATGGGCCGAATATTACAACATCGGGCTTCTGTGACCCAAGTGTCTGCAAATTATGACCGACAACCTTGGTTCCCTTTGCCTTGAGTCCGACCTCCATTGCAAGTGTGAACATATTATGCTGCTCATTGAATTGGTCCCACATATCAGAAAATAGTACATGGACAGTGTCACACTCTACAGGAGAAGATGTAGACGTAGTCACAGGCGTAGGTGTAGGCGTAGCCACAGACGTAGTCACAGCTGTAGCCACAGACGTAGGTGCAGGCGTAGCCACAGACGTAGCCACAGGCATAGGCGTAGCCATAGGTGCAGCCACAGGCATAGCCATATTCATAACTCGTAAAAAGGCATTTCCCCATTCTTGTATCTTCGCCAAGGGGTAGAAACGCTGTATAATCTCCTTCCGAAGTTCAGACAATCCTTCTAGAGTTGAGCAATATGGTATTTGCTCACAACTCTTTATAGCGACTTCAAGAGCCTCAGTAGCACCGACTACACTATTTTTTGGATAATATAGCTTCTCAAGTCCTAAACCCATACTTTTTAGAATCTCACTATTGTGAACAATAGGAATACCAACCCATACAGCCTCTAGATTTGCCATCTTAAGTTCAACAAATCGATTGTGACTCAGAATAATTGAATGGGGGTCATGAACCCAATCAATAATACGCTGACGTCCCATGATTGTATAACTTATATCTGGTAGCTCACAGTGCTTCAGCACATTTTCTTTGAAAAACTTATTCTCCTTGAGAACATCCATATTATGTAATGTTATACGGGAAAGGGGGAACTTCTTTGTAGTCTGAGAATGTCTAAGAATCGTCATCGGTAATGTGCATGATGAGGTACTTGATGCATTTGTCTCTGTTACATGTAGACTCCATGGTGTATCCTTTGGTATTACATTGTATACTTGCGGCCAAGCGGGACTCTGAGTCTGCTTTCTATGCGACTCGACAATATCAGGTGTCCATATCCAAGGAACAGTTTGAATCGGCACATTTGGATATAGGGTCTCCAGATATACTAGGTCATCAGGCTTTGTGAAAATATCTGATACCCATATACTGGATAGTCCTTTCAAATCCCGACCTTCGGGTCGAATAGGATAGACACATGATTCAATATCAGAGAAAAGAGATGGTTTACGATTGTACCATACCGATCGCTTTGCAATACGACTACGCATCTCTGGTTTTAGTAAAAAGGTCAGTTCAATAAGCATATCTAGAGGCTCCTCCTTCTCTAAAAACTTGTCAATGAAAACACGTCTGGGTGCACCCTCTTTAAGGTCATGAGCATCATCCCACCAATCGGACCCCTCCTGTTTATGCAAAAAAACAACCTCATGATTCATTGCCTGAAAAATCTTGGCCACCGCAAAGCTGGCGTTTCCATGACCAGCACTAAATAATGAGAATCTGAGGTCCGTAGTTATCCCGATTCGCATCTCTTCTACTCCATTTGATTCTTAAGGAGCTTTTAGACCGTACCGCCAATTACCAAATTAGAGAACTCTTAATGTCAAGACTCGCTTTGCGAGTATGACCTATTAAGTGTCATAATTCGGTAATTGGTGGCACCCTTAGCTAGTACTTCATTTAAGTACTACACGGCAGTTATCTATCAGCGTTATATCCATTTTAAAGTCTCTTCCTATTTTGATATTACTCTTAAAGGGCAATAGACATAATTGCTGGACTTCACTTCTTGAAGAATAATTGCGATTAAAGATTAAATCATTCAGTGATTCTGGAAATACATCATATAAATCTGTATGCTTACATGCAGATTTAGACTGCTCTAATATTTTAATTAGATCTTCAAATGTATATTGAACTAATACATATGTGTCATTAATATTAGTAGCGGTGGGATTCAGCATTTGTTCAATATCATCTATAAGATATTTAGGGACATCTACTTCAAAGAACTCCTCTAGAGTCTCTCTTATGGCTGTTTGCATATATGTTTCACCATCCAGACGAGTTCCTCCAAATCCACTTATGTTATATTCTGACCGTTTTGGTTGATAACCAGCCAGTATATATTTTCCATCAGTAAATACACAGCCAGCGGCCTTAAAATTAGTAAGAGTAGAGCTTGTCGCTTTAGATTTGAATAATGATGATATCCATTCCATTAGTATTATACTGGAATGAATATAATGTCAATTTTTATAAGTCTAGTGTCATATATTGCCTATAAAAGTAATCATCTTCTTGTTCTGTTATACTGAAGAATGTCCACCACTGATGGCAGCCAATAGGGTCTTCGTAGAGGCATGATTCACAAAAATATGTAACACCTTCTTCAAATGGCGGTATAGAATATCCGAGTGCCTTCATTCCATTAAGGGCATATATATCTTGAGCGTGTAATCGCTCATTATATTTTGAACAAATTTCTAACATGGCTGAGCGTTTTCTGAAAGATAGTCCTCCACCAGATGTATTTATATCCCATCCATATGGTGCAGCAACATAATCATATCTTAGAAGCTCATTTGGTATAGGCTTTCTAAGATATGTGTCCATTTCCATCATTAGCAAATTCTCAGAGGGTAAGGCTTCGTAGAACTTAGAGCTTTGTAAAAGTTGATTATATTCAGTTTTACCGACATCTGGTGTAGGATTCCCAGTAAACATTTGGATGAGATGAACTGAATCTACATTCCGTTTTAAAAGGCTGCGAATATAGTCAATATTAATATCTGAACATATTATGACAATTGACCAATCCCGTGCAAAATAGGCTGCATTATATAAGATAAATTCCAAATTTGGATGTATTCGGCGTTCTACAATAACAATAGACTTATCTGATACTTTAGGAACATTGTACTTTAGCCACCAGTCCCTGAAAAAATCAATATATTTATCTTTTAAAATTGTATAAATGCGTTCTTCCATTACGAGACGTTTCGTATGTCTTTCTTCAACAGTCATTTCGCCTATTCCTTTTGAAAAATCACTGAAAATATTCATAGAATCTTCCATAATACTTTATAAATGGTACAACTCACACTTTAGACCAATAATTCCTGCCATGCACGCTGAACCTCTGGATTGTATGGCGAATGGCGCCATCTCAAAGTCTCAGCAGACGCTCTATACCTCTCAATACTTGATGCATGTTGTGTCTGGGCTCTTAGTAAGGCTGCAGCTCCTTCACTCACATTATGCTCCTTATAGTAATAGCCAATATCATACCAATCGGGTGCATTATGTATAACGGGGAATCCTGCAACGAGATATTCTAATGTCATGTAGTTGTACTGATTGTTCCACTGATGACAGATTGCTATTGCGTGAGGATATTCCGTCATAATTGATGGAATATCATGGCGACCACTGAAGGTTATCATACCATCTTTGACGAGTTCGAGATTCTCAAACATCGTCTCTAAAAAGAATGTATTCTTCATAAGCCGGTCACCATTTCCAACAATGACTTCTATGGGTCTTTTGTTCATTCTGTAGTTCCGCTCAGCAATGAGAATAGGTATTAGTGCAGACTTCTGAAAACTGATATTGGGTTCTAGAATGATAAAGGTTTCTTTTTCACCTGAGGCTCTAGGGCGCCATTTGAGATTTCTAGTACCATCCAGTGTGAGAATAGAAGAGTCCCATACATAGGGCGCAATTTTCATTGAATCACAATCGGGGTCAACATGATTGAGAACTGCTGCATATTCTTGATGCTGCTTATAATGCGGCGAGACCCAGATTTCATCTATTTCGCCGACCACGTGATGGGAGAAATGCATACCATTGTAAAACATCGGCGTCTCAGTGTCTATATTCAAGATATTTCCCAAATAAAGCTTGGCAACTTTGGCTCCACTCATACGAAAGAGGCGTCTGAGACTCGGATCTATACTCATACCGATTTCAAGATATAAGTGAATTGGAATGGGTGATTTAACAATATCTTCAACAGTTAGCATTCTGACATGTCTTAAGATGGAGGGTACATTATTGATATCTTTTGGTTTGTCATTGACCAGCATAATTGGAGCAAAGCCCATAGAGTCAAATAGTTTATAAAGAATATAGACGTTCTGAAACAGTCCATTCACAAAAAGGCTGTGGTCGTGGATAGTCGCCGTAGCCAAAATGATGACCTTTCTCGTTTGCAGAGGTTGCCATCCTATAGATAGAACACGACACGAATCAGATGGACCTTTCTCACACTCATTCATGCCTGGTAGTGAATCCATTTATCTAGCTAAGGCTTGTCCTTCTTAAATGGTGTATAAGACGCAATAGACTATTATCCCTAAGCGACAGCTTGCCACAGGCTGCTGTCCCTAAGCGACAGCTTGCCATAGGCTGCAGTTCTAAAGAACAGCTTGCCAATTAAAAGTCGCCGTTGGAGCCTTAATATTGTTGCTCCAAGAGTAAGCCGTAAACGATGATACCGATACATTATTAAATGATAAATAGACCGGATTATAACCTATATAGTTTGCTGAAACTGCAGGTGTAGTAGTAAAATTACTTGAAAAAGATACTATAGTGGATGCTCCAGCATTCGTAGTTGCTTGCCCACCTTGTATAAGAGGTGTATATGACGTCACGCTAGTACTAGTATTTAGAATCACAGCATTGCTATTAGTGTAAAGGCCCACATTGCTCAAATTCAAGTTCGCATAGATATCAATTGTCTTATCTGGAGTAAAGCTGTTGATTGCATCAGTATATATGATGTGATTCGTTGTGTCAATCATTGTCTGAAGATTTGCAACCTGTGCCTGGAGAACAGTTGTGGCATCTGTACCCCGTATATCTGATGCGAGATTCTGAAGGGGAACGATATTGACTATGAAGGGACTTGCATTCGTTGCCATCTGACACAGATACACATTTCGTAATTGAAAAGATAGCGTTGAAAAGCACGGTCTAAACCCGGAATCTGAGAATAAGACAAATCACCCACTACCGTAGACATGGAGGGGAACAATCGTATAAGAAAAGTGACTCGTAAAGAAAATGATGAAGATTTAGAAAATTTAGATGTCGCTTTAGAATCTGAGGTAGATTCGGAATGGTCGAGTGAAAATAACGCTGCAAATTTTGCATCCTTCGCACGCCAGCTTCAGTACGATAAAACAAACTTCTACGGAAATAATTCGTATTATTCACCATACGCAAATAAAAAACGAGAAGAGCCGGAAAATGAACTGGTTCTCTTTGATACCCTTCCGGATGAAGCACTAAAGCCTTACGGTAAGACAAAGTTTGAAACTGCTAGAAAGGATACCACAAGTCTTTTTTTGATTGACAGTAAAAATCGGGATAGAGCTGCCTTTCCACAGCCAACCTTCTTTACATTAAAGCCACCTCGTGTATACAAGAACGTGACGAGTATTCAAGTAGTTCAAATTAAACTTCTTAGTAGTTTCTTTTATTTCCGGGCTGCAAAGGGTAATACATTCTTATCAGTCATTGAGCGTGGACGTGAAGGCATTAACACCTTCTTAGGATTTCCAGTAACTAGGACGATTAATATTGCCGAAGGGAGTTATAATATTTCAGACCTATTGAATACTCTGCAGATTCAAATGAATTATACACCTCTATTCTATGATTTTCCATCGGGATTTTCAGGATTTGTAAATGCATTTACCGCAAATGGAGATTTAAGTGTGAATTTCAATCAACCTGGAGATACATATTTTGACGCACTGAATCAAAAATATATTACAAATCCTACGATGGACCAAATAACAGCATATTATTGGGGGTCTAGATATGCCGGCTTATCGCAATATACGATTGATCAGGTAAAAATAGGCTATTATTATCCAGTGTTATATGAAGTCCTATTAGACCCAACTGATACAAAAGTATATCCGTATCTTAATTTGAATGTTCCACCTAATTTACTATCGCCTGATGACACTGTATATACCCATGTTATTTTTAATTCATCAGGTCTTAATGACCCAGTTATCATATTTTTAGTTAATGCAAATTTAGACCTCTTAGATACATATAGATTAAATCACACCTTTCGCTTTTTTCTAATTAATCGGTATCAGCTTGCCTATGATACAAACAGTTTGCGTGTGAATATTGTAAGTTTGACTCTTAATACTTCACTTGTAAATCTGATTAATTTGAATTCAAGCAGAAATCTTGCAACAGCAATTTTAAATGCAGGATTAACACCAGCAAGTTTTTCAAATACATCCAATACCCTGAATCAAGCCAAGGTTATATACACTGACATGTATAATTATATACAGCGGCAACTTACTACATATTTCGCTATTGGATATGCAACATATGGAGCAGATTATTTCTTGAATACCAATAATATTATTTTTATTCAAAATGGATTAAATGCATCGGGTGTAAGAACTGGATATACAGCAGAGTATCTTGCGTCTGGAGTTACACCTATTACATCGACAACGACACAGTACAGTAATTCTCCAGGATATTGGCCCAGATTTATATCTGCAAATACATATATATCTGGTGAAACATCACCCTTTGGTGGTGGAATAAATTCTGACGGTATTAATCCATCGACCTCTATGATTCCTTATAGTGTGACATCAAGTAATTTCCAATTTGGTCTTCAACTTATAGATTCCAGCAATTACTATATTCAAACAAATAGGTCATCTCGTAGTGTTGATTCCGTTATAAGTGTTAAACCTGCATCATATACCGTATTCAAATTCAGATCTCAGACACGCCAGACCTTACAAGTTGAGACGCTCCCTCTTCCATATTATTACCGCTTTTCAGACTATAATAAGCAGGGTCTATTTACCGGAATCTTAGATACGTTGAATAGCAATGTGCCTCAGAAATATTTTTCAACTCCGTATGAATTTCTGTACTCGTCTACGAATACATTAATGGACAGCTCGAATTATTCAACACTTATGTTAAGTCCAGTTGTCCCTTCTATGCCTTTTCAAGCAGCATTTACGTCTAGTCCAACATTAAATCTGAATGTCCAGACAAACTATGTGCAGTTTGAATTCACTGCGCCATGGCCACCAGGAATTATAAGCACAGGTCTATATGCATATAATACGAATATTTCATTTATAGGTATTTCAAATGGAGACCCAAAAATAAGTACAACACTTGGAACACCAGTGTCTGCCTATGTGTATCATGATAGAGGTGGCTTTATGGCAGATATTGGTACACCATACAGAAGAAAAGAGAATCCACTTCACTATATTACTTCAAAATCTGCAACTACGAGTGAATCAGATTTATCTATACAGATAAGCACCTTTTCAGGCCAAAAATACTATGGAATTTTTAGAAGTCAAGGTCTATCTTTTGGAAATATGCAATTTAGTCCAGTTGTATATACTGATACTCAATATACGAATATTAAAACAGACTATATCAATTTCAGCCCCTTTGGGAACCCGTATGCAGCTTCAAATCTTAACAATTTCCCATTTGTATCAAATTACGATTCGAATTACTTACAGTTGCCAATACAGTCAACGCTTCAGGGGATTGACCCGTCTGATCCAAAGTATGCGAATAATCTATCCATCCAGGTTAAACCAATCGGTTATGATATTTCAGGAGTCAGTAATGATTTGACTGATTATCGTGGGTTTATTGAAGGACAGCTGGGATTTGTTCCTAATACTATATTCCGTATTGACCCAGTGAGTGAATTTACCTTTCAGAGTATAACGCCGTTTGATTCCAATGCCAATAGTTATTTTGGTCCCACAAGTGAAAATGCACTTTTGCAGCCAGTAACCAATGATACCTATTCATACAAGGGTACATCGTCATCTCAGATTAAAATCGTTCATTGGTATGACGACTATTATATACCAACACAGGCAGAAGATGCAATTACTACAACGAATACGATTGGCATTTCTCAAACAGTCTCATCTATTCAAAGATATGTATCTGGATATCCTGTGAATTCAAATGGTTCAATTCAATTTGGAAGAGGTATTAATGCAATCGGATTTCTACCAACAGACGGACTATATGAGGTCAGTTCATTCACATTCAAGAGTGCAATATATCCTCTACAATCCATTTCTACAACTGCTGAAGACCCTAATACTCATATTAGGTATGTGGGTGTGTTCACGGGTTCATATTTAGCAAGTAAATTTATATCTTTATCAAGTGCGCTTACAGTTCTAAGCTTTACCCAATCACAAGTCTATGGACCAAGTACACTTGCCTTGACGCCTGGATTTGGCATTGAAAATGGTACATGGTACGAGTATGGGTATGACCCATCCTTTGTTAAGCCAGCTGATGTCAAGATTAATGGATATACGCAAGGTAGTAATGAACTACTAAGTTATGATTCCATGTATTATATGGTGCCGTTTAATTCTGCGGGGTCGAATATTACATTTACGAACTTGACAGGTAGTGTAGTTCCATATCCTTTATCTCAGGTTGTCAGTACAGGCGCAACATACTTTGGACAGACATCAGAACCAGTTGGAGGAACTTCTCCTCAGGTCATGTATATAATGCCATCCACTATTGCAAACGCATTTAGCGATTATGGTCCACAGGGTCTAATACCATATACACAGTCTCAGTATGAACAATCTCAGCCTATTATGACGAACTCACTTGGTTTCAGAGAGTTTCAGAAATTAGTTCAAAATGAATTTGCAATCTTTCCCTTTACCACAACATTTTCAAATAGTTTCAGTACAATATCAACGGGTAGCATTGGATTAACGACATTCGTATCAGAATACAGTGATACATTTTATCTAGCCAATTCTTTATCAAATCAGACTATATCAAATGTAGGTACGAGTTTTCCAGGTGCAGGATATGCAAGTAGTATAAGTACTACGATTGGGCTGTATGGTGGAACAGTCTCATCTATGCAGTATTTGATACAGCCATATGGGACAGTCAATAATTATTCCTATATTGGATTATCAAATTTCACGAGTACATTCTTATTTGAATCAATGGCTAATAATACGTCTAGTATAACAGTGCGAAGACTCGAATTGGATACCGCAAATGATATAGCAACCGTATGGCTATGGGGAGGAGGTGGTTCGACATGGCATGGTAATAGTACTATATCTGGACCTTCAAATTATACTGGAGGAGCTGGGGCGTATGCTAAGGCAAAAATAAATGTGCAAACACTTGTTCAGCAGTATGGTGTTTCAACGCTGTATTTAGTTGTAGGAAAGGGTGGAAATAGAGACAATGTGACATTTAATAAAAATGGTACACAGATACAGGGATATGAACAACCTAGATACGGTGGTGGAGGAACATCAATTATGGAAGCATCGAATGGGTCACCTGTAACAGACAATATCAGTTTACAAGGTGGAGGATTCAGTGGTATATTCTTTGGGTCAAACGTGATGACTTCACAGCCACTTATTATCGTAGGTGGCGGTGGTGCTGGCGGTGCATATACTATGGGAGGACCAGGTGGGTTTGGTATACAGCCAGAGACTTTACCTGTCGAATATTTTAAATTCAAAGAGATTGATTTTACAACATTTATATATCCTCCAATTACAATTATATCAGCGTTTGATACTGATGACAATAATTATTATGAAGGACAAGTTAGTAATCCAGAAGGTACTACAGCGTTGATGATTGATGGTAATGTATTAACCAGATATATGCCTAGATCACGAGCATATGATACTGGAACCTTAGGATTAGGCGGGTTTATAGATGCATTTACAGGTGTTCTTAATTATGGTGATGGAACCTTTCCTACTACAGTATTGGATACATATAAGTTTAAATTAACCTTTAATTCTAATGTATCAACAATATCTAAATTACGTGTGTATGGTCCAGGACTAGGAACTACACAAATACCAACTGGATTTATGGTATATAATGATGCAGATAAGGCTCAAATGTTATATTCAAATACAAATTTTTCATATCTTGGTACAGATGGTGCTATAATAATAAATGGTCAAAGAGTCTATGACTTACCTATAACTCAACTGCGCTCGAATACTATTAACGCTACAAATGGCTGGCTAACATGTGGTACTGCAACTTCTGAATATGATACAATTCAATACAGTCTTGACGGTTCAAACTGGGCGAATATTCGTTCACAGACTGGCCCGCCAGGCTTTGTCCCATTAACTACAACGAATGATGTATTATATTATAGTTTCAATATAAATAACTCATATTGGTATGCATGTGGTTCAAATACGATTATGCGAAGTTCTAATGGCTTAGATTGGTCCGCTACTGGAATTAGTATAACAGGATATACAGGGTCTCTTAATACTCTAGCAGCTGGAAATGGAAGTATTATTGCAGGAGGCACATCAAATTCTGGAACAAGCTTTTTATATACTACAAATGGTACTACATGGTCAAATGCAAGTTCAGGTAGCTTTTCAAATCCTGTTACAACGATTCGTTTGATTGGTTCTAATTTCTGGGCAACGGCTCCATCAGAGTCACTTTCACTTAAATATTCGAGCAATGGTGCGACATGGTCAAATGCAACAAATTCTGGTATTGCTACAGGTGCATTAGATATTACATACAGCAGTGATTTATTGACCTATCTGGTTGCTATGGGTGCAGGTGCATCACCTGGTAATAGTCAGATTATGTATTGTATAGCCATTGGTTCTAATATTAATGCATCAAATATTCCAATTAGATGGACTGCAGTAAATGCTGCTAATTTAACAAACTTTACATGTAATACAATAGCTTATGGAAATGGCATCTTTGTTGCTGGGGGCACAACAAGTGATGGTTCATCACCAGCTAAATATAGTTATGATGGTGTAAACTGGTTTAATAGTGATATGATTCCATCTACTCCTGCAACAAGTAATCTTGCAACTCAATATGGCATTAGTAATTTTCATCAAAATGGCACAACTTTATATAATAGAAGTCCAGAATTGGAATTTACATATAATATTCTTATAGTAATAAATAAAATAACATATGATGATGCGTCTCAGCAATTTATTTCTATGGGTAATGCAAGTGAACTAAATGGTACACTTCTTACATTTAATAAATTATCTGTTTTCAAAAGTGTTAATGGTGTAAATTGGACGCTTACAAAGTCTGGTGGGTATCCTAATGGGACTAGTAAGAATTCAATAATACAATCATGTGTTGCCTATTCTGGTAATTATGGACCCCTTCCATTTTTTCCAAATCTTTCTAGTCTCTACGTTGAAATGGTTAGCCCATATCGCTCTGATTATTCAATACAGATATATGAAATACAGGCGTTTGGACAAGCGATTCCTATTCTTCCATCAAGTCCGCAAACAACAGTATCAACAATATATGATTCAGATTTAACAACGTATTGGACTCCAAATGCAGCTCAAACTTCGAATATAACAAATTACGCATTTACTCTAACGCTTTCAACGACAGTTACTTCATTAAGTAAACTTAATTTTTATGTACCAACTGATACAAGCCGTCATTTTACTGGACTTATTTTATCTCTAAATCAAGGGTCTAATATTGTATATAATAATACATCAATATCAAGTATAAACTTTCAATATGATCCAATAGTGAATTTGAACTATTATGAAATGTTTTTAATACCTGCACTATCAAACATTAATACTTTATATCTTGATATAATAAAAACGACAGTATCAACACTGCAAATAAATGAAATAAAGGCTCTCAATGATGAGAATAAGCCTATAGTACAATATATTCCAACTTCTGTTATTGATACAGAAGGATACGGATCATATGGTGGTGATGTAAATACTACGATTAGTAAATTAATTGATGGAAATTTGAACACAACCTGGCGTAGTAATAAACGAGCTGGTAGTGCCACAATAAATGATCCAGTCATATACAAAGTACAATTTCTCTTTTCACCACCTGCACCAAATATTAATTTTATACAATTATATAATGGATTCTTTGGACAGATTGGGCAAGCTACAGGTATCGTTGTATATACAAATACATCTAAAACATCGATTTTATATTCTAATACATCCTATGGAAGACAGGTAGATGATGATGGGCCTATTATAGACATGGGTTCTCAATATTTAAATTATCTTAAATTTTCATTCAATATTTTACCAGTGACGAATGTAAGCGAACTTTATATTGAATTTTATCGAAATTATAGTTTATTTGATTGGCCACCTGCATTAAATGAAATCCAATTCGTAAATATTGGCCGCATAGTTGATACACCCGCTGGATATTCTGGAGGGTCGGTAACTGGTATGCAGCGTATCACTTTAGGAAATAATCTTTATGATGGTGGTGGTGGGTCAAATGGTCTAGGTGGATTTGGAGGAACTTATAGCGCTGTCTCAGGTACACCTCCATCAGCGAGTAATGGATTGGATGGTGAATACTTAATTGGTGGAAGTCCTGCAACAGCTGGTCAGATTGCTGGAATTACTTCATATTCTAATATACGATATGGAGCTGGTGGTGGTGGCGGCGGCTATTATGGTGGTGGTGGTGGTGGTATTGTTTCATATAATGCATCAGGATGCAATGTATTCGAAGGTGGTGCTGGTGGTGGTGGTGCTGGATTCTTTAATACATCAACAACTCTTTTGACACTCTTAGATTATGGCGTTGCTGTACCAGGTGATATATATTTAAATACACCGAGTAACTATATTGCACCAGGATTGACTGAACAGTCTACGCTCATAGGGATGAGTATCATGCCTCAATATGCAACTGCGAATGGCTATGGTGGTGGTGGAGTCAATAATCAATCCTATGCGCAAGGACAGCATGGTGCAATCGTTATAAATTTCAATGCGCCTGCTATAGTAAATCCAATAGGAACTGCAACAGCGAATCCAGCCTATGTAGATGGCTCCAAGCTTTCGCTTTTCAATGCGCCAATCACATATAGTAATGATACACGTACACTGCCATTTAATACGTATGCTGATTCTATACAGACCAGTCAATATTCAAATTATAATTTGGTATGGTATAGAACATATTTATCCTTAACAGGAGCCACACTAAGCCCTATTACAATACAAGCCAGTTCTAGAACTCCTGTACCTCCAACTACAGCCTTTCCAAATCTACCTTCAATCGTCTACTTTGCCATTGAAGAACAGTTTGCAAATGTGAGTAGCTTCTTTGGCGGTATAACTAGTTTATCGAATACTATAACGTCTGGTCTACAAATTGCGTTTGACATGTTTAATCAGTATTTTATTCAAACAGTCTATACTGAGCCAAAATATGTTGAGATGACAGAAATATATTGTATACTCGATTACTTGAGACAATCAGGCAACTTAATACGGCCCCATATAGATTCATTGGACGCACCACTTTCAAGAGTCTTTGGCGGCTTACCTGGTTTCGGATATTGGGCAAATCCATTCTTAACAAATGTAAGCTACGTTGGATTTGATACAGGTCCAAGTCTATTTGCTCCGCCGCAATTAGCAGCTATAACGGGAAATAGCAATCCCGTTCAAGCAGCCTATGGTCTTGTCTTAGAGCAGTCTATTAGTAGCGGTAAATATGTAATGAAAGATATAATGGCATACAAGCCGTCTGCATCTGATGCGTCAAGTTACGGGTCTAGATGGCTAACTGCGACGCAATTTCCAGAAGCATATGTCGTTCGGAATTTATCGAATTACAGCATAGCAAGTAATATTCCTGTGCAGCCTTATACGATGAAAAGTGCAATTGCTGGTCAGCTTTCCTTATTTAACTACAAGGTCTACACTACACCTATAACAATAGGGACACGGACAATTGATACACCTATACAGATGATAAATGATTTCCAAAGTCAGTACGCCTATTTCTACACCTTTCAGAATTTAACTCTTGGTGACGTAAGCACTATACATTTAACACAGATACCATTGACTTCAACGATGATACAGATTAATCAGGCAAATATAACAACGCTCTCCAATGCTGCGAGTAATATAATAGGCACTGTGGTATCAGAGTATGCACCAAGTACAGTTCTACAAGCTGTGTCTCAGTTCGGAATAAATTTAATTCAGACAGTTGTAATCAGTCCAATTACACAAAAACCAATTGATACACTGGTTCCATTTATAAACTATTCGGTGGGTGCAAGTAATTATTACAATTCTTATTCTATTAATTCACCCATATCAAGTGTAAATGTTGGTAAGGGTCTAACTGATTACTTGGGCAACTTATTTGTAGCAGATAGACTGGGAGGAAATAAGCTGTATGAAAACGTATGTACGATTCAGATATATCAACAGCCATTTTCAAATTCACCTTTAACGATTGCCAGTCCAAGACATATACTTGGGCAATATATTGCAGGAACAGCAAAACCTTACTATGACTTCTTGAGTTCTCGTTATACAAATCTGTGGCATTTACAGGGAACTTCAAATCTCTCTACAATATACGGCGCTCGCCTACAGTCACCCTATGATTTCACGATTACTACGAATTTTGCAAACCAGATATTCTATCCAACACATAAAATTATATTGACGCAAAAGGGTACGAATGTAAATCCTATAACCAATCTCTATGATTTATCAAACTATCCTTCATACCCTAGAACTCAGATGTTCTTTTATAGGAATTTTTCAACCTTAGTCAGAGATATAAGCGGACAATTCGCTCTAGAGAAGTCGAGTAATTTTGCATACGCAGATACGGAGTTTTCAGGCTACTTCTTCAACTCCTATTTACAAAATATCAATATGTTTGAATCAACTGATTTTGATAATGGAAATAAAGATAGTTTCAACTATTTGGCAATTCGTGCCTATTCTCCTTCTGAGAGCTTCAAGGCACTCGTTCGATTCTATTTGCCTGGTCGCTATGATTTTGGATATTTATCTTTGAAAGATTTGTCTAATGAAGTTGTTACCTTGCAAACAAACTCAAATGTGAATCCAGAATATCGCACTGTCTTGAATGAATTTACGTCGGCTTTTAATATCAATAGGGTCTTTGGAGGAACGGGATTGCCAGGCTTTAATGGGTCTAATATAATATCTGTGTCATTCGGTGATTTCCTAAGTCAATACAAGGGAATATCAGACATAATTAATTCCAATAACGGGCCGATTAGTACAATTACTGGTAATGTATTAAATGGTACAAGAGAGCTTATTACAGGTGACTTACAGTATATAATTCCAGCATATGTTGCATCACGAGAGAGGGTGTATGACCCTCTAGAATTTAAGTTGCCATTCTCAACTATAGCACAGGATTCAAATCGCACAATTGAAGAATACAGCATGGGTTATAATCTTGGATTCGTGCAAAAAGACACACCTTACAATACAATACAAAGAGCTGGGTCATTCTTTAAGATTTTAGATGATTACATCTACATGAAGATGAATGAAGAATATAATATGAATTCGCTTGATATAAGCAGACAGGAGAATTATGCAACGACACATGATAGTAGGGCAGAATCAAAGCTATATAACTGTAAGCTCATGTTAAACAATTTCGGAACATATGCGACGACCCTTGTTCAGAATACTGTAATGTTTAATCCCCCTATTGGCAAACTGGATAAATTGACGTTTACATGGTATGACGCTACTGGAGCAGTAATAGATAATGCAGAATGTGAATGGAGTGGTGCAATTCAGGTTGTTGAGAATGTTGATACAGCTACGAATGATTCAACAATTCCCAAAATGTAAAATCTATATAAGGTCAGATGTCTTCTGCAATCGCTCCAATGAATCCTATGGGAACACCTTATGAAAAGGGGAGCCCCGTAGAATCGTACCCTATAACATCATCAACAACGAAACCATTTTTCCCTCCGGTCTGTTTATCAACGCATTGGGACCCGACACGTATATACGCACGCACGGTCCCAATTCAACAGGTCTCACTCCCGGTTGATTTCCGACCTTATACAAAGGTTTGCTTGGATTATAGAACTTCGGCTCCTGAACAGGCTGCACCTGAAGTGCCTGACGACCTTGTGTTTCCTGCAGGTGGAGATGTATACCCCCCTACCCGCTACATTAATAATATTGATAAGGAGAGTCTTCTAAGACGTCTTGATAGGCCTCTTGGTACATGTGACCCAGACCAGTACCAGCCTCCAAAGAACGGTGATATGTATGTTGACAGAATGTTAGTTCCTAGAACAGCTGCAAATACTTCTAAATTTATTCAGGAGCTTTCTATGCCAATGGCACTCTTAAGAACAAGCCCGTATCACTGCAGGGCTGAGGCCGATAAGAAGAATTGGGATAGGTCGCCCCGCCTCTTTAACAATACTACGAAGCAGGACAGATATACAGCGCCTTCTTCAGTTGAGCCTCCCCGGCAAAACATATGGAATACACAGCTACGTTGCAAAGATACACCACTCTCATCTAATACAACACAGACAGGAAATAGGGCTTGGGGGCCTGGAGGACTATCATGCGAATTGAGAGGAAATCAATAGGGTGCGCTTCATTGTCATATTGAAATTACCAAGCTGCGTTAAGGAGCGTCATGGTTGAATGGATATTAATTCTGATAATTATACTATGTATATTTATCTGGTATTATAAGCAATCGGTATCAGAATACAGTTTGTCTCAGATAAAAGAATCTCAGATTTCAATGCAACTTACGACTTTATGGGAGGAGCGAAAACCAGTTGTAGTTTCTGAAGTTCGGCCTCAGGAAATCTGGTTGGCGAATTCTCTGAAACAGACACGGTTTTGGACTGCACAGCCTGTGTGGAATGATTATGAGACGAATACGAATATGATTATACCTACAAATAGGGCTCAGCAACTTACTTGGGCTAACATTCTGGGAATTTCTCAGATTCAGAGTGATGTACTATTAAGATGGTTTGATTTGAGTCCATGGGCCTTTTCTGTTAGAACGGAAGCTCACCTGGGTCCAGAGGGTCTTAGACCGACGTATGGCTGGGCAACGTCTATATCGTGTACACAGGGAACTGCACGCTGTATTTTACTACACAATGCGCAGAAGGCTAAATTACCTACTGGATGGTTGGGTCTAAGATGGCGAGATGCGACAGTGACCCATCATCCTCTTTGGATTCAGGTGCAATTCATCGAGGTCGTATTAAGACCTGGAACTACTATATTAGTTCCTCCTCATTGGATTGTGGCGATTGAACCCGCAACTGTGAACGAGCCAATATGGTGGCTACGGTCTGATGTACATCATCCAATTAGCAGAGCTGCACAGCGGCTCAATGAACATATTTAATTACCTAGCAATAGGGCTTCATTAGTAGCAATCTTCTTTCTGAGACGTTTGATTGCCGTATTCGTTTGACTACAGTCTCTACAGAAGGCTCCTGTCGTAGTACATATGGCCTTTACAGTCTTATTATAAGCTGTACCACACTTACATATAAAGTTTATACGATTCTTATCATAGCTAACAAGAGTTGCAGCATCCCGACTTATATATTCTATAACTTTACTATCCATTTACTCTGTATAAATATAAATCTTGGTTCGATTTTATTTAGTGCGACCTTAATGTCACCTAGTAAAATTGCTAGCATAAACCACTAATCGAACATATAATAGAATGTCTGATTCAGAATCCGAATCAGAGTTATCACACATTGATGAATCTATGAAACAGATTCATGAATATGTTGAGAAAATTGCCCATGATTCCAAGCACCTCTATAGCAAGGCATTAAACTTCAATCAACTCATTGAAAATCCCGAAATGGATATTTGGGCCGAGACGTTCAAGCTCCATGAACGTGCAAGAGGTTGGGCCAAGAAGCACATGGTAGCCAGTCGTTGTTCTTTATGGGAAGTGAATAAGACTCTCATAGAAGTATGTAGAAAGGAGGACCGTATTAAGACGGATGGAGTACAGTTAAATGAACTGGAAGGCCATATACTTGGACTACCTCATACTGAGACAGTCCATATATGGCAGATTCTTGCTAAACTGCCGAGATTCTTTCTTTAGACATATACAAAATAAAAATTGAATGGCTTTGCATATGATGTGTTACTATCAAACATGAATTCTCAAACATTTAGTCGGTCATTTCTTCAAGGGATTCCAGAACAGCGTAAGCAACAGCAGATAGATAGAATTATTCAAGAGTTTATTAACCAGTTACAAAATGCAGCAGCAGAGGGAAAAACCTCCTATATGTATGACACAAATAACCGTCGGCCATCGTGCCAGAATCCACCATCGTGCCAGAATCCACCACCGCCTGCAATTACTACCGATGATTTAGTTTCCGCTTTCCAGAAAAAGTTTCCTGATTGTGATATTTCGTATCAAGAGATTTGGGTTGATGTTAACTCAAATAATAGAGTTCATTGGGCTGATGTTAACTCAAATATTAGAGTTCTTAAAAAGGGTATTGTTATCGACTGGTCTTAGACGCCGATTTAAAATACATAATGGTCTAATTCTACATGGCCTCCCTCAATTGAAGTTCCTCCTTTATCTTCATAATTTGATTATATAATTGTTCAACCTCACATGGAACAATATTTCCCTCTATATCATGAACAGCAGCCTTAGTGGGCGCATACGCAAGTTCATTTGTATTTGACGCTATAGATGGACAGCGTATAAAAAGACTATAGGCGAATTTGGATGTAAATGCCGATTCTGCAACACCAAGAGGATTGCCAAAGAAATAGTGTGCAGGAATATTATTTTTACTTGAAAAGATGGCGAACCGGTGCAAACACTTTGGCAAATAATCCTTGTATGCATGTGTGAATTTGAATATTCCATATGTAACCATGATAGTAAGAGGCTGTGAAATAAAGACAGTTGTTAATTCGGATGTTGCATAACTCACTAGGATATCTTCACCGACTGATTTTTCATGAGTGGCTGCAAATAGGAGCAAATAGTTAAGACACCAGGCCAACCAACCACCACAGAGAATTAGAAAGGCCCAACCTTCAGGGGTATGGCAAGGCATATAACTCCAGAATTTATCATAGACTACTGCACCAGGATATTTGGCCTTTATGACCTTAATCATTTTTACCAAAAGTTCTCTCTGAGGTAGTTTCACTATATTCTCTTCTTTATCATCCTCACTATTCTTACAACATAGATACATTAATATTAAATCTACAAATGAATCTTCATCCATATCTAATCCCCCCCTTGTATTCATACCATTGTCCATAGATACTATATCAGTCTTGGAACTTCCCAAATACTGAATTGCATACTTTTCAAATCTGGAACGTCTATCATATTCTTCATATAATATTGGGAATTTATGTTTGAATTCTCTTAGACCAATTTTATTCAGAGAGGACATAATGAGAGAAATAACCGGCACATTGAGCGCACTTGTTATAATAGATAGCAGAATAATTTCGGAAATAGCCATTGATGCCTTACCAGCACCACCGTAGGTGAAACCATAAAAGAGTGCAGTTACAAAGAGTGAGTGATACTGAATCGCAAAGAGTGCAAAAAGGCGGAATATTCTGCTAAGACGTGGGTCATACCGAAATAAGAACTGTACACGGGAATGTTGTTGACAAATGCGCTGCAGTAACGTCGGGTCCTTTTTTACTATGGTATTTTTATTAGGTTTTACACATTTCTTATTTGAATTCTTATCATAAATATATAATGCCGAATTTGGTGCAGTATTGAAAATGGCATTTACAACTTCATCTTTACAGAGCGCATTCACATATTTTCTTGTTGTCAATAAATCAATACGCATAGCCAGGAGACCGAGTAGAATTGTGGCTGTAGCAATTCCTCCGAAAATTCCAAACCACTGTGCGAACTTAATAAGACCTGATAAAGAATAGACATTCGCTGCATTTGCAAATAGCTGGGCATTGCCTTTTGCGACTGCATCAATTCTCGATGTAAAGTCGGTCAAATGAGTGCATGAACATGCTATACTCATGTTCATAAATGTCGGCGTACAGCCATCACTCGACCATCGATTTAACTCTGTATGCCAGTATAGACAATTGGGTGTAAAGATTGGGCTGGGGCATTCATATGTTTCAAAGGAGTTTTTATTGTAGTCAGTACAGTTTACTGAGGCCCAGCTATCAAGAAGACACGGCACATTCCATGTTGCATCACCAGTCCTTATTGCTGATGTGGCAATATCAAATGTATAACCATTTTTTATGTAGATATCATCCTTATCACATCTTGCCATATAGAATGGGGGTGTCTTAAATTTGCCATCTGAACTATTGAGATTCCAGCTGAACGTGATTGGGTTTGTGAGATTATTGACTAACATCTGCTTTCCATCGCTATCTAAGATATTTAGGGAAAGGGGTAGAGTGTCAGTCTTTGCAGAACTCTGACTTTCATATGGGTTGACTGTCCATTGAATCATAGAGGCTGCTAGACCAGAACCCAGCGTATTAAGTGGCGGTAGAGATAGATTCGTTGACCCAATCTGAAGTGCGGCTGGGGCCGATGCGTCTAGAGCCTTCATTTTGAGACTGAATGTATCTGTACTGACTGCAAATTCTCCACCAGATTTTTGCATGGCTGCAAATCCGAGTGCATTGAGTGCGCCCTGTAACTTAGACGGGTCATAGAATGCAAGCTCATTAAAAAGTCCGCCGAGTTCTGACAGACTCAGATTTCCTAAATTGTCTGGAAGAGGTGGTGGAGGGCCTCTTGGACGAGATGTCGGTTCAGCAGTTGGTGAGATTGATGCTGATAGGGAGAGTGTAGATGTTCCCCTTGTAGACCATGATGCAGACTGTGTGAAAGAATATGATGGTGAGAGAGATATATACGAGCTATATGAATATAGGTCTGATGATGATACAGTGTAAGATACATCGATTGAACCACTTGGTGAATCTGATTCTTGGGCTGACATGCTTTGAAATGATGATTCAGAGATTATCGGAGAATGTGATTCTGATCCGCTTGCTGAACTAGATGCTGATGGTGTATTAGAGTGTTTAGCAGAACCTGTTGTCGATGCAGATGCTGATGCTGAGTTAGAATGCTGAGCAGAACTTGTTATCAATACAGATAGAGATGCTCTATTAGAGGGCTGAGCAGAACCACTTATTAAGCTAGATGTAGATGCTCTATTAGAGCGTTGTGCAGAACCACTTATTAAGCTAGATACAGATGCTGTATTAGAGGGCTTAGCAGAACCACTTCTTAATACTGATACTGATTCTCTTAGAGTCGCTGAGCTAGACGATATTGCTTTATTAGTGGGGTTAGCAGATACAGAATTTAATGCACTGCTACTTTCTTTACGTGAGTGAATAGATGACGAGCTAGAAAGTCTTGTAAAGGCTGGGCTATACGTTATTGTTTTTAGTGCAGAAGATGAACGTATAGGTGCATTTATAAAGTGTATGTTTGCAACGGAACCCAAGAATACAACACTACCATCTGTTGTAAATTGTATAGTCATTGTGTTACCTGTTGATTTCCATGAACCAGGTGGTTGTATAGAGGTGCCAGCAATTGTTACAATGAGACGTGAGGATGTTGATGGGCCATCATAGAGGCGTATAAAGTCACAACATGATTCTAATTGTTGAGATACGGTAGTATATTCTATGATCATATTGGTCGGTGCAATAAAGCTTGATTGACAGATAATATTATCTAAATATACAGATTGTCCAGCAGTACCGTGTGTTTTCCAAATTCCCGCAGAACTTGATGAGGTTCCACAGATAACCGGTCCAGCCGCACTGCTAGTTGCAGTGGCACTTGACGTCCTTGTACTCGATAAAGATATATGTGCTGAAGAACTTTCAGCAAACCAGTCTTCACCCTCCATCATCTAATTTAGTCTAAAAATTGTATTTGGTTTTCTAGTTCTATAGGCCACAAAATGGATGACGACCAAAAAAGAGCAGTTGAATTAGCTACGACAGGTATATCATTCTTCTTAACAGGAGCAGGTGGAACCGGGAAATCCTATGTTATACGCAGTATCGTGGAAGCACTTCATTCTATAGGGCGTGATTGCGCCCAAACTGCCATGACGGGCTGTGCAGCCCTTCTTTTGGGAAAGGGTGCAAAGACTCTGCATTCTTGGGCAGGGATTGGTTTGGGTAAAGAACCTATTGCCGCTCTATTGATTAAAATACGCAAATCATCAAAGGCTAAGAAGAATTGGTTGGCCGCAGATGCTCTTATTATTGATGAAGTCAGTATGTTAACTCCTGATTTACTTGATAAGATGGATGAGATTGGTCGTAAGATTAGGAAGTGTGCAGATAAGCCCTTTGGGGGGTTACAAGTGATTTTGGTTGGCGATTTGTTTCAATTACCACCGATTAATAAAGATGGTGACCAGAAATTCGTATTTGAATCGGAAGTGTGGAAAACGTCTATAAAGGATATTGTAAATTTACGCACAATTCATCGGCAATCCGACACAGTATTCTTGAAAATCTTGGACGAGGCGAGACGGGGAGAATTGTCTGAGGAATCCATTGAAATATTAGAGAAACGGAAGACGAACGAATGGAAGCGTCTTGAAATTAAGCCTACGCTCTTGTTTACTAGGAAGGACGCAGTGGAAGAAATTAATATGGGTCAACTAAAAAAATGTCCAGGTGAGGATGTGGTTTATAAGGTGAAGACAGTGTATACACCAGCCGCCTTTGCAGTAAAGCCAACAGACCAAGAAGTTCAAAGAGAAGTCGAGAGAATGGATAAGGTCTGCCCCTATGTGCCGGAGTTAAGACTTCGTGTGGGCGCACAGGTTATGCTTTTAACGAATAAACATGCTGCTCATGGTCTAGTCAACGGTTCCCGTGGAATCGTTGAAAAAATATGCGAGGGTCCAGAACCGTTTCCAATGGTGAAATTCAGAAATGGTGAGGTCTTTATAATTGAGTCGTCATCATGGGCGAGTGATGAGATTGATGGATTTAACAGAGAGCAGATTCCGCTTAGTTTGGCTTATGCAGTCACAATTCACAAGGCTCAAGGAGCCACTCTGGATTGTGCTTTGATTGATATTGGAAACAATACGTTCGAGTATGGACAAGCCTACGTGGCTCTATCACGTGTCCGCTCGCTTGATTGTCTTTACATTTGGGATTTGAATCCTAGCGCCTTTCGAGTTCATCCGAAAGTGAAGGCCTTCTTCGATTATAGCCCTGTTACAACGTCTGACCAGACGAGTGATAAATCGGCGGCCTGCATAGATGAAAGTGACTGTGTGAGTGACGACCTGCTTGAATAAGGTCCGAGAATAATACGATTCAAGAAAATAGTTATATAACACAGTTCTGAATCTGGTCTGGGTTTACCAGCAAAGTCTGCAGAAGTAATTTCAACAATTTTTTCTCTTAATTCTGGAGAGTAGTAGGAGAGTTGTTCTAGAATCGTTATAAAAGGTGATACTGCCATATATCTGGTTAAAATGTATTCAATCACGGCAGATTCATTTTGAGAGAGACTTTCAAGCTGATTTGCTCTTATCTTTTTTGATATAGATTGAAGAATTTCAAGCATCTGAATAAATAAAGGGTGTGTCACGAGATATTTTCCGTAAATTCCTCTATTCAATATTATGATATCACCAGTATAGCTTGCATATTCATAAATTGCAGGATCATGAATCCAATTATTAAGAAGGACAGCAGGGTCAATATTATCTAGATTCTTTTTAAGACAGTAATTTAATAGTCTAGCTTCAAATGGAACCTGTTTGTAATCTGAATACATCGGGTATTTTATATGTTCTTTTAGATAATCTACAATGTATTTCTTTGATGATGCAGTGTCATTTCGTTGCCTCAATAAGCAGCGGCCAAAATCAGATATACCAAATTGTACCGTATTACCTGTTGCTCTTATAAAAATATTGAAATGGTGTAAATCAAGATTAATAAGTTCTTCTCTTGGATTTTGATAGAACTTCTGGACTATATTAATCAATGCCGGTATTGCAGGATTAATTGATTTCATTATTTGTTTAAACGGTAAATTATGAGATTTAATATTATTTAACCACTCATTCAGATTACTAGGATATCTTGATATATACATAAGTTTATGTGTCGATGTTACACCCTTACCCGATTTAATGTGTTTACCAAGTTCTTCACATGCGTATCCCTTGGTTGGCCATGTTTTAACAGCATCGAATGCATACTTATAGTCGCCCACCTTATCTGAAGATGGGGGATTCGCACTATTCGCAGGTTTACATTTACCCTTGAGTCCTGCAAGATAAATTTCCGAGAGTTGTGGACCAAGTATACGTGCAGCCGTTTCTAGATACATTGATTCTGTATCGGAATCTTTTACAATCTTTGAAACTACTGTGTGATTATTTCCTCTTGGTATTTTACCCGACTTTTGAGCTGATTCTGCACATGGCCATAAGGGGTTTGAAAGAACGCAGCCATCTGCACCTTCTCCTAGAACTGCTCCACCTTCCATCTATTAAGCGAGGCTAAAAATTGCTTGAATGAAAAGTTTCCATTTGGTATCTAGCCATGCAGACTTTCTCTGAAATGAATATATTGTCCAGGTCTAGAATGGAGCAGCATGTTGCATCAATTATTTCAGAACCTACCTCTGCTAGGGGCTCTCCTGGTCGTAAGCTCCGGGTCGCAAAGGTTGAGCCACCTGCGCTTTCTTTGGCAGATAGTCTAGCTGATTCTTCTCTATCAAATACTGATAGTACAGAGCCGCTACTGATTGCGAATCCTAGACGCTATGTCTTGTTTCCGATTGAACACCCAGATATTATGGCAATGGCCAAGAAGGCAATTGCTGTGTTCTGGACGGTTGAGGAGCTTGATTTGACGAAGGATATGAAGGATTGGGAGAAGTTGGATGCAAATACTCAGCACTTCATTAAGCATATTCTAGGCTTCTTTGCGGCGAGTGATGGGATTCTCATGGAGAATCTGTCGCTGAATTTCCAGAACGAGGTCCAGTGGCCTGAGGCGAGATACTTTTATGCGAACCAGAACTTCATGGAGTCCATCCATTCTGAGACGTATTCATTGCTCATTGACACGTATATTGACGACAAGTCTGAGAAGCAGCGACTATTAGAGGCTGCGCAGACGATTCCTGCAATCCAGAAGAAGGCGGATTGGGCAATGAAGTGGCTTGATAGGGGTAAGGCGAATTTCGCAACTCGTTTGGTGGCGTTTGCAGTCGTAGAGGGAATCTTCTTTAGTGGAGCATTCTGCTCAATCTTCTGGCTAAAGAAGCGTGGTCTAATGCCGGGCTTGACTACGAGCAATGAATTCATTGCACGGGATGAGGGTCTTCACACCGATTTCGCCTGTATGCTCTATACTAAGATTGTCAACCGTTTGAAGAAGGGTCAGGTAAACAAAATTATCAAGGAGGCTGTTACAATCGAGAAGAACTTTATCACAAAGGCTCTACCGTGTGAGCTTATTGGAATGAATGCCGAGCTTATGTCTCAGTACATTGAGTTTGTTGCAGACCGCATCTTGATGCAGCTTGGGTATCCTAAGATTTATGAATCGGCGAATCCCTTTGAGTTTATGGAGCGCATTTCACTTGAGGGCAAGGACAACTTCTTCGAGAAGAAGGTATCGAATTATGCAAAGGCGGCTGTTGGAAAGACGCAGGAGGAGATGAGTTTCAGCACTGAGGTCGACTTTTAGTCAAAAAATGAATCACAGCTCGACTCCCTTAAATGGTATGCCGGCACGAGGAGTAGATATTATTGATGGAATCCCTGTTATCTTGAAGGGTGAAACTATATTTGCATTCAGACCTGAGGGAGGACCTGAGATTCGTCTAGGGACGTATAATTTAGTGAGTAAGAAGGCTACATGGAATACTGATGGTCTTGATGTATGGTTGAAGGGTACTCGTGATTCGCTGACAGCGAGAACCCGCACAGTAAATAAATGATTCTTAGCCGGAAATCATTTAGTAAAAATTGACCAATTATTTTTCATATTATAAAAGCAAATGCCATTCAATCCAGAATTACAGTTCAAAAAGCACAATGTAGAAGCCTTGGGTCTTTGGTGGATTCAATGGCAACTGCAGACAAAGGAGCGTTTACGAAGACATATGATGTCTACACAAATGCGCCTGAAACAGTTTGAAGAGAAACACTTAACTACGAGTAAAACGTCTTCTTAGGAACTCCACAGCTAGCCCTGTTCTGTCTACCAAGTAAATATTGCATACGCTCAGCATTACTCTTAAATATCGGCTCTCCACTTGCCGCATTACCGAGCGTTCCAGCTGTTGCTGCCCTAACTGTGGCATTAAGAGACTCATAGACAGAATTTGCACCGGCTTGATATGCAACATTATTAAATACGACAGGGTCATATTGCTGAGTCGTGCATGCACATGTTCCAGATATAACAGAATCTGCCATCTATACTTGTACTATATTTTTTGTACTGGTTGATAGTTTGCATAAGCTGGGTCATTTTGAAAGAGTAAGAATTGACCCAGTTTATATGCGGTTTTCTCATCTGTATTTTGAAAATCGTAATATGATTGTGTTGTATCTCCAGCAGTACGAAGAATTGCCACTCGTGCATTATATGCTTCAACCTTCTTGAATATATTAACTGCATTAGAATATTTACGAAGTTGAGCATGCGTCAAGCCATTCATTGCACCGAGAGGGAAGCATGACATCTAAACTCCTATAATAAAAATAAAATTTGAATGCGACTAGTTCATATCAGCATGTAATGTGTGATTTCTGTTCACCAATCTATCGTAGTTCAGAAAAGCATGACCCATCAATCTGCCCTATTGCATCAGCTCTTACGTGCAGTTGTTGTAATATTCGTGGACATTCTACGCTAAAGTGTCCAAATTTACGCAGCTGGGATACTCGAGTACCAGAGTATATTGAGCAACTCATTCCTTATGAACTCAAACTACATCATGGAATTCAATCTAAACAGATGACACCGATTGAGAATCCAAATGTTAAACCCTTACCATGTAAGTATAAACCGACTCTTGAGATTCCAGAAGATAAAGATTCACAGAATCATGTAGCAAATATCAGGGCAACTATGGCAAGTCATAATCTACCAGTAACAAGCGTAAAAGAGACGAGAAAACTCATTGAAACGTTTGCGGCTATAACTGGAAAAAAGTTAGTGTTGCTGAAAAAAGACAGATTTATTAAGAAGGATGATACGATTTCAACGTAATAAGACCTAAAAAAGCTTTACTATACTATAGTAGAATGCCGAACTTACGTGGAGGAAAAGCGTACAAAAAGACCAAAGGTCGTGAGGAAACCGTTCAGTACTTAAATAAGGAGCATGACCAAATGATTGGACGGGTTATTCGTAATCTTGGTGATTTAAATATGAGCGTTTTTTGTGAGGACAATAAGAGCCGTATTTGTAAGATTGCATCTGGTCTTAAGAAGACCGTGCGAATTCAACTCGATGACCTCGTCTTAGTCAGTCTGCGGGATTGCCTCTTATCGGCTGCAGATTCGAAACGGGGTATTCGGTCTGATAGGGGTGATATTATAGGGAAATACAATATTCTTCAATATCCTGAATTGAAAAAGGCTGGTACAAATAGCCATTTATTTATTGATGGAAATACGATTCGACTCGTTGCAGAAAAATACGAAGGTGGAGATTTAAATGCGATTGATAGTATTGTGAATGCTGCGAATGGTACTGATATTTTTGATATGACTGCTACAAATGAAGAAGATGAGGAAGAGAAGAAAGATTTAGATGATAAAGATATTGATGCTATATAAGTGCGTGAATAATTTATAGATTCATTTGTCATATCTTACAGATGGCTTCTGACTCAAATGGATTTGAACAAGGATATTCGGGACTATTATTTGCGCCTGCAGATTTCCCGGATGCTGATGGTTTTGATATAAGAAGTGTTAATTCTGTAGTCTCTAATTTGACACTCTATCATCTTGCAGATTCCACAGATAAGAATCAGCAGATGAAAGTCTGGAGGAGGAAGGTGAGGGAAATCATTCAGAATCATCAAGAACATATTATACAATTTTATACGAATCCTTTGCCAACAGACCATCCATTGAAGTTAGCACATACGCTAATGCAGAAATATGGGAGGACAAATATTTCACCATCATATGATATTACAAAGCCGCCTCCACAGACTTTAAAAGATATAATTGTGGATGTATCTGGAACAGGATTAAGTGAATTAAATCAATATATTGGGGAATTAGAAAAGACAAGAGTATCTGATACTCCGTTACAGAGATGGACAAATATTATACGCAACTTACTGGATTATTTGAGAGATACTGGAGATGAATTGATTCGTCTTGACCAAAAACTTCAGAATGAGTGTAAGCATCTTGATATAGTTGCTGAAAAGGTTATTCAACTTACGAGTCTTGATGATCCTGGCCTAGACGGATTTCAAGATATGATGGAATCTTATATAAAGAAACAGTTTGAAAAGCATCCGATTGAATCTCTTTACTGGGATTATATCAAGACAGTTCAAAAATATACGGCTCTGAGAGAGCTTCTGACCACACAGAGAATAATGAATAGTGTTGAACCCTTATGCTGTATATGTATGACTGAGCCTGTAATCATGGCATTTGCACCATGTGGTCACACATTCTGCACAAATTGCTCAAAAAAAACATACTCATGTCATGTATGCAGACAGCTGGTTGTATCCCGTGTAAAGCTCTTTTTTACGTGAGACTTACACAATAGTCACCCCGTTTAAGAAAGATTGTCTTAATCTCATTTGCCTTTTCTTCATCAAGCTTATATAGCTCAATTGCTTTGTCGACGATTCTACATGCATACGAGTACCAAAGAGTTTCTATAAAGCTAGTACCAACTTCAAGAGCAGTTGGCATTTGCTTTTATTAGGTGAAAGTTCGGCGCAATTTTACCATGAGGCCTAAACTTGATACCCTATATAAATATAGAATGTCTCATCATAGCGTGAGTTCAACAGATACGGAAATTAAAATGACTAACGAAGAGCATCAGGAGTTTCAGAATTTGCCGACGTTACTTACTCAGTGGAAGCGAATTCAGGAGGAGAAGAGAAAGCTTTTGGATGCTAAGCGAGTTATCCTAGAGCAGATAAGTGAGCATAATAAGAGGTCAAGTGTAATGGAAACGATGATTATGGGAACAATGAAGAAACATAGTATTGGTGCTTTAGACTTGAAGTCATCGAACGCACGTGTTCTTTACAAGAAGAGTACGAGAAAGACGGCGATTGCAAAAAAGGAGCTCGCTAAGTTAATGGCTGAGCATTTGAAGTCTGAGACGGCCGCTAAAGAGCTTCAGGCATTTATAGATTCAAAGCGGACAACAACAGTTAAGGAGTCTCTAATTTATGAAAAGAATGAACCTGTTGATACAGTAGTCTAATGACAGCAATACATGCAGGCACTATATGGTAGAGCATGAGGGCATCGCACCTCAAGCTTTGAGTTTGTAGCAGATATGTCTATTTTAGAGACTCTAATCATATCTAGATTATCAAGATATGACTTGAGTGAATCTTGCCAACTATTGATATCTTGAGTATTATCTTGTAGGCGAGTTGGAAAGAATGTTCCAAGTCGCCTCCATCCACATGCATGATCTGATATATTTTCAGCATCCACCGGTGAGCTCATGAATACTTTCCAGACTTGGTCGACCTTACATGCATGTCCATTCGCCCAAGCACCATTTACAATATTATGCGGGCACTCTGATTCTTTACCATCTTTATTGCGATGACAATTAGATATAATCCAGTTATTTTCTAATGAGCCATTTGTCCTCTTTACTGTATAGGACTCCTTAGTATAATGATTAATATCTGTAAGTGAAACACACGATGATTGAGAAATACCCATTTTATGAATCAAACATTGATATAATAGGTCAATTTTATTAGGTAATATCGCCGGTCTAAATAAATTATATAATTTACATATAAATGATGCAAATTCTAGAAAAATATGTTACCAGAGCTTGCATAAAACTCGGTATAGATGAAAGTCACGGGCTGAAACATTCTATACAGACCGTTCGGTATGCTGAGATGATAATGAATAGCCGTTCAGATATAACAGAAGAAATTCGGCATATGACTATCTTCGTTGCAGCTCTTCATGATTTATGTGATAGTAAATATACAGATGTTAATGTAGCGTCTGATGAAATACGAAGATGGTTGATTGAGGAGGTGTGGTGGGAGAAGGATGCTGCCGATGCTCTTATTTCAATTGTGACTTCGATGTCGTATTCTAAGCTGAAAAAATCTGTAGATATGAATGGCGTTCCAGTATTTCCGAATCATGGCAAGTGGCAACTGGCCTATGAAATTGGACGGCATGCTGACCTTCTTGATGCTTATGTTCCTGCAAGATGTGTTATGTACAATAGACACATATATCCTGAGAAGACTAATAATGAACATTGGGCTCGGGCTTCAGAGTTATTCGAGGTTAGAGTATTTAACTACGTAAAGGATGGTTGGATTACTTTACCAGAGGCTCTTGAATTAGTTCCTGCTTTGGAAAAGGCTGCAAGGAGGTGTCTAGATGAGCGGTCTGAAGAATGGCCGATGAATATTGGCTCCAAAAATTGAGTCGACTCCCTATTTAATTGAATGGTGTGTCCCAGTAGCGCAATGGATAACGCGTCAGCCTTCTAAGCTGAAGATTGTGGGTTCGATCCCCACTTGGGATATTTTTTAACAGTCTTATTTTTTGCATTAGAAATACAAAAAATAAGTTTATTCATTTTGGCAGATTAGAATATTAGACTGAATCAAGACCATTGAGATTCGGGTTAAATCCACTCTTAGTACGCCTCGTGTTAGCCTTCTTCTTTTTCTTATACGTCACATAGGTCCAATTCTCCAAATTATTATCAGTTTGTATGAATCGGAAACGATGATCGGGAATATTGCTGAAGAATGGAGGCTTGATAGGATATTCTGATTTGCAGCAGATTGCCGTGCAGGTCACAGGTGCATTACGATACATGCGCTTGTAATCATTCTGAGACGACATGATGGGATTATATGGTTTCTAGATGTAGATTCACAACTCAATTTTACACCCTATGTGTGAATGAGTGCTACGAATACCATGAGTCCGAGAATCTGGAAGATTGACTTGGCCGGGCGTGCAAATTCAAATAGGGGTACTACACTGTAGTTCCAGAGCCAAAGACCTACAAAGGCAACAATAATTAATGATATAATGAGAGCTAGAATCGCAGCGAGAGCCTCAGAATACGCAGGTGGAGGCTTGTATGCCTCCGTACCTCCTGGATTTGTATATCCCTCAACTATTGCACTTACCATTTTATTCAAGAGTCCCATTTCTATGAATGCTTTAGGTTTTATTTTTTAATAAATATTCAGTTATACTCTATATATATATTTATATTTTTCAGGATCAGCACGAAGCAATCTAAGCCTATCTTTTTCACTATTATATTCTTCATCGGGGTGTTTAATAAATAGTGCTTTTACCCGCTTGTTTTCATCAGTCATACTATCGCTTAAATATGATATAGTGATAAATACCCTTTTTGAATCATCCTCACCTGATACCGGTGTAGGGTTTCCATGCCATGAATACTCATTATTAGTAAATATTATAGCTCTATTGAACTGTGGAGATATACTATATACTTTATCTAATAGTTTTGGCTCTTTATTAGCATTAGTTCCACTCCATACCTCTAAATGACACCCATAAGATTCTTTCCAATTATAGCTTAAGTATAGACCAAATGTTAATTGCTTTTTCTGTTTAGTTACTGGATGTAAGTCAGCGTCAACATGTATATCAAGCCTATCTCCATTCTTATATTTATGAATACCCCAGAAATTACGTGTAGGATCGATTATTAGTTTATACCCACATATTTCTGATAAATGTTCCATGAATCGCTCAGACTGCAGTTCTTCAAATAGTCTATTAGCTAACGGTGGAAAACTATATTTATCACGGAGGGTATATTTTTGCTCAAACGGATTGTCATATCTATCCCACTCACTATCTGGTAAACTTAATATTTCTTCTTGTATACCCTTAGCCAGACTATTTGGTAAAAATGCGTCTTGATAGTGAAAAGGGAATGGACTCTTTTCTATATATTCTCTATTTGTAATATTAAATATACTTAACATTATATTTAATATTATTTTATATTCTTTATATATAATTCTTAATATTAAAGGGTATTTAAATATAATATGTTTTTATTATATATGTATTATTCTCAATCAAAAGAAGATAAAATTTTAAATGATAGATATTTTAAAAATAAAAAATGTGGAGTGTATGTTGAACTAGGAGCATTAGATGGAGTTTTGTATTCTAATACCAAATTTTTTGAAGATACATTAGAGTGGACTGGTATATTAATTGAACCACAATTAAAACAGTTTCAATCTTTAAGTAAAAATAGACCAAATAATTATTTATTTAATGAGTTAGTAAGTTGTAAGAAAGAAAAACTAAAATTTAATTTACCATGTGAAAGCCATGCAGCTGTTGCACATATAGACTATACAGCACCACATAATAATTGGTTTATAGATAAATTTAGTAATGAAAATATAATATATATGACTCCAATGTCATTAACTGATATAATTAAAACTACTGGCGTTTCGCATATTGACTTTTTATCATTAGATGTAGAGGGACATGAATTAGAAGTTTTACAATCTTGGGATTTTTCTATACCTATTGACTTAATATTAATTGAATTACTCGGATTTAATATTATAAGGGAAGAACAATGTAAAAAACTACTTATAGATAATGGTTACCGATTTATTGAAACGATTGGTGGTAATAATGATATATATATTCTAAATACATCCCCACTAATAACCCTTTAAGAATGCACTAGTAGTATTTATTTCATATAATTTAGAAATATATAAATTAAAGTCATTAGTATAGGTATATTTATCCCATTCTACATCATTCCCTTCATACCATCCATCTATATTTTTTGTGGGTATGCTACTATCAATTATAATATTAGTACCAGACTTCTTTACTCTGAATAAAAAATTGCCCCTTTCAGTCGAGTCTTCGAAATACATTATTTCTGATATATCTTTAATGGTATCTAAAACATTATATAAAGCCTTCCATACATCACCAGTCTGTGATCCAGATTTTCTTAAGTTTAATCTTTCCTGCTCATATTCACAATGTGGGAATACGTCATCCAGTATTATCCACCCACCATCATTTAAATTATTAATGGAATTATAAATATCCTTTGTTACTTGATATGCTGTGTGTAAGCCATCTATAAAAATAATATCATACTTCTTTTGAATATGATTACTAAAAAACTCATCTGATGTCATCTTATAATTAACAAGACTGCAATCACAGTATTGCCCCGGATCTACGCCATCCTTATTATTAGAATTTATATGCTTAAATGTTTCACCCGTCCATACACCAATCTCAAGATAACTAGGATTAATTAAATTATAATTTTTAATTATTCCATTTATTACACTCTGTCTTGGAATCATAATATAATAATAACTTATAAGATCTTTAAACTATAATATCATTTAATCTAATATTTATTTTATCTGGAAAATCTTTTCTTGATATAATTTTTATATGACTACTGTCTTGTACATGAGCATCTTTACCAATATGTTTGCAAAATCCTGTTTTATGTAATCTTGAAATAACAGAGTATTTACCCATTTTATTTAAATGTAATTGTATTGTATATTCATCATCCCATAATTCATATGGCATTCTTAGTTTATGTGTTTTAATAGTTTTTAGAGATGGTCTCCAACTATATGGCGATAAAGGGCCATCCCCATTATTTTGATTACTAATGCTTCCATCACTTGTCATGCATTTTAAACATAATGGATTATTAATATCTATTGTTGGAAAATTATATTGTTCATCCTCTAGTAATAGTTGTGTTATATTAGGATCTGATTCTAATATTTTAAATGACAGTTCGATAAATCCACTAATAAAGAATTCATAATCATCCTCTAAATGGAATACATATTGTGTAGTTATTAGCGGTGTATATTTTTGAATAGTCTTCATTTGTCCTATACGTTCATCATTATAGAAAATGATTGTATCATATGGTAAAATACTGCGAGCAAAATCTGCTATACCTTTTATTCCGGAATCTTCACATAGAATTGCCAGTTTTATTGGATATGTATTGAATTTAACAAAGCTTTCTAAAGTGCGTCTAAGTAATTCAGGCCTTCCGCATGACGTAATAAAAAGTGTTACTTCTTCCATAGTAATATCTATTCATAAATAATATATATTTATACATAAAAATATGCGCAATATATATTACTATAATAATACAGCATCAACCTTTTTTCCTAATGCTTCTAATGTACAATTATTATTCCAAAACTCTAAATTGTCTGAATTAAATGCAGGGCGATTAATAAATTCTAGATATTTTTCATCATCATTATCAAGCTCTATAATTCTCTCTATTAGCTTATTAAATGACTCATCGCTTTCATCCTCTAAGAATAACATTGAATCTGGATTAAATATATTTTTTATATTATGTGTACCCCAGTAAATAGGTATAGTCTGTGCAATATATGGATTTACAATCTTTTCTGTTGAGTATGTAGTCATCTTAGTATTTTCACAGCATATCATAAACTTGTGACTACCAATTACGTTAAAATATTGCTCGCTCCAATATGGGTAATGTAAATTATACCCAATATTATTTGCATATCTGCCCATAGAATGAACCATTTTATAAGAGTTTAATCTTTCAAATATTCTATTGCGTATTTCACACTTTGGGTTAGATACTATAAATGTACAGAATGAAGTAGCGGGTGATAGTATTTTAGGTCTACTTAATAGTCTTGGTAAAAAATTATTACAGTGTATATACATTACAGCCAGAGGGAGATCCACTATATTTTTATTATTATTTACTGATGTCAAGACTAGGTCATAATTTTCTTCTACTGGCAAAGCTGGTTCACCGATAAAGTTTATTTTATATTTCCATTTCTTTATATTTCTCATCGTTCCATCTGGATTACCTGCTTCTAATAGGATATTTGCCTTATCTATATTATTTGTTATTTCATGATTCTTTAGTTTACTATTCAAAAATAGCATTTCAAAGAAACCTACGTGATTTGCATCTGTTCTATTTTCAAAACCTCCCCACCAATTATAAAGATATACATAATATTTATCTTGTTCCATTCTTAATATAGGATAGATATTAAGCTTTAAATTACTTGGTATAAAGAATATATAATTATATTAGTTATTATGAAAATTATTGATAGTTTTATATTTTATAATGAATTAGATCTGCTATATTATCGATTAAGTATACTAGAACCGTATGTGCATAAGTTTATATTAGTTGAATCTAGATATACATTCTCAGGCCACGAGAAACCATTATACTATAATGAAAATATAGACCGATTTACACAGTTTAATCATAAAATTATTCATGTGGTTCTAGAAGATATTCCGTATAAGTTTCCAGCTATAAATTATCAGGCTAGTGAACAATGGGAAAATGAATATTATCAGCGAAATTCAATTAAGAGGGGTATAGATTCTATACTAGATACACTAGAAAATACAGATATTATTCTTACATCTGATGTAGATGAAATACCAAATCCTAATATCCTAATTAATGCGCATAATGGAACGTTGTTGTATAATAAGAGTATATTAAATAAGTTAGCACTAGATATGTACTATTATAATTTGTATTATAGGATTGGTGAAGGAAGTAATTGGCATGGTATTAAATTACTAACAGTTGAAGCATATAACACAATAAATCTATCATTTCAACAAATGCGACTGCATGAGCATTCGAACTATGTTCCAGTCGTAGAAAATGGTGGATGGCACTTAAGCTATTTTGGTGATGTTGACTTTATTGTAAAGAAAATTGGTAGCTTTTCTCATCAAGAATATAATAATGATAGATTTATTAATAAAGAGATTCTAGAAGAAAAGATAAAGTCTGGTATTAATCTATTAAATAATTCTGAGTTACATTATATTCCAATTGAATCTAACTCAAATCTGCCATATTTATATAATATATATCTTAAGAATTATATTTAAAACTGTCATAGTTTTCACATATATTGATTAATTTACCCTCTATTAAGCAACGAAGGGTTGTATTTTTTCTATCTAAATGTGTTAAATCTGGATCTATTACTGTTAAATCTAATTTATCATCTTTAGAAATTATTCCATATATATCAAAAAATGGGATACCTTCTACATTACACATTATCTTTAAGATTTCATTCATATATTTAGTATATATTATTCTATCATTATCTGAACCTATAATTGTATCATTCACTGATAATGGTATAGGATATACGCAACTTATAATTGGTTTTATATTATATAAGGTTCCATCTGAGTAGTTCTTAATCAATTTGATATACTTATGAACCATTAGATCTATCATCTTTGTATAATCTTCATTATTAGAATATTTATTAATATTTTTTTGTACATCATTCCATCCATAACTGAATAGTACATAATCTCCTTCTTTGATATTTATTTTACATGTATCACCTGGCGGCAACTTATCAGCTATAGAATATAATGGAAGCCCTTCCTCTATTAGCCTAAACATTGTTACTGGCATTCCACCCCAACCAACCCAGTGATTCTTAATAATTAAAGAGTCATAATAGAATATGCAATGACTATCTCCAATTACAAATATGGTCATATAATATTATACATACACTTATTTAAATGGATTAAACTTTGAATTATGATGTACCATAAAAATATCTGCAACATGATCTGGTAGTTTAATATATCCCTTATTTATTAAAAAATTAATCGGCTCAGATTCAATATCTTTATAATTATTTTCAAATCCAATAACATCAATAAATACCTTATTATAATTTATTGATTCTAATACTTTCATCTCACCACCTTCTACATCTATAGATAGATAATTTATTTGATTAATATTATATTGATCACATATACTTTCTACACGTCTTGTCTCTACTGTTATAGATTCACTAGTTCCACCCATCTGTTTAATCTCGTCATTAATACGATTTATGTGTCTAAAATCAAGCTCGCTTTTTAATCCTGAAAGCATCTCAGTATAACCAGTATTATATATAAATTCGGATATACCATCTGTATTAGTTACTGCACAATTAATATTAATATTATTTGGACGGTTTGTTTTCAGTCTATCATATACGGAACTTATAGGTTCAACATTAATACCTGTCCAATTATTAGTTAGTTCAAAATATAATGTATTATTTAAATCTACACCATCATGAGCTCCAATATCCATAAATATCCCATTTTTATACCCTTTAAAAATACAAGTCTCTAATGATCTATCTTGACTATATTGACTATAAAAAGTATTTATAGTACCTTTGAAATATGATTGAGATTCGTATCTTCTAGAATCAATTTGGTTATTCCAAGTATACATATAATAAGATATTATCGTACGTATTCTTTAAATATAATAAGATTTAAAGAATATTATTTTATTATATAGTAATATGAAATTATGCATCCTTGATCCAGCATGTCATGTGCCAGGATTGAAGCTACTCTTCCCAGAAGCTGAATATTTTTCACATGAACCTGATTCCTTTTTTAATTTTGTTGCAACGAAGCACTATAGTAAACAAGAAAATCTACATTATACTGGTATAGAGTATGATACAGATTGGACAAAAATTAATAGTAGTAATTACGATACATTATTTATTGTTGTACCTCTTGCAGACTATTTTGATCCACTGAATAAAGAATTTGGTAATTCATTAATTCCAATGCGTAATCGTATAAAAGATATTATATATAATAATAGTTTCTCTAATATATCTCTTTTTGATATATATGACTATGATTACGATCCAAGTACAATGAATACGCTCTGGCCTGTATCGCATTATTTCAAACGAAACTATAATAAGACTAAAACATACAATTCAAATGTATATCCATTTCCTTATATAATGTTTACAAAGCCATGTGTATTAACAATGTGTCTAAATCATGATTTAAATGATTTATATATTAAAAATAATGCAGCTATCTGGTGTGGAGGATTATATAATCATATAGACGAAACTAGAAATATAAGACGCAGTAGATTAGATATATATAATAAAATAAAGGATGTAGTTATTACACTTCATAATGTACCACGTGAAGATTGGATAAGGTGTATAAAGTCAAGTAAGATAATTGTAGATCTTATAGGTGTAGGTGAGCCAAATCACAGGACATTTGAAGTACTTACAAACGGCAGCCTTATATTATCAATGAATCATGATCTAGAATGGGGATTTGATAGTTGTGATAGATTCCATGAATTTACATTTTTTAAGACTGCAGATGAATTTAAGTATAAGTTACATTTGCTATTAAATGATGAGACTATATATAAGGAGTGTTTAGAACAACAAAATATGATTGTAAAGAAATACTTTAATACAGAATTTTTTAGGGGATATATTTTAAAGAATATGAGGCTGGTCTAAACATTCATATTTATTATAGTCTAATGAAGATAATAATACTTGGCTCAAATGGTATGCTAGGTTCTATGTTATCATTTATAGGTAAGAGATATAATAAAGATATTATATCTCTTAGTCGTAAAGACTTTGATGCAGAGAAGGATAATATAAATAAATTGGCAAACTATATTCAGGAAGACTCTTGTATAGTTAATTGCATAGGTGCTATACCCCAAAAAAAGTATTCTGATAATAGCTATAAACAACTAAATACAGAATTTCCTTTAAACTTGGCTAAATTATGTAATAAGTACTCGATACCACTTATTCATATAAGCACAAATTGTGTATTTTCAGGAAATAATCCAAACTGTATTGAGACAGATATACCTGATGCAAATGATTTATATGGGCGAACTAAATATGAAGGAGAACCGATACACTGTACAGTTTTAAGATGTAGTATTATTGGACCAGAACGTAATACATCTTGTGGTTTAATGGAATGGTTTTTATCTAAGGATGGCATAGTAAATGGGTATGTAGATCATTATTGGAATGGATTAACAACATTAGAACTATCTAATGTAATCTTAAATATAATAGATGAAAATAAATTTATAAATGGTATTCAGCATTTATATTCTCAGAATAGTCTATCAAAATTTGAACTCTTAAAGCTAATATCTGAGAAATCTTCTAGTAAATGCACGATAGTACCCATTAGTGCTGGAATTAAATATTATACATTAAAATCAACAATTAACCCTCCTAGAATATCGCTAGAACAGCAAATAACTGATCTATTTGATATATTAAATAATTATAAATTATCAAATTAAGCTCTATATAATTCATTTTGTGTTACAGCTACAAAGCCCTCTACACCAAGAGTCTCTATAAATACATAATTACCTTGTAAAATACGTTTAAAAAGTATTTCTATACCAATATCATAATTATCTCTTTCAATATTACACATATTTAAAACTACTGCATAGTCATCTATTTTACAAATTGGTACTGAATATATTACAGTAGTTACCATATGCTCATAATTTTTAAATGTCATATAATCTAGTGAATAACTGTCCAAATTAAATAAACTATTTAACCAATATCTACCTGAAATCTTGAATATTCTCCTTATATTTTTAATATCATCTCGTAATTTAAGTTGCTCTACACCTCTTATTAATTTTCTAACCTCACCCAGACCCTTTTTAGGCGAATCAATTGCCTCTAGTACCCACGTATCATCTTTAAAATTCATATAAATATCTGTTAATGCAATCAATTGATTTTCCTTTTCTTGATCTAACGACTTTCCTTCTAAAAACATAATTATAGAATTAGGCACCTTTTCACGTATAGTATTTATAGTTTTTAATGTATCTTTAAAACGTTCATCTGGGCTATATGTACTTCTATTAGGGGTATATCCCCAACCAATACTATTATTAGTATTTATTACACTTGTTATTATAAAACAGTCCATATGATACTATATAATATCGACTGTTTAGACTATTATTTAATTAAATATACTCGTATAACTTAAGATATTCCATTAAATCATCTTTACTAATAACTACATGATTACTAGATAAGGGAGATATACTAGTAGATTGAAATTTAGATGTTATATGGATATACTTATCCACTATTCCATTATATGCACAATCTGCTTCATATTTAGAAATTAGATCCTCATTAATCTTTTCAACGCATCTTAGTCCAGTAATAATAACTCCCTTATTATATATTTCTGAAAATACATCAATAAGATCACTAATACTAAAGGCTCTTATCTTAGGCACAATAATCTCGTTATTTTTACCATGTTCTATAGCATATTCTATTAAATCAACACTTTCTTCTAGACGCATAATAAACCTTGTCATTTTTATATCGGTTATAGAAAAATGAGAATAATCAGGTGATTTTCCAATATTGTGAAGTAATGGTAGTATAGAACCACTTGAATTCAGTACATTGCCATATCTTACTGCAACAAATTTTATACCTGGTACAAGTGTATTTTGAATAATCTTTTCAGATGTTGATTTAGAATACCCATATATTGTAATTGGTAAACATGCCTTATCAGTAGATACAAATAAAAGCGTTTCTAGCGATCTATAGCTTATTCTATTGTTTATAATATCATTAACTATATTATGTAAACCATTTACGTTTACTTGAAATGTTTTAATTGGTTGCTTTTCACAAATATCTATATGCTTCAATGCACAAACATATAATATTAAGTGTGGATCAAATAAATAGACTGAGCTACACACTTCATCATAATATGTTACATCACCAATTATCTGTTTTAGATTTTCTGATTTTATTAGTGTTCTAAGATTCCATTGTTTTTCTTCATTCCGAGATATATTCATTACTTGATTATCTTTAATAAATTTAGATGTTAATGAAATTCCAAGTGACCCTGATGCCCCTACTATTAATACTCTCTTGTTTTGCATATATATCTTACTTAGTTTAACTAGTTTAAGTGATACCGTGAAGTACTTAATTAAGTGGTATAAATAATTAGTTTGTTTCTAAAAAAGATGAAATTCGTACAAGTTGGACACTCGCATCATAGAAATGAAGAATCATTCGTACGTGGCTGTCTACTTTTTAATATTGAATATCAAAAGGTAGATAGTGCACATCAGCTTGATGGAACTCCAGATTTAATATGGTCTATAAGCACATGGATAGACCCAGCTCTATTCCCAGATTCTAAGTTCCTATTTGGACCTCAGTTTTTCATTTTTCCTTCTAAAGATGGTCCCCTCGCTAGTTGCACAACACCTAATATTGCATCAAGATGCTTTTATAATTGTCTATCTGACTGGAATATTAAAATTCATAATGTATTTGCACCAAATCCAACAATACCATATATTTGTCTACCTTTTGGTATTGATACAGATAATCTTAAGCCAAATATATCAATAGCAAAAAAAGATAATATTCTGGTCTACTGGAAGCAGCGTAATATACAAGATTTACAGCGTATACTATATATATTAACAAGTAATGACTTGGCATATACACTTGTAAAGTATGGCAACTATGATAGTAAAGAGTATCATAGACTTCTTCAAGAGTCTAAGTTATGTATTTGGTTAGGGCGTCATGAATCGCAGGGATTTGCTTTTCAAGAGGCACTCTCTTTAGATGTCCCTCTATTAGTCTACGATGTTGTTGATATGAAAGAAGAAATAAATCAGTATAATCAGTCTGAATATGCTAATTATAATATAGCTCTTCCAGCATCTGCTGCATCATACTGGGATTCTAGATGTGGTGAAAAAACTACGGATCCGAATGAATTATATGAACTGCTTAATAAGATGCTTAATAATTTAAATACTTATAAACCAAGAGAGTTTATTGAAAATGAATTATCAGATAAAGTGTGTTTCAAAAGGCTACTAGATATGTTTAATTTTAAGAATACTATTTAGATAGGACTAGATGTCATTCCTCCCCTACTTATTCGCCCTCTACCTTGCAGGTGTTGATGCAATTATCATGCCACTCTTGAAGGCAAAAAAAATAGGTATGCTTACGGGTACATGGATGTTACCTTTAGCATCTATTATTTACGCAATGCAGCCTCTCGTATTCTTTCAATCGCTCTCAATTGAATCAATGACAATTATGAATATTCTCTGGGATGTGATGAGTGATGTGCTTGTAGCGATAATAGGTATTTATGTATTCGGTGAATCCCTATCAAAAATACAGGTGATTGGCCTTATATTGTCATTATCCGGTATAACTTTACTTGGATTTAAGGACGATACTTACTCGTCATAGAACGTGTGACGACCCGTGTACTCTGGGACTGCATCCGTCTGACGAGTCCGATTGTAGCTGCGTAGCGTAGAGGCGTATGTGTCCTCACGGCTTAGCTCACCATTGTCGAGATTCTCCAGAGCTGCACTCATCAGCTCACAGACATGCTCCCGATAGTAGAGGTCAGACATGCTGGATGCATCCAACAGAATGCGAGGCATCGCCGGCACATCAAACTGAATCTGACTAAATCCCTGCACATCCAGATACTGGTTCTTCAAGAGGAGGTAGACGTGTCTCAGAACACGCTCGTGGCCCAGACCCATCAACAGGTGCATCACTGGAGCATGCATCTTAGTTGACACACCGTCATTCACGTCCTTGTAACGAACATCAAAGTCGCCCGTCGTCAAGTTCTTGCGAATGGTCAGAGTGTCATCAGTGTTGGGCTTTCCCTCACTGTTGTTGCGGATGAATCGGATGGTGATAGAAAGGCGGGAATACATGGACATCTTATTGGGTATACTAACATACCTGGCGAGTAGCCATTCAATTTTTGAATTTTATTAGACTGTGAATTTTAATATTGAAATTTAATTTTCATAAGATAATCTAGATGGCCTCACCACCCGGTAGAAGTTTACCAGATAGAAGTCTTGTAATGAGGATTTTAAACTCAGTTCGAGGTCCAACGCAGAAACAAGATGTAAAAGATTCTAAACTTATACAATATATAAGAGAGAAAGATTATAATAAGGTTTCAAAATACTTGAATAGAGGTGCGAATGTAAATGTAGTTGATGCTAATGGTAAAACACCAATGGAACACGCCTTAATAGTCGCCTTAGTCCCCGACTCTGAGTTCGTCAGGACTGACTTACCAAATTTTATTATAGGTTTTAGTATAGCAAGATTATTATTGACGAAACATCCAATTCTGGAACCTCCTCTCTTTAATAAACTAATAACTATACTTAGAAGTATAGTTAATATAGCAAAACGAGAGAATAACATAGAAAAACATACAAATGGTGTTAGATTATATAGAGAGTTGGTATATACTATAGAGCCTAATCAAAGGCATATTTACATAAATAATCTTCAGTTCCATGAAACACTAAACCGTGAGTTGCAATTTCTTTATAAACGTAGGGAAATAAGAAGGACTAAACAAGGAACTAATATAGAAGCTACACTTCAGGAACAACTAAGAATATTTAATGAACAAGAGGAAATTCATAGAATAGCTGCAGAACAAGAACAAAGACGTTTAGGTGTACCCGTTGAAGACGCTTATCATGTCCATCGTGAATCTGATAAATTCAGAGAAAAAATTCCAGAAATTCTTGGGATAATTAATAGAGATTTAGAAAATCCTGATCCAGTTAAATATGAAGATATTAACGCTGTATTTGATACACTTGCTAGACATATAACAGGGAGTCCAGAATTTGAATCGAAGGCAATAAATTCTATACAAGTTAATAAACCAGATGGCACGAAGGGTCCTAAAATATTGTCTAGGGCTGAATGGTTAATTGATGTTGGAAAGGTAAAAGAAGGGGTAATCGGTTCTTCTTCAGATAAAAAAATTCAGATGGGTCTAATTTTTGATTTTATAATAAAACATAAAGAACTTACAGATTGTTTTATCGTAGGGTTTATTTCTGATTGTACTAATGCATATGCTAATGGTCATATTAGCTGTTATGCTGGTATAATTGAACGAACCATTTCTACTTTAATCAATTGTATCAAGGGAATGAATGAAGGTATATTCGGTGAATTAAATGAAATTATAGAAGGTAATATTAAATCGTGGGCTGAGTTAGATAAGGGAAAACAAGCGGTATATATAATGGCATGGAATCAATTCCTTATAGATTGGTCTAAAAAAAATAATAGTGTTCAAAATATAAAAGATATGGAACCTAGAGCTCGAAGTGACGCTGCTATGGCTGATTTTAAACGTAAAGAATACATTCCAAGCTATGTTGAAGAACATATTAAGTCTGAATTATTTGAAGGACTAAATGATATGTGGGAAGATTATGGATTTAATTCACAAGGTGGTGGGAGATATAGAAAAAAGACAAGAAAATATAGAAAGAAGTCAAAGAGAACTAGACGGCATTAAAATAGTGAGCACGAAGCGCTTCTGGATTCTGTTTCTTTGATGCATTATACGCAGATGCACCATGAATACGATGCAGTGTTAGGACCTCATCCAAATTATAGAATCTGCGCCCTTCTAAGACAAGTCTGCACCATAAATCATAATCATCTAAATAAAATCTATCAGTGAAATTAGTCAGTTCTTTTCTCATAAGAATTGACGAATTTATCATCGGATTACAGCTCTTAAAATCATCCACTGTGATTTCCCCAACTGGAATCTGTGGAGACCCGTTCATCTGACCAAAATATCTACAGTATGTCCCTATCACGTCTAAGTGAGGGTACAAATCTCTTATGTGGATTTGCTTGAGGAGCTTAGTTTCTAGCCACATGTCATCCACATCTAAGAAGGCTACCCAATCAGCCTTAGCATCTGCAACAAGAGCATTCATAACTTCTGCACCCCCTTTCACATTAGGGTAATTTATTACACGAATCTGACTACTATATGCATTCTGTTCTACGATTTTATTAGCCTGTAGATGCACATCATTTCCATCTGGACCATGACCATTCACACCTATGAGGAGGTCCCAGTCATCATATGATTGTTGGCAGACTGACGCTAACGACTCATGGAGAAACTCTATTCCGTTGTATAAGCGTATAAGAACACTCACAGAAGGGGTCATTAGATAAATTAGGAGATTCGGCTTTAGTATGCAAACATCATGGTACCTCGACCACCATAGATTCTCAAGATATTATATGTTTCAGCAAATACTCTCACTAAGAAACGTTCAACATAAACGTCTGTAGGGTCTCCAGTTTTTCCGTGAAAGCCTAGGGACAGAGATACACGTTTAATCTTATCTAGATTTGCCTCACCAAGCGGCGTTGAAAATGGATTGAGACCGTTCTGCAATCCGAGAGGCATATTATAGTAATAGCGGTTAATCCATGGTGCCTTTCTTTGCTCTGTAGATGGAAGCAACGACCTGAAGACTGCAACATTCTCAGTTGAATATCTGGTGAGCGTCTCATTATAGTTCAAGGCCAACCAGCGAATCGGCTCTGAGCCACTTCTTGAGAATCCTGGTCTGAGATTTCCATATAGCCGTGCATCTAGCCCTGATGCATCTGGCCACCAGAGTGCATAGGGCTTGTTGACACCCTTGTAGAGGTCTTTCGTCGCTAAAAAGTGTGCATTGAGTGATGGGGCCTCGTACCTCTGACAAAAGAAAAAGATATCTCGTGTTGGATTCGGTATATCCAGATAGAGTCTGGCGTAGGTTGTGCCTTGGGTATCTTGTGGATTTAAGATATAGTGTTGAACAACAGGGACCTGTATATCTGCAATACGAAATCTGTTTGCTTCGGCCTTATCTAGATAGATATATTCTACTATTAAATACGACTCCTGTATGGCCAGATTAGACGTCATATTCAGCTTAGGAAATGCTAATAAGGGATTATTAACAGGCCTATTCGGCTCAATATTGGGCATCAGATTGCCTGAAGAGTCTTCGTAATAGAAGGGCGAATTCGCCATAGGTTGAAGAGACCCACCTTCAACTGCTAGAACTGGTGTTGCTGCACGAGAATCTGTGTAATAAAGACTTGTGACTGGCTTGAAATTTACTGTCAAGCGGACTTCATCGACATTGAGTGCGTCAATTGGTAATGCGCATCCTGGATCTCCTCTACTAAACCAGAAAGGCAGATGAGTTGTCACAGTCTGATTTATGTTACTGTATCCGTATGTAGTCTGAGTAAAGCCATTGTCAGACCTACAGAGTTGGCGATTCTTCTCATTGACCTTTTCTAGGGGTGTCTGAAATTCGTCTATGACCTCCATGAGTTGTCCAGATAATGTCTCAACTAGATTACCGCCTATTGTCAGAGTAGTTGTATCTACGATGCTGTGGCCCAAGTTATTTGTCCAGCCGAAATATGGTCCCACTAAATCTGTATTGAAGACTGGCTTTTCTGGAGATATTTTATTGAGTGTAATTGTTACTGGAGTTGTTGTATTATAATATGTTCCGAAGGTGAGCCATTGAGTTCTCTGTGTTGCTGTAAAGGTCTGTGTTACATTTTGATTCTGCATATATTGTGACCCAGACCCATATATTGGATTTCTCAACCAAGATAATCGGTAATTTCCTGGAGAAGATGGTTCTGGATACACAGATAACGTGGGATCAAATGTCTGGGGATTCGTGTATGGCAGAGAGCGTTTTGTAACGACTGTAAAGATACCTAACACATCAGAATTTATAATATAGGACCATGTAATACCATCTTCTGACCTCATAATGATACCATTCGTTATTTCTTCAATTTCATCCACTGTTACAATTCCAGTTGCAATAAATATAGTTCCATTCCACGTGATTGAAAATAGATTTGCATCTGTATATGTAGAAGGGTTTATTGGATTTGACCATACTATACCATCTGTTGATGTTGATATTATTAGTTTATTGGAATCATTGTCTATCCATTGCCCAACAGCTACCCAGATATATCCATTCCATGCAACATCTCTTGCAATAGATTGAATTGAAATCATTACATTTTGTGGAGATATAGGCTGTGTCCAATTGATTCCATCAGTTGATGTAGTTATTGTTGCAGTATCTTCTCCTAAAGACCATGATCCTACAACGACCCATAGATAACCATTCCATGCAACTCCGTATCCAGTATTTTCTAGTTGTGCATCATTTTGTGCAGTTATACTTGCAATCTCTCTTATTGTCCAATCT